TTTTCTATATTAGAAAAATCTGCTATAACACAACATTTAAATTTACTTATATTTTCATGTAAAAAATTTTTTAGTAAATTAATATTTAAACTAGTAATTTCAATTAAAGTATATTTTTTTTGCCTATCTAAATTTAATTCTAATAAACTATCTAAATCACATATGTTAAATTGATAAGTATTATATTTAACTAATGGCACTATACCAGTCAACTTACCCTCTCTCTTAAAAAGTGAAATTTGTGGATAATTATTTTTTATTGAATGAACATATTCATGTGTTTGAATAACTTTAGGTGCTATACCATCTTTACGATAGAGTTTATCAACACATAAAAAATCCACATAATAAAGTCTAAATTTTGTATTATTAATTATTATATCTACAGGTCTACTTGTCATTGTACTTATTATTTTTTTTTCTGGTTCTAATTTATTATCTTTTACTGTAACATCATAATGATAATATGCGGACACAAATGTTTTACCATTATTTCCAGATAAATATGATGAAAATAAATCAACACTAGGTTGATATTTGCCAGATTTTTCTGAAAAATAATTATTATTTATTAATTTAACACATTCTTTTATTTCATTTTTAGATAAATCTTGATATTCTTTTGTTATAACATTATAAAAATTACAAAATTTATTTGGTTTTTGTAAATTCTTATTTACAATACCAATAGGATATATCCAATAAAATATATTATGATAATGAAATACAGGTTGATATATCCAAAATCCAAACTTTTTATAAAGATAAAATTTTAATAGTAAAAACAATATTAAAACAAATAAAAAAATTAGATAGTACATTTTATAAATTATCTAATTTTTTTTAAATTCAAATACAATAATTAATTTATTTTATACTTTATATTTATTTAATTTGGTTTTACTAATGTATATAAAAAGTTGTTTTCATATGATATTTCAATCATTTCATTAATTGAGCGTAAATAAAATCCTACACTTTTAGCTATATTCAAAATACTATTTTGAGATATAAAAAACATATGATGTTCATTTATTATTGTCTTGTTATTTATCTTATCATTAATTGTCTCCTTAAAAATTGCATTTTTTTTAGTTAAATACTTATTATCTAAATTTATATTTTCATCTAATATAAAATCTGACCTATAATCAAAATCTTTAAATTCTGCCTTACTTCTTGTTATTCTATCCTGTTTATCATATTTCAATTTCAATGGTTTTCCATTTGGTACAACTGGGTCAAAATGTAGAGGGTCTACCATATGAATAATTAAAAAACCACCAGGTTTTAACCAATAAAAACAGTTCTGAAAAAATTTCTTTTTATCATCAATGTAATATATAGTAAAATATAAACATGTAATATGTGTAAATTTAGCTCTATCAAATTCAAGTGTATTAATATTTTTACACAACATGTATTTATTATTAGGATAATTCTTTTTTGCTTTTTTAATCATTGATTTTGAATTATCTACACCAATCACATCTTTTGCACCTTTCAACTTAAATATATTTACATGATGCCCAGTACCACAACCAACATCTAGAATTATCGATTCTGTTTTATATTCATTTTTTATAATCTGATTAATCTCATATTCATTTTTTAAAGAATTGTATGTTATTTTATCATATATATCTGCATAATATCCATCATATACTTTACTACCAGTCTTTTTAATTATTTGTTTTCTCTCTTGATAACCTTCTTTAAATCTATCTAAATTACTTAAAATACAAATTAAAAGCAATAAGATAAAAACTATAACAAATTTTTCTAAAATAGGTATACGTTTAATTTTATTTAATATTTTTTTGGAATAATTAATCATTTATATGTATTAACATATTTTTTTTTATGTATAATTTAATTATATGCAAAATACAAAATCTATTAAAATTAATGATATTAGAACAAAAGATTACTTTAAAAATATAACATTTTCAAAATATCTAAAATCAAAAGTTAAAAAACAAATTATTGAATGCATATATAATTGTAATATAGAACCTGCATGTTATTGGTCCTCAGAATTAATATGTTCTGGACATTTTACTGATTTATGGGATTTAATACTTTTATATCTTGGAAAAAATATTCATATAGCTAATCCTAAATTATCAATTTATTTATATAAATGTTTTGAAAAATTCAAAAAAATTATTATCAGTAATTATGATGATAATGATTTAAATCTAAGAAACAATAGTGATATTCGAAAAATTTTTGCACAAATTATAGTATTATTATGTCTATCCAAAAAAAAATATTCAATTCAAAATTTAACTATTAAAAATAAAAGTGAATTTTTAATAAATAATTTAAATAATAAATTAAAAGCGCCAAGTATTGAATATGCAAACGATATATTTAATAGTGGAGACCCCAAAGAAATATTTATAGCAATAAACGAATTTCTATATAATATTAGTGAGGAAGGTAATGATTGTACACAATCAGCTTATTGGTTTGAATGGGTAATTCAATACGAAAAATTGTCAAAAAATAATATAAATAGTTGTATATGTGCACCAAGAACTTTTGCAAATGTTGATGAACGTTTTAAAAATGATGTTATATGGATATTTTGGCAATGTTTATTGCATGAATCCAAAAAAAGGGAAGAAAATTATTTTAAAATAATTAATTCATATTTAAATCTTTTTTGCATACGTTATACTAGTAGTTGTAAACAAAAACGAAAATATTTAATATATGCATGTATTTCATTTTTAACTGAAAAAATTAATTTTGATGTACCGATTATTGATAAAAAAAATATATTAGAAAATATAGTTAATAATATAGATACTATTTATTTAGATATAAAAAAAAATGAAATTATCGATAGTACTTATTTAGAAAATGGCAGCGATACTAAAAATTTAAAAATAAAAGATAATACTAGTAAAAAAAGTTTGACAAAAATAGATAAAATAAATCAACTACTTTATAATATAAAATAAAATATCATAAAATAATATTAATGAATTATTATTTATTAATATCATTTGTAATAGGATTTTATTTTATGTATATGATTAATTATTTACCTAATTTAAATAATAATACAAAACAAAAAATAATTTTATATTTAGATGATAAAAAATATCATATACACCATTGGTTAACTTTATCAATATTATTAATATTTTTTATACTCGGTAAATATTTAAAAAATAATGTGTTTTTTGAAATAATTTTAGGAATATTATTAGGCCTAATAGTAGAAGGATTGTTATTTGAAGACCGATTTTCTTTTATTGTCGAAGATTAGGATTTATACATATATCTAATGTAGGAAATACATCACCCGACATACAATTATCTGTATCTTCTACTTCTATACAACTTCTATGTCCTCTGTCTGTTCCCACATAACAATAACCTAATTGATTTCTATCTTTTTCATTAAGTATATTGTCTATTGAATCATTTGCGAGTGGTAAATTATCTAAATCATTGTTATTTTTTAAATTAATATCTTGTTCAAGAGTATCTAATATACTTTGAGCTCCGGTTGCAGTATTTGATTTAGTGTCTTCTATTGTTTTTTCTACACTATGATTAAAAAATATTAACATTGGTCTTAATTTTTTCTTTAAATAATCTCCTAATAAATCTAATGCCGCTAATACATTAACCACTACAAATATTAATAACAGAATAGCTAATATATATCTAAAAATTTTAAAAATGAGATTATTATTAACATTATCATTGGAATTGTTTAAACTATTCATTAAATTTGTATCACTATTATTTGAAATAAATGAATCTGTTATATTTTTACCTTCATCAATACCTTTAACTGTGTAAGTTTTTAATTTTTCTAAAATTGTTGTTTTTGTCTTTGTTTTTGGTAAAGAAAAATTTTTAGTATTATTTTCTATTCCTAAAAGTGTTTTATCCATTATATTATTTCATTAGAAATTAACTAAATTATAAAATCATTAATTTAGTTAAATTCAAAGAAAACTTATTGTAACCATAACTTTTGCCAAATCACCCTTCTTTCGTCAGGACGGCTATCTTTATTTAAAGAATATAGCACGGTTGTATCTAAACCAGAAAGACCACTACCATGAAACATTTGGCCAAAATCTGTAACATTCTCTACATTCCAATAAGCAAGATTTTGATTGAAAGATGTAGCATTTTGGAACATGTAACTCATATCTGTAACACTAGATACATTCCATGCACTAATATCCTCATTGAATGTTTCAGCCCGTTGGAACATCTCACGCATATCTATAACACTACTAACATTCCATGCACTAATATCACGATTGAAAACTGTAGCCCCTTCGAACATCGAACCCATATCCCGAACACTCTCTACATTCCATCCACTAATATTTTGATTGAAAGATGTAGCCCCTTCGAACATCGAACGCATATCTGTAACACTACTAACATTCCATGCACCAATATTTTTATTGAATTGGTTAGTGTTCGCGAACATGTGAGGCATATCTGTAACACTACTAACATTCCATTCACCAATATCCTGATTGAAAACTAGAGCATTATAGAACATCCCATGCATATTTGTAACAGCCCCCACATTCCATCCACCAATATCTCCATTAAATTGGTTAGCTAAAGCGAACATCTGATTCATATCTGTAACACTACTAACATCCCATTCACCAATATCCTGATTGAAAGTCGTAGCATTCAGGAATAAACTACTCATAACAGTAACATTAGATACATCCCATCTAGTAATATTTTGAATATCATAATCAGTGTATCTAAAAAGTAGATTAGACATATCCGTGATTCTTGCTGTAAAAATTTTTGTATTATTCTCATCTAAAACTTGAATTACATGAACACCATCAGCAGATACTAAGAATTGAGTTCTAAATCGTCCAATACCACCTAACTGATTAACATTAGATACATAATCTACATTATTACCAGTAACTCCTTTACCTAAAGGTGTTCTTCTTTTAAGTTCATTATTATTTAGATTTGTATTAGTATGATTACCACGACCAAATAAATAGTTACCTACTCCATTAATAGGTTCGCCAACCATCCATGCAGGCGCACCACTACGTCTAGAAATTTGTCTGTTTATAGTATTTCTTGACATGTTTAAAAATATTAATATATAATAAGATATAAATATTTTTATACTTTTGATTTTTTTTTTATTTTTTTAATAATATTAATAGTTTGACCTTCTTTACTTTGTTGGCTTTCATCAATTACTTTTTCTAATTCTGTCTCAACTTTAGTAATATTTTTTTCTTCTTCATATTTGTCAATCTTAGTAAGATTAGTTTTAATATCATTAATATCTACATTTCTTATTTTTTTAAAAATAAAATATTTATTAAGAAATGATATTTGTTTCTGTTGGGATGTCATCTTATAAGCAATACCATAATCATTTTTTTTACGGCTATCTTTTTTTATTTCAGTATTCATTAAATCAAACATATCACTGAAACTACCCACAGAACTTGAAAACCCAATTTTATTAGCTTCTTCACTAGTTAATTGTACAAATCCATAATTTTCTAATATTGATGTAAAATATGTAAAATTTACAAGATACTCTTTAAATGTTTTATTTATACTTTCTTGAAATATATTAATTGTATATCCTAAACAACTAATGTCATCTGAAAATGTATCTTTATCATATTGTTTATTTATTTCTAATAATTTATTCTTTTTTTCACGGTCCATTATGATAAAACTTTCATTTTGTTTTTTATCTGCAAGTAAATTAAATACTTTTTTACCATCAAAACAAGTTCCAATAAAGTAACCACCTAACTTCGTACATTCAGCAACATTTGTTAAAAATTCATTAAGAGTTGAGGCGTTTTCAAACATATAATGCACTGCAAACTGTATTGAACTAATATCAAATCCTTGGTTAGCTATAGCGAAAGATTTGGATACACCTCGACCTATTGTCTTTTCGTCATTAGTTCCTTCACCAAATATAGCTCGAGTTATCATTTTTCCTTGTTCACTATATTGAGCATCCAATTTTTTTATATTTTTATTAGCATCGCCCTGTATAAATAGTGCATCAGGAATTACTCTAAATCTATTTTTATAATTAATGTATCTAGCACATGCTCCATCCATTCTATTTTCAATATTATCTCTTGACAAATCTATACCAAATACAAACCTAAGCTTAGCTGATATCCATTTAGGTAAGTCACCACCTTTACCAACTGCATAATCTATAAGTATATTTCCAGCATTTGATATACTTGTAATTAATTTATTTTTAACAAACAAGTTATGAAAATCACGCATTGCTTTAGTATTGTTATCTCCAGTTTTTTTGTTATAATAAATATCATTATCATCCAATGTATCAGGTATTCCATTACCAGTTGTTAACATATCAATAGTTATGGGATTGTGTATACTATGCCAATTACTTTGTGCTACATGATAAGCATTACCAAAATTTTTAAAACCTTTTCTAAATTCATTAGTTTTATCATACCGAACTCTTAGTGGTTTCCATCTCCAATTTTCTTCTTCATTTATATCATATCTAAATTCAACGATTGTATTATCTTCAATAATTTCATTGTTTTCTGTAAACATCTTTTTGAACCCATTCTTGTCTAAAGAAATCATAATATTACAAATTCCTGCATTAGGGTCATATGGATTAGTTGGAAAGAATTGTACTGGTTTATACTTCTCTCTTAATTCTTCTTTACTAGCAAATGGATAATTATTATCTATTATATTTTGACAAGGATTAATATATCCATGTTTACTTTCATCAAATCCTACTCTAAGAATAACCGTTTTGTATTGTACAATTTGTTCTTGACTACTAGTATTTAACCCTTTTTGAAATAGATTTCCAATAAATTCTGCTCCAGTAGTAGTTTTTTTAGTTGTAATTAGAAAGTCTACAGTATTGAATTCAACTGGCTTCCATTTCAAAGAGTAATCCCAAGTTGCTTTAGTTGACTTTACTTTATCTTCTGAATTATTAATACCTACTCCTAGATTTTTTGGTGTGAAGATTAAACCATCTGTTTCATACTCATACATTCCATTTTTAATATTCTCATTAATTTTTTTACATGCCGCAAAAATACTCTGTTTCTTATTAGATTCATAAAATTTTTTTGTATCAATTCTTATCGTTGGTAAAGGGTTGCCATTTACAGATTTTGCATCTAGAGCACCAGTAAATTTATTAAGTAATGGTAATCTAAAATTAATATCTATTTCATCGCTAGTATCTATGTTTTCATTCGGTAAAAATTTAAGATTTCTCATATCTTTACCATTCAAAAAGTAAATATCAAATGCTGCATATAGATTTATAAATTGTCCTTTTTTATTATATTTTACATGTTCACCATCTAATAAACTTTTAAATAGTTTTTCGTTTTTGCTAATACTACCAGTAAATTGAACACTAAGTAATGTATTAATAAGATAAATTTTCCCTTTTTCATTAATGAAAAGCATCTTTCTCTCGCCGTCTGCTTTTTCTGTTACAGTATAATTATTTCTAATATTAACTCCTTCAAAATTATCATTAATTTCTGTAATATTAGCTATTTGTAAAGTAGATGATGAAGGACCAATAAAATCTTTGGGATTACTTATTAAATTGCTAGATGATGGTTTTCCTATAAGAGATAAGTAATCATTGATAATTATATTACCTTCACTATTAGAAATTGGATAATTACTTTCTTGTAATCCACTTAATACATATTTTGATATATTTTTTAATAACTTACTTAATGTTTCATCTGTAATATTTTCACTTTCCTGCAAATTATCTAGTTTATTATTATTAATTTCAATTTCTACTTCATATTTCTCATTTACATTGAAAATATCACTATCTCTTATTGTATTATTTGAATCATTAATAGATTTATCTGTTTCTTTTACTATACTTAAATCTATATTAACTGGATATTGTGTATGTTCCATAGTAAAACGATTAATTAATCGATAAAATTTTTTACTATCATCCCATTTACTGAACATATCCATTACATCTGGATGCTGTCTAGACATTGTAGTCTCTATGTTATATGTCACTCTAAAATTAAAATCATCAAAATTAACAATACTTGGTGGAGATTTTTCAAAAAGATTTTTTTTTATAAAATTATAACCATCTTTATTTTCATATGGTATTTTATTTGTCTTACAATAATCTTGTATATTTTTAAGTCCACTAATTTCACTTCTAATTTCATTACTAGTTATTCTTAGTAAATAGTTATTTGTATTTGTAAATGTAAAACCATGTGCTAATAAGTATTGTATAATATTATCAAAATTTATTTTACTAATTTTATTCTTTCCTTTTGTAGCAAACTTTACTTCTAACTCAGCATTAGTATTTTCTTCAAGTGTTTTTCTACTTTCTAAATATGTTTTAATTAAATTTTTTAGTAAAATATTTGATGGTTCTATTGACATTGATATATAAATATGAGAATATATTTATATATCAATTTTATATTTTATATCAAAAGAATAAATTAATATTCTCAGAAATTTTTTGATATATCTCTTTTTTATTTGATTTATTTGTAGTATCTCTAATTTGTAATTTTTTACATATTAATTCTAATTCTTCCTTTTTATAACTACTTATAGCTTTTAATGGTTTTTCAATATTTTCAATTTGAAAATAATTATCTCTATAATGTTGAATAATATGATTTTCATAATTTTCTAATAATTCATAATTATTATTTTCTTTAACTATTAGATTTATTTTACTTTCATTATCATTTATTATTTCATAATACTTATTTTTACAAACATATATTAAATTCTTATTATACAATAAACAAAGAGCTATTAAGGTTTTTAAACCTATTTTTTTTTCATTTAATAATTCATTCTCTATTGAATTTAATCCTAGTTTAATAGCTTTCAATTTTGGTTTTATATCTCTAAGTTTACTAATGGCATCTATTTTGAATTCATTTTCAAGTTTAAAACGATTCTTTAATTCATAATCAAAATTCTCATTTAAAATATTAAAAAAACAAGAAAAAAGTATATCTTCAAATAGAAAATTGCTGTTTTTTTCTTTATTAATATCTTTAACTTTATCTTTTTTATTATCACTTGGAAAATTTTCATCATTTTTATTATTAAAATCTATATTTCTCAGTTTAATTAAATTTTCATTAGTTAACATATATTTTTTAAAATCTTCTAAATTTAAATTCATAACGTAACAGTATTATAAATAAATATATCTTTATAACCTTTTGTCAATTATTTTTATCATTTATAAAAAATTCTTTTTTAATACTATTTTTTCTAGTTTCTTGTTTTTGTAATTCATTTTGTTGCTTATTAAAATAATCAATATAATTTTCTAAATTTTTTATAGTAATTTCATCTAACTTACTTAAATTTATAAATACACCATTACTATTTTCAGTATAATTAATTTCATTATTTTCATTAATCTTGTTAAAAAGTTGAAGTTGATGAGTAATATCCATTTTTTCAACAGTATCTTTAATCGTTTGTAATCTTGTAAAATTAATCATTTTCAATATAGATAAATATAAATAGATAGCTTTATATATATTTAGTTACTATTAACCAATTCACCAAGTACAGATATATATTCATCATTTAATTCAAATCTTTGTCCAATAACCCTTATTTTAATTTTTTCTTCAATATCAATATTTGAAAATTTTTTATTCAAGTAGTTATGGTCTCTTGCTAAAAATATAATTAGAGGACTTTTTTCTGTACCATTTGTTTCTATTTCTGCTTTGATACCAGCTTTTGTAATGTTCTTTGCCACACAATTAATAAACATACCTTCAACTGGAAAGCATATTAGACATTCAAAAATTACATGGAAAATTACATTAGAACCATCTAATTCTCCAGTAGAATATGATAGTATTTTTATACTATTAGTTTTTACATAACCCTCTTCTATACATTTACCTTCAATTTGTTTTTTTAAAATATCAGTGAATGTTTTTTTTAATTCTGAACCTAAATTAATAAAAGATATAGAAATTGGCTTATTAATAATTGAATTAGAATATATATTTTCTTCTTTTTTAATTTTTAAAGTAGATTTATTTTTTTGACTTTTTATAGTAGTAGTTTTTTCTGCCATACTAATATTATCTTATATTATATTTATGTTAAAAATAAATAATCAATTTTTAAACTTATTATTTCAATTTAATTAATTAAATTTCAACTTTTTCAATATTAATTACCACACTTTCAAATGGGTCAAGAAACCATCTTTTATCATTTCTATTTTCATAATCATAAATTCTAAGTAAAAATTCTTGTAGAACACATAATTGTTTTTGATTAATTCCTTTAGTATTTGAAGGATTATATTTTTCACTACCAATAACTGAATTTAATAATTTAATTGTATCACTTTTTCCAGATTGGTCACACCTAGCACCTTTGTTTCTTTTTTTATTTAATTGTTTTACTTTATAAATCATATAGTTATCTTTAAAATATGATATAAAACCCACTATATTATTCAATTTGGGTATTTTAACTGTATTTTCTTTTATTTTTGTTAATAAATCGTTATAATCTTCTGGTTTTGCTAAGTTCCACAAATTATCCTTATTTAAAATAACTAGTTCTTCTTTATTATTATTTTGTAACATTAAACCTGTTAATTTTCCAACTTTTAATAATCTTAGATCGAAATATGCAAGTATTTTTTTTTGAAAATCATCTAATTCATTATTGTATATATAGTTTAAAATATTAACTAATTCTTTAAAAATATGCATTTCTATTAAATGGCTTATAAATACATCTTCAATAATATTACTAGCAAATCCATCTTTTTCTAATTGTTTAATTATAACTGATGCATATTTGTACCAGTCATCTTCGCCTCTTACTAAAAGTACTTCACTATAAGCAGTTTTAAAATTATTATACATTTTATCCAAGATTTTTTTTCCTTCCGCGTAAAATTCTTTATCTATTTTATCTATTTTATCACCTTTATTACTTTTACTCTGATTACCAATTTTTTCATCTATAGATGGTAGTTCTTTATCTTTGATGATATATGTTATTTTATCATTTTTAAATGGTATAGGTACAGCTCTTTCATAGATTGAAATATTAGGATTAGTAATTTCAATTGGTTGAAAAAAGTAATATTCATCAATATTAATTAATTTTCCACTTCTTCCATATTTATCAATTAGCAAATGATTATCATTATTTAATAATTCATCCAATGAAGAATATATTTGCAATATTGGATATTCTCTACTTATATTAATAGATTTTATTAGTTCATTTTTTTCATAAAAATGTCTCTCTTTAAAAATAGCTGTAATTCTTTGAATAATTGCTTGATTATTATTTTCAATAAATGTTTTACCATAACTTAATTTATTAATTTCATTAATATAATCATTTGGTTTACATTTATATAGACAACTATCCATATAATCACACTGTGGAGTATATGGTTTATCACCTACTGAATAATTTATTTCTTTACGATTTGACAAAATTTGTTTTACAGTTTGATTTAAATTCTCTTTAGTAAAATTTAATTGCTCTTTATTTAATATACAGTCTATAGCAATCTCTTTCAATAAACGATTAACTATTCCAATTTTAATTGCCTTAATCTCAGCATTTCTATATATATATAAATCGGCTGATTCCTCATTTTCGTCTTCTAATTCTGTACCATGTAAAAATATTTGTACATTCCTTTTTATAAATTCAAGCTCTTTATGACTACAATTTCTTACTCCTCTACCAATAATTTGCTCAATTCTACTCAAATTATACCAAGGTTCTAATACATGAACTTGTCTAATATTTTTAAAGTCTATACCCTCAGAACCAGACTGTGAAATTAAAACAACTTTTATAATTTCACCATTTTTATTTTTATTACTAGTTAATGCTTGCATATCACTTTTTTTATAACTTTTTAATGTTAATCTAACATCTCCTACAATCATTGTGTATTTAGCTGGTATACTTTTATAACCTGGAGTATTAGTATAAGTTACAAGGTCCAAATTTTCTATAGGTTTAACTTTAAAAAGTGATGGAGTTTCACCGTATCTTGTGAATCCCATCTCTTCTAGAGCTAATGCAACTGGAATAAGTCCACCATCAAGATATTGAGAATATATTAATATAATTCCATCAGAATTAATTATATTTTTACATATATTTTCTATTTTACTACTGTACTTACCAATATTCTCTCTTGAAAAAATGCGTCCATAACTATCTAAATCCTTGTATTCAAAATCGGTCTTACTTGGGGGTGTAAATGTTTCACGAAATTTCATTATATTATTTAAACCGCTTTTACCCACAAATTCATTATTCTCGTCTTCATCTCTTTCTTCTCCATATGCTATAAGATTATCTATTACGGGATTTGGATATACAATATTTAAAGCTTCGATAGGTTTTTGAAGTTGAACATATCCCAGTGTTCCAGTTTCATCTACTTTTTCTAATTCATCTTCAAAGTTTTCATTCATTTTAATTTTATTTAAAAGTAAATTATAACCAGCTTGTTGGTATTCACTTATATTAGACATATAAAGTGATAAATGTTGTATACCTTTTTTAATCATTTTCCCATTTAATTGCATTGTTGGATAATTATTTAAATTAATATTTTTTGAATTATCAAATTCATAAGGCCAAATTCTATATGGAAAAGAATAAGGATTGTCTCCTCTAACATAAGACACATATCCAGTTAACTTTTCTTGTAATAGTTCTTTACCAATTTCTTTACCATTATCATCAACTTTTAAATTACCATTTTTATCAAAAACATCTTTAATTAATGTAATTGACCTTTTATCATTAATATTCATAATGTTCATAAGCCATATTATTTCTTTATATGTGTTATATAGTGGTGTAGCTGATAATAGTAATAATCGTAGACTATCTACATTAGAAACTAAGTTAAAAAGTTGTTGAGCAACTCTTTTATCTTTATTATCATCACTAATTCTTATATTATGTACTTCATCTATAATTATAAGTCTACCACTATAAATTTCATTTAATTTCTTTTTTAAAAATTTCTCTCTATTATTTGTGATATTACTATCAATATTACTATCTTTTATTATAGTGTTAGCAAACTCAGTATATCCATAAAATAAATAATAATTATTGATAATTTTTTGAATATCATTCACTATTTTTTCTTTACTGATATTTTTAGAATTCATTGGATTTATTTCATTTAAGAAAATATCACCAACACAATTCTTTATATTCCATATTCCATCAATTAATTCTAATTTTGATGGGTCAAATAATTGTAATTTGAAATTTTCTTGAACATTAGGTGATGCTACGACTATTATTTTTTTTAAAGTACCTATTTGTTTCATATAATTTCTCATTTCTTCAGCTACACCAATAGCTGTACAAGTTTTTCCAGAACCTAAACCATGATAAAGCAGTAAACTATTATATGGAGTCTCTATAGATAAGAAATTTTTAATAAATTGCTGATGAGCTGATAATTCAAATTTTTTATTACATATTTTTTGAGCTTCTTTTGTAACATCATAAATTTGTCCATCATACTTAGTATCATTAAATTCTTTTTTTTCGGATATTTTTAATGCAAAATTAGGGTCCTCTATATTAGGATATAGATATGGAAATTTTTTATTTAGTAAATTCCATTTATTATTTGCACTACTACCACTAGTAGTAGCATTTATAATTTGTTTTAAATTTATTTTATTTTCTTTTTTTTTTATGAATTTAACAGGAGATAACATTCTTACTTATATTTTATACATAAAATATATTAAATTTTTACATTAATTAATATTTACAAACCTTTAATTCAGATATTGTAATTAAATTTTAATAATATCATATTTTTTTAATATATTATGAACTCGATTTAATATGTCTTTCTTTTCTAAATTATATGGTCTAATAATATTTAAACATTCTTCTATAGTAAACCAACCCAACTTACTTACTTCACTTTTTTGATAACTTTTAATGGGTTCAATATTGTTAGGTAGATAGGCTAAATAGTATTTATGTTTATAAGATTTATAATTTGAACCTGTGAAAATTTCCTCAATTGGAAGAATATTTTGAATTAATTGTAAAGAATTTTTATCATAACCAGTTTCTTCTTCAAACTCTCTAAGAGCACAAGCTAAGTCTTTTTCTTGATAATTCCTTCTTCCTTTAGCGAAACCCCATTCAGGTGTTTCCCAAAAAGTATTAGAGTTTTCAATTAAAGATTTAAGATTAAATGGTTTATTAGATTGTATGATACCATTTTTAATTAATTCAAATTTTTCAGAAGAAATTTTTTCTTCACTTCTATATTGTAAACCAACATAGTCACCCCATAATTCATTCCATAATTCTAAGAAAGTATTGTTTAATAGTTTACTTTTTTCATGATTAGTCATTTCACTAATTATATTTTCAATGTATCTTTTGTTAGTTGTAGGATATTTACCTCTCATAAAATCTACATATCCTAAACTATCTTTACGTCTAATCATAAGATATTTTAAGTTATTATCTTCATCATTATTAAAAACTATTATACCAATACTTGTAATAGGATTTTTACATTGATGAAATAAATGTCCAATTTTTCCACAATTATTACAAAATTGACTCATCGATATATGTTTTTAGTAATAACTTTTTATATCAATATTATTAATATGGTATTACATCCAGAAGTTTGGGGACCTAAATATTGGTTTGTTCTTATCACTATATCTTTAAACTATCCTCTATATCCAAATGAAGTAGTTAAAAAAAAATATTATGACTTGATACAAAATATTCCACTTTTAATACCAGTTAAAGATATCTCAAGTTCATTCACTAAATTATTGGATGATTTTCCAGTAACTCCTTATTTAGATTCTAGAGAATCATTTATAAAATGGGTTCATTTTATACATAATAAAATGAATATATTAAATAATAAACCAGAGTTAACATTAGATGAAGCTTTAGAAAAATATTATGAAAATTATAAAAATCAACACCAAAAACTAGAAACTAAAAGAATTACTAGAGAGAAAATAGCATATACGTTATTATTAATATCATTAATATCTATCACCGTTTATACATATAAAAAATAGAGTACATGAAAAATTATATTAGTTTCATAAAAATAAATCTATACTATATATAACTTGTTAAAATGAATAAAAGAAAAAGTAAAAAAGCTGGAAAAGCAATTGATGCTGGTGGGTTTGGTTGTGTTTTTAGACCACAAATAAGATGTAAGCAAAGTAAAAAAAGAAAAAGAAGTAAAGTAGATGGTATATCTAAATTAATGTCAAAGGATGAAAGTGCTAATGAGTGGAGAGAACTAAAAAATATTAAAAAAATAGTTACTAAGATACCTAATTATAAAAATTACTTTTTATTAAATAATATTGAAATATGTACTCCAGATATATTGGATAAAGAAGACTTAGTAAATATAGAAAAATGCAGAAGTGGTTTTCAAAACATGAATATAAATATAGATGAAATAAATAAAAATTTAGATAAATTTAAAATAATAAATATGCCTTATGGTGGAGAAAATTTAGTTAATGTAATATCAAGTGGTGATATAGATTTTAATATACTTAATATCTTATTAATTGAATTATTAAGTAATGCTATAGTTCCAATGAATAAGTTAGCATTTTATCATTGTGATATTAAAGGTCAAAATATTCTTTATAAAGATAATAATTTGAGACTAATAGATTGGGGTATATCAACATATCTAAATTCATTACCAATAAATAATATTCCTGAGTCACTTTCAAATTATACAATACAATTTAATGCTCCTTTTTCAAGAATAATATTTAATAGATATTTTGATGAATTTGTATTTGAATATTTATCTGCACATCCTGAAATAAATTTAAATAGTAATAAATTAAATTTAGAACTTGAATTAATGATGTTATCATTTTATAATGAATATGTAAGATTAAGAAATGCCAGAGGACATGAAGAATTTATAAATAAATATTTGATACCTGATTTATTTAAGTTAAATAATATAGAAGCTCCAAAGGATTTAAACTATACAGCTATACTGTTTTCACAATATTTAATAAATATTCTAAAAAAATATACAGATTTTAAAAGTAAAAAAGTAGATAAATTAGGATATTTAAATGATATTTATTTAAAAAATCTAGATATTTGGGGATTTATATTTGTTTATTTAGAATTTATATTAAATTCTCAAGTCAAAAAAGAAATAAAAATAAAAATAGCTAATTTAATAATTAAATATTGTTATAGTATAGATTATTCTGATAAACCTATACCAATTGATGATTTAAGTAGTGATTTGAAAAATTTAAATAAAATAAGAGGTAATAACACAAATGTTGTTAATTTAAAAAAAATGTTTTCATTAGACTAGACGATAAATAAATCTAATATATTATATATGAGATTAGATTTATTAATTATTTTAATAACAGGTTTTCTTGTAGCCAATGCATATAATGATGGTAAATATATTCAAATGATAAAATCATGGAAAAAATACTATCAAATAGGATTTTATTTATTTTTAGGTATTTCTCTCTATGTATTTATAAAAAAAAATCCAATGGAAGGATATAATCTTTTCAAACATGCACATCGAGCAGTTAAATATATGCCAATTGATAAAGACAGTAAAGATATAATTAGTCCATTTTTAGATATATCTTCTCAATTTTCACGTAGAAATGAAGATACTCCACAATTTCAAAGAATGATGAATAGTGGAAGTAACAATGGAAATTATGGTGGAAATAGAGGAACTACAACTAAGAGATGTGTAAGTGAAACCAAGAAAAAATTTGTAGCTTCCAATCAGAATTGGATGTGTGCAGATTGTCAACAAAAATTACCAGCATGGTTTGAGGTAGACCATAAAGTTCGTTTAGAATATGGTGGAGATAATAATATAAATAATCTGGTAGCTCTATGTAGAGATTGTCATGGGAAAAAAACTGCATTAGAAAATATGGGTTAGCATTAATTAAAATCTTAAATCTGTAATTAAAATTTTTGTAATTTTTCATATTCTTTAGAGAAAAATATTATGTTATTTTATAAAGAATTATGGAAAGTTCTGGTTTAGACATAGAATCTCAGGAAGCTCTTGTTACTACAAAAATGAATGCGTTAAGAAAAAAAATCAATGCAGATTCATGGAGTGACAACATTGAAAATTTAATGAAAGATTGGGGAGAAAAAGCCGCAGGATTAAGATATATGCATGGCGTATCAGGTGGTGGATGGAAAGCTCTTTCAAATAAATTAACAATATATGGTATAGTTGTAACCACTGTTGCATCAACAATGTCTTTAGTTACAGCCAATGTTGATGATGAAAACACACAAACAGCATTAATGTACACGGCTGGTGGTATTGGATTAGTATCTAGTTTAATTCAATCATTTAAGAAATTCTATGATGCCGATGAAAAGGCGGCAGACCACAATTCAATTTCCAAACAATTTGGTTCATACTACAGATATATGACTTTACAATTAGGAATGTCAAGAGAAGACAGAGATCCAGCAGATGTATTATCAGCATGGGCACTTAAAGAATTTGAGCGATTACAGATGGAGGCACCTCCTCTCTCTGGAAATTCAATTACATTATTTAAAGATAAATTCAAAAATAGTGGTCAGGCAGTACCAGATGTAGCAGAAGATGAATTTATAATTTTTGTTAATAAACCTAGAGAAGAATCTGTAAAAGAAGAAAATGTTAAATTATCAATAGAGTAAATAAAATATTATGTTATAGTAATATGATTGAAAAAGGTAGTTCAATGAAGTATAGAAATTCCTTGATATTATTTATAGTATATATTATTAGTTTATTGGTTATAATATATTTTGACCCATTAAATATTGTTACTAACTAATTACAATAACATTTATATTTTAATCCTTACAATTTAGTTGGGAAATATACAGATTTATATACTATTATAATTGGATTATTAGGTGTGAATTTATCGAGACTCAGATAGCTGATAGTGATGTAAAATTAAATGATAAGAATAATGGACGTGATTTTCTTTTGAAATTAATATTTTATATATTTTGGAGTTTTCATGTATTTTAAATTTATATTGGTTTATAGCTTAGTTTTTAATATTTTCAAATTTTTCATATGACATATATGTATACAAGATTTTTAAATATAGTTTATAATAATTGGAGCATCTAGCGATATTGAGTTATCAATTATTTGGTAAAATAATTGACCCAGATACAAGCATGTATCAGGTTACTAATTATTCGAATTATTAAAAAATTATAATATTTTCTATTCCTTGTCTATTTATAGATTTAATAGAATTATATTAAAACATCAATTAAAAATAACTAGAAAAACCGTATGGATAATATTAGCAATAGAAATAATTGTAATAATTATTAAGATTCTTGATTACCATATCTTATATACATTATATAGAAAGTATAATATGTAAATCCATTGATAATTATGACTAATAATAGAAGAAGGACCAATATATTTAAATAAAGAAACAAACAGTAGGTGTATTTCAAGAAGATAGAAATAAAATAGATTCAAAATAAAAATTTTAATTATAGATTTGCTGTGTCATGTAAAAATATGGATAAATCCTCAACCGCCATCTACAAGTGAATGCATATAGTAAACAAAACTAATCTTATTAAATTGTGGAGATGTAATAGAAATAGTTATCATTATAAAAATAAAATATCAGGTTTATGCTGCAACAACAAATGGAGTAAATTCGATTAAGAATCCAAATAAATTAGTAAAAATTATATGAAGACGAAAAGAGTTTTTATATCAAAGATGGAACACTATAGTAGTAAATTATTATGGAGGAACATTTAGATATATTTATAAATAATAAACTTGATAGTTATCTACGAATTAACATAACACCTATATTTTTTTGCTAAATTCAATAATAGTTTGTGGTAGTCACAAAATTGGAATTACATGGCGGGAATTAAAGCACTTAAATTTACTATAATGATCCGTTACGTACACAAACTGGATATTGCATATATCTATAATACATAAAATAATTTAGGCATTAACTAATTCAGAAATATAATAAATTTCTTATTATATATATATATTATGAAGCTCAATAATAAGAAATATACTATTAGGAATTGCACTAATTGTCGTATTATATTTGATATAATTATACATTTTCTTTAGAGGTAATAAATTCACATTTATCAGGATATGAATCCAGGAAATAAGGATTAGTAAAGATAAGTGCTTCAGCTAAAATATTAGCAACTAATGCAAACAGTAATAACTTCATGCATATTCTATATGGTTTTACGTAAGCTGATTGGCAATACAGACTTAACACAAGCAAAAGACTTTAATTAAAAGAACGATCTCAATGCTGGTAAGTTCATATTTAAATCCTCACATTTCATTAGCATGGCTCCATACGAGAATGATATTAAATATTAATAGTTCTGCAAATCAACCTGGTGGTAAAAGTGCGTGCGATGCAACTGATTGTACAGTCCGCAATTTTCCAATGCAAAGATGGGTACACATGTTAATTGGTAAGTTTGAATGGATAGAACACTTAGATGTCTACTCTGGATGGTAAATTAGTAAGAACATGTATTTTATCAGGAGTAGCTAAACCTATAGGAGAAAGTGATGTCCTTATAACTCCAAATGGAGGATTTTCTGGATGGACATCTAGATTTAGAACTTGGTCTAAACCTCTCAATCCACAAGAAGTTTTTAATGTATATAGAGAGGGTCCTGGTTCAACTGGAAGTGGATTAAGTTTCTTAGATAGATATAAATTAAGAATATCATACTATGTTGATAACGTTGAACAAGGAAGTTTTTCATTTTAGATTTAGCATAATTATTTCTTATATTTATATTTCTTATATATATATAAGAATGAGTACATTATATGGAAAAGTTTCAGATGGAGCTGAAAATTTTAATCCTTTTGGTAGTAGTAATTATTTTAAAAGTAGCGGTGAATTTTTAAGATCTAATAGTATATTTGCTAAAATAGCTTTTTTAATATTAGTGATATTTCTATTTGTTGTATTTTTTACGTTTAGGAATATTTATACTTTCATTTTTGTTTAGTTTTACTTCCAATCCTATTTTAATTGATGGAATGGTAAATGGTGATGAATTAATCATCAAAAAACAAAATCCTAATTTAAAAAATGCAATTCCTATTATTAGATCTAGTGATGAAAGAGATGGTTTAGAGTTTACCTGGTCGACTTGGTTATGGATAAAAAATCCTAGTGGTAATAGTGCTGCTTACAATCCAACCATGTATCATCATGTTTTTAGTAAAGGTAATGATAATATAGATAGTACTGGAATAGTAAAACCAAGTAATGCGCCAGGGTTATACATATCACCTGATTATAGAGAATTAGTAGTTGTTATGAATACTTTTGATAATATGAGAGAGAAAATAATAATTGGTAATATTCCAATACAAAAATGGGTAAATGTTATTATCAGAGCTAATCAGCGGCAATTAGATGTATTTTATTATAAATGGAACAATGACTAGAAGTAAGAGATTAACTAGTATTCCAAGACAAAATTATGATAATGTATATGTTGGATTAAACGGTGGATTTTCAGGAAATCTTTCATCTTTAAGATATTTTTCACGAGCGATTGGAACTTTAGAAATACAAGAATTAATAAATAAAGGACCAAATTTAACCCCAATAAGTGATTCTTACATTAAATCTGTGCCTTACTATTTATCTTTTAGATGGTTTTTTCCACAGCAAATATCTGTTAACTAGATATTTATAAAATTTGAATAAGTTTTTAAATTTTATAAATTATATAAATTATATAAATTATATAAATTATATAAGATAAATATGTCATCAAATAACAATGGTTTGACATTTAATGAAATATTTAATAACGCAGTGAGAAATAGTAGAGTAAATCCTAGTGATGAAACTAATAAAAATAAACGTGATAAATGTAGAACTATAGCTATGCCTCAAATTCCTAAAACAGGTCAACGGGCCATTCCTGCGAACTGTCCTCAAATCAAGCCTATTCCAAGAGGACCAATATTTACAGAATGTAAAAAAAAAATTGTATTTAATAGAAGAAATAATAGTCAAAATAATAATATAAATTCAGAAACCAAGGTTGAACAATTATGTTAGATTAGCACGAGGGTTTAGTAGAGGAGGATACCGTCGCTCTACAAATGCTAGTCAAAATCTTGAGATTACCAATTCTAATACAAAAAATTAAGGCCTGAAATTACAAATAGTAATTTACTTACTTTTATTCCACCAATGCTTTACCCCGAACCAGAACCTGAACCAGAACCTGAACCAGAGCCTGAACCAGAGCCTGAACCAGAGCCTGAACCAGAGCCTGAACCAGAGCCTGAACCAGAGCCTGAACCAGAGCCTGAGCCAGTCCCTCGATCCGAGCAGAACCTGAACCTTATCCAGAACCTGAACCAGAACCAGAACCTGAAGCAGAGCCTGAACAGAACCTGAACCCGAAGCTGAACCTGAACCTGAGCCCGAACCTGAACCTGAAATCGACGACTCTTCCATTATATCACTTAATTCTTATAGTGATTATAATGATATATCCATTAATAATCATTTTAATAGCGAGTAAATATATTAATAATTCTACTTTTACAAATGTGACATTTAGAGATTGTGTTTTTATAAATACTAACTTTAATGATTGTAATTTTATTGATACACAATTTATTGGTACTACTTTTGTTAATACACATTTTACACCATTATTAGGTGTATATGTAACAGTTATTATTTTTAAAGAATATGGTAATAATACTTTACAAACTTCCGATTCTATACAATTAGTAAATTCATATAATCCAATAGACATAAGTTTAACGCGCCATCTTCATTTTACACGATTTACAATAACAGAAGAAGATGTTAAAAAAATAAAAGAAAAATTAAACATAGACAGTATTGTTGAAGTTAATTTTAATGTATTAACCTTCGAGAATAACTATAATACTATAAAGAGAAATGAAGATTATACTATAGTTAAAAAAATGGATATTTTAGAGAAAGACCCAGAAAATGTAGATAATACGCTTTCATCAAATAAGCATATCTATGAAACAAACAAAACATTATTTCGAGATTTAGATAAAATTCCTAAATTTATATTTTATAAACTTATACCCGAAAATTTATCAAATTTATCATTAACAATATTTGACAACAATAATACGTCTGATTATAACAATAAAACATTTAATAAATGTTTAATACCTAACCAAAATATTAATAACTCAAGTTTTACCATGTCAGTATTTAAAGATTGTTTATTTCATAATTTAACGTTTACTGAATGTGACTTTAGATTTACAATATTTGTAGGTTGTACTTTTATTAATACACATTTTACATCATTAATAAACTCATATTTGTTAAATATTATTAAAAGAACACATGGTAATAATACTTTGCCGGAAGAACTACCATTAAATAATGGTACTAAAATTGGTGTTTCTGAAATAGAATTTGAGTGGCTAGGCAACGATGGCTCTATTAAGAACGACAGAAGGCCAGAATGGTTGGGGTCGGGGTCGTGGTTCGGGTTCGCGTTGGAGCCTAGTCTTCAAAGGATTCCTATTAAGATGCCCAGATTCAGAATACAGTATCCCAATAAATTTGTTATAGATACCGAACAATTTTCATCGTTGTTTTTGGATGTCTTAGGTTTAAATCAAATATCTGAGTTGAATAAATGGTCATTCGATTGGCAGGTAATTCCTTTCGGCGCAAATAATTCCTGGTGGCCGCTGCAGCCACCTGTCCCATCTAGAATAACAAGTGAGGCTGGTGTGTTATATACTTTTACGACTGAGTCAACTCTAACAACAGAACCAGAACCTGAAGCAGAACCTGAGACAGAACCTGAACCAGAAGCTGAACCTACAACCTCTTTGGTGTTTCACCCTGATATGAGTGATGAATGGTTTAAAATTGAGAATATAAGGCAGCGCGGAGGCGTTAACAACTGGAGATCGCTCTGGTATAGTAGTGGTACTATTACAGTTTATCCTCCTATGATTGAGTTTCTTACAAATTTTAAATCTAATTAATAACCATTTGAATCATATAAATTCTGCTTTTATTAAAATTCACTTTATATGAATACAATTATAATAATAATCTTAATCAGAACAAATACCATTATTGATATGTTCATTTTAAATAAAACAAAACCCTAATCGCTTTATACATTTTAGAAGATTTTTGTATATATATATTGAATCTACATTTAATGGTCATAATATTTTAGGTATATTTCAAGTTAAAAATAATAATAATTTTTTATTACGATTTAAAATTGCTTTAGACACAGAAAACTAGACGCAAATAGTTTAGTGGTAGTCCTCTTTCTGGAATTGTCGCCTCATCGCGACTATATTATTTAGATCAACATACTCTCCCTAGTGACAGGAGGAATGTTTGGATTAATTTAAATTGGCCAGTGTGAAGATAAAAGAATCGTGGTATCATGGAATAACAATTTTGAGTAACCTCAATAGATAAATTGTCAAATAATTGAATAAATATAAAATTATAAAATAATCTAAATATAATAGTAAACACTATATTAGTATTATATTATGAGTTATTATCTTTTATCATCTATAAAAAGTAAAATAAATATAAATAATATAAATATTACATTTGGAAATAATGATATTATCATATCTAAATCACTTAACAATTATATAAATTTAATGAAACAACAAATTGATAACTACATGGCAAATTGGGACATATATAAAAAATATACAAATCCATATGAATATATACATTCTAATATACCTGATACTAAAGTATCTATTTGTAAATATAAACCTATTTCAAGGTCATTTTACAAAATGATAGAAATATGTAATGTTTTACACGTTCTTGATAATTTAAAAAATGATATAAAAACATTTCATTTGGCAGAAGGACCTGGTGGTTTCATAGAGGCTATTGATATGTTAAGAAATAATAAAAATGATTTTTATTATGGAATGACATTAATAGATGATAATAGTGATTATGTTCCTGGCTGGAACAAAAGCGATGCTTTGCTTAAAAAAAATAGTAATATAATAATTGAAAAAGGTCAAGATGGTACAGGAAATCTTTTTAATTATAATAATTTATTACATTGTTATAATAAATATAAATCATCAATGGATATAATAACTGGTGATGGTGGGTTTGATTTTTCTATTGATTTTTGTAATCAAGAAATAATAGCTAGTAAGCTAATTTTTACTCAAATGATTTATGCAATTATTTTACAGAAAAAGGGCGGTACATTTATTCTTAAAATATTTGATATTTTTACACAAGCAACTATTGATATACTCTATATACTATCTATATTTTATAATAAAGTTTATATAATTAAACCTAATACAAGTAGATATGCTAATTCTGAAAGGTATATTGTTTGTAAATTTTTTAAAGGTGGTATTGATGAATCTTTTTTAAAAAATCTATCTTATATTTTTCAACAATTAAATACAGAAAAAAATATATGTAGATTTTTAAATATAGAGGTTCCTTATATTTTAACTAATAAAATTGAAGAAATTAATGCTATAATTGGACAACAACAACTAGAAAATATTTTATTAACTTTAAATATACTTGATAATAATAAAAGTGATAAATTAGAATTTCTTAAAAAAAATAATATACAAAAGTGTATTCAATGGTGTAGTAAGAATAAGTTAGCTTATATTAAAAATTTACATAGTCTGAATATATTCCTAACGAATAATCCGTAATCATTTATCTGTTTACAAATTAAAATATTTAAAAAGATTTAAAAATTAGCTAATTTATAATTCTATATATAACTATGTATAGAATTATACCTCTACGAATGCTTAGAAGAACTAAAGGTGTAAAATTTGATGAAATGGTACCATCTGATATTCCAAAAATTCACGGCATAGACCGAGTAATTCACGGTCCAAATTCTGTATCACCAGGACCAATTGAAGATGCTCCTGTTCCAGTAAAAAGACCATGGTATATGCATCCAGGTCAGGATGATAATCTTCTTGTTTTACAAGGCACAAGATATGTTGATATTTTTGACCCAGCTTCAAAAATTAAAACTTCATTTATTGTAACCCCTGAAAAAGTTTATAAAAATGATAAATTATATTTTGATGGCCCAGCAATGGTTGTTTGGCCTGCCGGTATTTTCCACAGAATTATCAGTGGCATTGAGGGTAGCATAAGTGTTAACTTTGCTACTCGTACCAGCAAATTTGATTTACGCGATAATTTTAATATTTATAATCTCTGTACAAATACTGGAGATTATCATATTCTAAAAGATGGATTTGAAGACCAACCAGACCTTACTTACAAATATCCTAATGATGAAATTAAATCTCTTTTCAAAGAGACATAATTACATATGATTAGACATAATTTATTGAACTATTTTTACATTCTATAATTGTTGAAATAGTTGGACCATATACTCCCTGTGCAGTTAGCAAACCAGCTATACAACCAACAACTACACATGTTATTACCCAACCAAATATAGTTTTTCTTAAAATATAAAAATTAATTCCTTCTATCTTTTTAAATAGTGATTTATTCTCTAAAATACCAACACCAATTGTTGACCCTACTTGACAGTGAGTAGTTGATAATGGTATTTTTAGTCTACTACCACTAATAATTACAAGCGCTGAACCTAATTCAATACAAGTTCCTCTACTAGGTGTTATCTTACATAATTTTGTTCCAATTGCATATATAATCTTTTTACCATAAACTAAAAGCCCTATCGCTATTCCAACTCCTCCAATTCCTAATATCCAATACGCATCATCTCCCATATCTACCTTTTTCTTTATATTTCCATTCTCTCTATGAATTAAATAAATAGCTGCAAATGGACCAACAGCATTTGCTACATCATTGGTGCCGTGACTAAATGCATCACACATAGCAGTAAATACTTGTAAATATTTGAATACCTCCTCAGTTTTCGCATCAAACTTCTCAGCATTATCATGTAAATCACTAACAATGTTCAATTGTTTTGCGCTTCTAATATTTAATTCACTTTGCATATCAGACACAGTCGTCGTAGTAATACTATTGCTATTAAATTTCCTATTAACACGTTTCCTGATTTGCGGTAATAATGGAACTGTTATTAAGCTACCAACTATACCTACTCCTAATGAGATTAAAGTTGCCGTTCCTAGGTCCACATTTTTGACAATACCTTTAGCACCCTTATAAATAATAAAAAAGCTATTAATTGTTAGTGTAGACCCTACTAAAACGGGGTATAAATACTCTAGTCTTTTACTTTCATATGAATGTCTTAAAACCATACTTCTCGAAATACCAAATATAAATGAAGAAATTAACGCAGAAAAAATTGGTGATAAAAACCAAGATAACACTATACCACCTACACCTCCAACGTAGGGAAATGTCTCTGTTTGTTTATACCAGATTACACAATCAGTCCCTGCTAGTGCAATTGTCATTCCAATCATTCCACCTACACATGAATGAGTTGTTGACACCGGCATTTCTAGATAACTAGCAATAAATAACCAAGATGCTACGCCTACTATTACCCACATACATCCATACATTAATACTTCTGGTTCATGTTCAAAACATTTATAATCCGCTATACCTTTTCTTATAGTATCAGTTACATGACTTCCCATTAATATTGCACCACCACTTTCGAAAATTACAGCTAGTCCTGCAGCTTGTTTAATAGTTAAAGCACCTGAACCAACTGATGTAGCAAATGCATTAGCTGCATCATTTGAACCAATACCCATTGATGCTATAAACGATAAAACACCACCAGAAATTACTATCCATATAAACATTATTAATGTATATTTATCACTGTATCTTTTTAAACAAATTTTTAAATTTTTTAAATTGAATAAATATTTAAAATAGATGCAAATACTAGCCAACCTGCTAATGGTAACAATAGTAGTGACTCAAGATATTTAAATTTATATGTTGCTAGAAAAACAGTCAATACAAATGCTGATACAATATCTATTAATCCATATACTTTATTAATATCATATAGTATATACCAAATTGCTAAAACAACCGATAGTAATGAAAAACCAATATTAAAAATATAACCACTATATCTACGAAGAAACCATGATATGCCAACAAGAAAAAGTAATATTGGCCAAACAATTGCAAAAACATAACCAGGCGGTCTAAATGGGACATCTTTTCCTATATCTTGTTTAAATGGAAAAATTACAGTCGGTAAATAAACAGCTAACATCGGTAAAAAAATAACACCATAACTCAAACATTTAAATCTTTTTCCTTTTGAATTTTCATTATCATTTAAATTATTAATGCTAGACGATAATGGTATCTCTAATTCACTATCTCTTCTTGTTGATGTCATATTTAAAGTAATATATTAAAATATATTAAAATATATTTATTACTTTAAATTATTTTAGTTTATTGATTTACGTTTCTTTTTTTCTTCTGGTTCAAGTTTAACTATTACAGGTAACATACCTGAAGCATCTTTTGCACATTTATCATTATATTCAAAAATACGACCAATAAATCCATGTTGTAATTTAGAAGCCGGTTCTTTTTTTAAACGTTCATGTAATTCCATCAAAAACATCTTTTAAAATTATATAATTTATACTGTTTAAGCAACTTTTAATATTTATTTTCTTCTTTATTAAAATAATGTTTTAACAATATCAATCACAATATCAATATCATCCCCTTTATCTGGATTAAATTCCACTAAATCCATACTAATTAATTTACCACTTTTTTTAACTTTTTCAAAAATATTTTTAATTTGCTCCACACTTTTTCCACCATTTACTGGAGTATTTACCGATTTAATCACTGATGGGTCTAAACAATCAATATCAAAACTTACATGTATCTTATCAAACATTTTTAACCATTCATCTAATTCTAAATCACTATCAACAATTTTCATATTATGTTCTTGAAATCTATCAAATTCTAGTGAATCTATATCTCTTACACCAAAATAAGCAAATTGCATTGGGTCTAATGGTGGACCATTAGCAAGTATTGGTAATGTATGACCACATAACACAGCTACTGGCATTCCATGTAAATTTTTACTTATAGATGATTGCATTGTATTAAAATCTGCATGAGCATCACACCATAATACACCCAAAATATCTGAATTCATTTTAGTAAATTCATTTGAAGCTTGCACACTTGATATAGCCACAGTATGGTCTCCACCGATTGTTAACGGAAATTTATTAGAGTTTAATGTATCCCACGCAGTTAAAAATCCATCTCCAAAAAGTGTGACCAGATGTTGATTTACATCTATGAAATATTTATTATCTATATTTAGAAAGTCTAGTTTTTCAATTATTTTATCTGGTGCCTTTTGAGAACCTTTAATGTTTGCACCATTATCAAATGGAATACTAATTGTGTTAACTAGTAGACCTAAAAGTAAATTATTAAAGAACAACATTTATAAATTGTAATAACTTTTAAAGTTTAAATCAATTTTAAAATTTAAAAAAATTATAATGCAACAGTATAATAAAAATGAATTTTAAAGAATGTTTTATAAGTAAAAATGGTATTTCATGTATATCATCAAACCAATTTAAAATATTTAATAAAATACTTATTAATGATTATATTATTGGATATATAACTATTAGATGCTTTGAACTTATTTTTAATGATTTTATAGCAAATAAAAACTTTATTAATAATTTAGATACAACAATATTGACTCTAGAATAAATCAATTATGGCTCTCTGTTGCTCCAATTAATCTATTTATTGGTAATTTAACTTTAGTAATATTCTCTCTTGCATTTTGCAAAACATTATTAATATTATTCATATTATTCATATTACTATTTTTGTTTTTTTCAAAATCTTCACACTCTTTATTGACAAACTCATCTACATTAATAATTTTCTCTTTTAATCTTTCAAATTCATTCTTATTATTAGATTCAATCATGTTTTCTCCATCTGGAAAGTTAATATTTATTTTTTCTAAATCATGTAAAATATTATCTTTTACATATATATTTTTCTTTATTTCTCTCTCTATATCTTTATTATTAATTATCTCTTGAAATATCTCTCTCTCTTCCTTATAATTTTTATTTTCTATTTTCTTCTTCATATGCTGTAATAAAAATCTTTCAGGTCCTAAATTATCTATTACTCTATTCATTATTGTTTGATTTTCATTTATTAAAGTCTTCTTTATGTATCTTGATAACTTTTCTGAACCACCATAAATCTCACCATAATAATCTACCGATAAACATAAATATATATTACTGAAAATATCAGCCATATCACCTGATAACATCTGTTCTGACTTTAATGCTCCACCTTTTAATGCTACAAAATTTGTTAAATTAGCAAAATTTACTATATGCTGACTTAACTCATTACCAAATCTTAATGACTTAAAATATAAACCAACTGAGTGTGATAGTAAATTATTAAACTCTTTAGAAAAATCATCAACATTATCTTTTAAAACACTTTCTAAAACTGGAAAAATAAATGGATGACTTTTATTTAAACCTTGACCAAATACAATTAATGACCTTGTTAATGTATTAGAACCTTCTACTGTAATTCCTATTGGTGCTGCTTTATAAAATTTTTCTAAAAAATTACTATACCCTAAGCATATTGAACCTCCTGCATGAATATCCATAGCCTCATTTAAAACAATACGTCCTCTCTCTGTACATTGTTGTTTCATAATAGCACTTAATACTGCTGGAGAATTACCATGGTCTAAAATATCATTAGTTAGTTTTACTGATGACTGAATTATCCATGTATTCATAACAATCTTATTTACCTTTTCTTGAATAGCTTCCATTTTAGAAAGAGGCAAATTAAATTGCTTTCTTACTTTTATATAATTTAAAATACCAAATGCAGCAACTTTACTACTTGCATTTGCTGTAGCTGGTAAACTTATCCCTCTACCAGCTGATAAACATTCCATTAACATTTTCCAACCATTGCCTATATTCTCTTTACCACCTATTACATCCTCTACACTTATTTTAAATTCACCTTTTATAGTTCCATTTGGAAAACCTACATCCAATGGATTATGGTGTGTATCTTGAATTAATCCCTCATGTCCTCTCTCTATTAATGCTACTGTAATACCTGATTTACCTAATAAGTTATTAGGGTCTTTCAAATTAAATGCTATTCCCATAAGATTAGCTACTGGAGCTAGCGTTATGTATCTTTTATTTAGTTTTACTCTAATTTTGATTTTTCCATTTTCTTCAATTACCTCTCCTTCATCTATTTGACCTGTAGCATCCGAACCATTATTTGGTCCTGTTAAACCAAAACATGGCACATATTCACCATTCGCTAACCCTTTTAAATATTTATCTTTTTGTTTATCTGTGCCATAATGGGTTAAAAGTTCTCCTGGACCTAAAGAATTTGGAACCATAGTTATAACTCCTAGTGCTGGCTCTACACTTGCTATTTTTGTTAATGTATCTGATAACTCATTTACTGATAGCTTAATACCATCATGTTTTTCATCAATTAAAAAACTGAAGAACTTATTTTTTGCTAAATAATCTATCCAATAATTGTTATTATTATTCGGATAAATTTTTGAATTATCAAAACTTACTAATAAATCATTTAGTTTTTTTTCTGGAAACTTCTTTTCATATTCAAAGTTTTTAGGAAATTTAATACTTCCTTGTAATATTTGTCTATCAACTGATGTATTACCACTGCGTAATGCAATTAATTCTGTGGGTGAAATTTTTGGTATTTTACTCTTTACTATTCTAAAAATTGCTCTATACATAAATAAAATATATCAACATTTTTTAAATATATTTTATTTTTTTATATAATAATGATTAGAATTTTTACAAGAAAATATAGTAAAACCCTAATAGATTATTTTGAAACACCTAAAAATATTGGTTCTCTAGATAAAAAGCTAAAAAATGTAAGAAATGGTATAGTTGGTGCACCAGCATGTGGTGATGTAATGAAATTACAAATACAAGTAGATAACAATATTATAAAAAAGCTGTATTTAAAACTTTTGGTTGTGGTTCAGCTATAGCTAGTTCATCGTATGCTACCGAGTCTTTAAAAAATTTAACACTTGATGAGGCTTTACTAATTTCTAATAAAGATATTTCTAAATATTTAAAATTGCCACCTGTTAAACTTCATTGTTCAATGCTTGCTGAAGACGCTATAAAGATTGCTGTAAAAGATTATAAAAATAAAAATAGACCAACCAATTAATCTATCACTAATGAATAGATTAATTTGTATTATGAACAATCCAAACAACTATTCCTATTAAAAAACTACCAAAATTATCTAAAGTTTGTAATCCTTGAACCGCATAATCAGCAATCCATGGAAAATCATTAACATAACTCCATTTTACTATTTCTGCAACTTTTTCGCTTACTCTTGTAGCAACATTATAATCTACTTGTGCTAATTGATTCATTGCAATTATAGTAATTGGTCTGGGTATGTTGACAATAAATGTCATATTTAACTATAATTTACAATATTTACATATATTTATCTTTTATTATTTATAATATAATAAAAATTAAAGTATTATAAAGTTTATTATCTTATATTAACTATTAAATAATTATCATGAATATAAATAAAAATATTAAAGAAAAATTAAATTACTTTATAAATACAAAAAAAATACCAAATATATTATTTCATGGACCAAACATTAGCGGAAAAAGAAATACTGTTTTTAGTTTTATTAATAATATATATAAAAATAAAGAGGAAATTAAAAAATATGTAATGTTTGTAAATTGTGCACACGCTAAAGGTATAAAATTTATTAGAGAAGAATTAAAATTTTTTGCTAAATGTAATATAAATAATAATGAAGGTAATTTTTTTAAATCAATTATATTATCAAATGCCGATAAATTAACAATAGATGCACAATCTGCACTCAGAAGATGTATAGAATTATTTAGTCATACCACAAGATTTTTCATTATAGTAGAAGATAAAAATAAATTACTTAGACCTATTATTTCTAGATTTTGCGAAGTTTATTTTCCTGAAATAAATAATACTATTAACCTTGATAATAAAAAAAATAATTGTTATACATATATACATAATTCAATTAAAAATTTAAAAAACCATGATGAAGAAATTATAAAACTAAGTGAAAAACTTTATGAAAAAGCTATTTCGGCTAATGATATAATTGATTATATTTATGAATATTATCCCGATGATGAAGAAAAATATAAAATACTGATAATCACACAAAAAGTGAAAAAAGAATTTAGAAATGAAAAATTATTAATATTTTTTATATTAAATTTAATAGTTTTTCGTTCTTTAATTGATTTAGAAAATATTCTATCATTGTAAATGGATGATTATTCTATTAATAGTTTAACTGAATCAAAAAATGAATGGTCAGCTAGATTAGTTTCTATTTTAGCTTTTAATATAATTGAAGGTATAAATTCTATTTACCAAGAAGCTCTATCATTATGTATCTCAAATGGTGAAGAAAATAAATATTTAATGACTTTTCAGAATTTATTAAGTAAGATACCGGATTGGAGTACTAATACTATAGAAAATGAAACAAAAAGAATAGAAACTGTCAGTGGTTGTAAATATCTTGAAGATTTAATAACATGTGTGCATATAATTCAATTAAAAGCATTAACATGTATAAGAACTGGTTTAAAACAGAAAAAAATTGACATAGATGTTCCTAATTTAAATAAATTTATTCACAAGATTTACATTAACACCGCAAGAAAATTATATTCAAATGTAGATTTATTTGAAAAAGACATTTATCCTTTACAAAAACAAAAAAATAATAGAGAATTTGAAATGTTAGTAAAAGAATCTATTTTAAACACAATTAGAGAAAATATACCAATCGAAGAAATTTTACGTGTTTATCTTGACGAGAGCGAGGAACAAGAAACTGTAGATGAATTAATACCAATGAAAAAAAATACTGGAAATCAAATATCAGAAAATGAAAATAAAACTACAGACAAAGTAGATGAAAGTAATAATACACTAATATCTACTTCTGAAAATGATAATAAAACTCTTCAAGAAAAATTAGATGAAATGGCTAATAAAATTAATAATAAAGATAATGATGATAATGATGTTGAAACTAACTACGTTGATACTAACGACCTTGATACTAACGACGTTGATACTAACGACCTTGATACTAACGACTTTGATACTAACGACGTTGACAAAAATAAATTAACAATTGATTTTTCAGATATTGATAAATCAATAAATAGTTTAGGATTACCTGAAGACATTATAGCTCCTAAGGATTTAGATACTTTAGAACAAAAACGATTACAACAAAATGATAATGATAAATTAGATATTGGAGATATTGCTGACCTTGATATTGATACTATAGACATTAGTAATTTAGACAACAGTGAAAATGTAGTTTTAGATGATATTATAGAATTATAAATACGTTTATAATTTATTAAATAGTTCTTTTATAATTTTAATGGATAATCTTTATTTATCTGCATTTATAGTATCATCAATATTTTTTATAATAAAATTTATTGAACTTAGATTCATAACAAAAGAAGAGATTATACTTAAAAAAATGATTATTAATACTATTGTTGTATATTTTAGTGTAATTGTCGGTTATTTTATTAGCGACCAATTTAAAATTTCTAAATCTTTAACTAATGAGGCTCCTGTATTTACTGATGGTCCTGGATTTTAAATATATATATAACAATTAATTATATTATTATTATATATATGTTTCGTGAAAGACCACCATTAGCTAATAATCAAACATTAAATTCATTTGATAATTTACCTGGACGTAGCGACCAACCTTATATAAGTTGGAAAGGTAAACCTAAAGAAGATAATTTTCTTTCTAGACGTTTCCCTGATTCATATAATTCACCAGAAGATAGTAAAGGAAAACGTAATGAAAATTATCATTTAAATATACCTACAAATGCTCGCCCTTTATTACCATTGCATGACACTAATAAAAACAATATGCAATCTAATAAAACTTTTATTAACTCAAGAAGACCTATCGCTAGTAAATACAATGCAAAAGGAAGAGCAAATCCTATAAAACACTGGAGAAAACAATTAATACCAACTGTTGGTAATTATTCAAGGTCAGCTGTTAGTGTTAGAAACGCAATAGATGCACCTGGTGCTAATTCTAAACAGACTAACGACCCTCCAACTGACTGTGATAGTTCTAAAAATGCGAATAACATTAAACACTTTCTTATTAACAATATGGTAAATAATTGTAGTAATGAAGACCGTAATAAAAAACTTTGTGACCCAACAACTATTCGCAGACCTGCTACTACAATTATAAATACACATTTTGATAAAACACTAAAAAAGAGAGTTAGTAGTAATTATCATCAAACACATGCCTCATACCTAAGAAGTAGAGTTAAATTACACAATCAAAATCAAACTATTTCACAAAGAAAAGATAATACTTATTATCTAAATAAAGAAGTAATACAAGATGGTCGTTCTGAATCATTAATAATCAAACCTCCTACTGATAGCAATTCGGGTTCTCAGGCATTTAATAGTGTATATTGTATAGATTATGATTGTAAGACGACACCTCCCCACTTCCCTAATCACAGAATTGTTATTTATAAACCTAATAATACAGGTTTTTCTAATCAGGGAGCTGTTTCAAGTTCATTAAGAACTTTAAATATACAAAAAAATGCTGTTAATAAAGGTGCTGTTGCCCTAAAAGATAAGTTCGGTACTGCTGTTAGAAATAATTCTAGATATAGAGGTCTAAATAGAGAACCGATAACAACAAAATCTTTTCACCAAGTCATACCTGGTGGTAATAAAATATGCAAGAATGTGCAAATTGTAAATACTCAAAATAGCGGAAGACAACCATCTGGTGGTTCTGGCAATCGTTTTGTTTGCGGAGACCGACTAGGAATTCGACCATTTATACCATCATTAAATGGAGATATTTTAGTTAGAGGTCAAACTGAAAGAAGAATAAAAAATACATTCGCAAATAAATAATTCTTAATTCTTAATTCTTAATTCTTAATTCTTAATTCTTAATATTAAATATCTAATTACTTAACTTTAAAATTGTAATTACTAATAAAACTAATAAAACAAATAAAACAATACAAAAATAATATTTTTTCAAATCTTTAACCATAAATGTTTCTTCCTCCTTATATCCACGTTTTCTATAATATCCCTTCACTCCTTCACCGGAAATAACTACAATCCTTGGATAAAAATTCTTAATCGCTACCCATTCAGCCATCTTCAACAGATTAGAACCTATACCCATATGTTGAGCCGCTGTTGATGTTGTATCAATATATCCTACTGAATTTGTAGTTCCATATACATGTAATTCTCGAATTAAAGCATTATTTTCCAATACTTTAAATGCTGGTTTCGCATCTTTACTAGGAAATCTTAGTCTAATAAATCCAAATAGTGCAACTTTATCATGACTTTCATAACAAATAAAATATTCAATTCCATCATTCTGTTCAAATTTATAAATATTATAATTCGCCTTTTCATTATAATATTTTGGATGTCGTCCAATTTCCCTCGTTCTAATATCTTTACTCGATAAATTATTACTTAATAAATCATTATCAATAACTTGTCTTAAATTAGACACTGTATTACCAGCTGAAATATAAGTAGCTGGAATATCTCTCACAACCCTTGGAAATCTTACATAACAGGGACATGTAATCATTGCATATTTAATTACATCAATTAGCGCCTGAATATTACCATCTGAATATGGTGTGTATTTACCTTGTTTATTCCATTTTTCAATAATCGTCCATGGAACTACTTGACATGGATATATCTTCATCTCGTCTGGACAAATATATTTATAAACAAAATCAAACATCTCTTTATCCATTTCCGGATTCGAACCCGGCAAGTCCGGCATAATATGAATATGAATCTTAAAACAATTATCTTTCAAATATTTCATAGCATCAATAGCACACTCAATATTATGTCCACGATTGATTTTTTTCAGAATTTTATTATCAGTATGCTGTACTCCTAGCTGAATTCTTGTAACACCCCATTTTCGAAACCGTTTCAACCAATCATCATCTAGTGCATCTGGTCGCGTTTCAATACTAATTCCAATGATATGTGCTTTAGCACTTTGATTAATTTTTATCTCTTCCTCAACAGATAATCTTTCTCTCTTATTTTCTTCAAAATATGTGTTGGCTGCATAGAATAAATCTCTATGATATTCTTCTAGATAACCTATTGGATATTCTGTAAATGTTCCACCTTCAACTACAATATCAATCTTATCAATTTTATGTCCATTCATAAATAATGTATCCATACGATTTTTCATTTGGCCATATGCATCAAAACCATGTTGATTTGCACGACGGACAGCAGGCTCATCATAAAGATAAGAACGCGGTTGTGCTTGAAAATTATTACCTTCATGAGCCGGTTCATTAGGACAATAATAACAATTGTGTTTACAACTAAAAGATTGGCCATTAGGGTAAGGATGAGTAATTACTGTAATACTAGTAATACCGGATATATTACGAGATGGTTTTTTTTGAAGAAGAGTGCCTAGAAGCTGAACATTTGGGTCACTGTTATCCAATTCGTAAGTTTTTTTAAACACATTAATAATAACATTCTTTTTAATTATTAAACTTTTATCTTTATTTTCAATAAAGGTATTCCTATAGATTTTATTGAATGTTTTTGTAAAATCATCTCTAATTTTAGATAAATCACTTTTATCATAATCTATTACCCATAATAATAAGTTATTTAATATACTTCTGTATACTACAAAGTTGTTGTCATAATTTACAATTTTTTCAATTTCTTCTATATCACCAAGCTTAGAATTCATTATTTATTTGAGTTATAAAATAAAAATATAATTCAATTTTAGATTTAAAAAAAATATTTTTTTACTATATATGTTAAATTTTAAATCTTTTAAAAAAAATGATTACATTATTCACTTTCTATTTTTTATTTTTTCATTGGTTGTTAGTTATTTAATAGTTATATATAGTAATGTAATTGTTGAAAATTTAGAAAATAAAAATGATAAAATTTTATCTACAACTGATGTTAAAGATTTTAATATTAATCCAAAACAAAATCCTAATATTGAAGACCTTTTTATTTGGAGAAAAATATCACCATGTTGTGTAAAAAATATGACTTTTTATAATAATAATTTATATGCTGTAGGAACTAACGGACAAATTTATAGAACAATTGGTACTGGTGGTGATTGGGTTGGTTTTATTACAAAGGATACTAATGTTAAATTTATTAAAATTTTTAATAATGAGATTTTTGCAATAGAAGAAAGTGGTTTATTAGTAAAACATAAGCTTGATGGAATTGGTAAATGGTCTACTGTAAAATCTAGTGACAAGAACGATATAAAAATTACAAATTTTGATATTGCCAATAATAATATTTATGCAGTTGGTAATGATTTTAAAGTTTATCAAAAACCAATTTATGATGGTTCTTGGCGAGTTTTCACTCCAGGCAGTGTAAAATATATACAAATCGCCAATAATAAAATTTATGGTATAGGTTTAGATAATAGAGTTTACACTTATCCTATAACTACTGCTCCTGTTCAAAATACTCCTATCTGCATTTTAAGAAATCCAGATACTGGTGAAATTAGATGTGCTGGAGAAAATCAAAAATGTAATTTCAAAGGACTCGCCAAAGTCACTTATAGACGCAGTGATAATGTAAATAGTGATTCACAATTTAAGACAATGACTGCAAGAGATGGTATAATGTGTAATAATGCTACATTTAGTGACCCAGCACCTGGTCATCATAAATCATGTTTTTATAAGTCTATTCCTAATATAGAAGTTACATGTGATGGTAAGCCAGGATTTGGTAATTGGGGTATAGGTCCAGAAGGAGCACAACAATCAAATGCAAATTGTAATCATTATTCAAGCACAGGTGGATTTTCCAATTGCCCAATTATCTTTCCATCAAAATGGAAAAATATAAGTAATAGTAGTGTTCATCAAATTTTAGTATTAGATAATAAAATTTATGGTTTAGGTGATAGAGGAAGAATTTGGAAATTAGATATTTCAAATGGTAGTTGGAATAGAATTATAAATAATGGTAATATGAAAGAAATATTAATTGTTAATCATTTAATTTATGGTATTAGTAGAGAAGATAATTCTCTATATGTTCACCCACTAAAGAAAAAATAAATTTAATAAAATATATTTAAAATTTTATAATTTGATTTAAAATTTTATAATTTGATTTAAAATTATAAAATTATAACTATTTAACTAATTATGTATTTAATACCACTCGTTAGAACAACACGGGCTATAGCAGCATGCACATTTATACCAAGCAATCCTCTATTAGCAATAACTACCAGTGAAATTATAAGTTATTCAATTCCTTTTATTAATAATTCACCTTTATATGCAATTAATGATATGATATTATTTCTATTTTATTATTTTAGTTATAATAATTTAGCTATAGATTTAATTGAACAATTTAAAAATAAATATATTAATGAATATAGATTTGAAGCTATAAGTATTATAACCTATTTACTATTTTATTTTAGTAGTACCAAATTCTAACATGGTCTTCTATTAATTCTAAGTAACTAAATCCCTCACTATTCATAAATTTATCAAAGTTAACCAAATATTTATCTAAATATGGTTCTCCTGTCAACATTAATTTTGACGGTTTATAGTTAGGTGAAATATCAACAATAATTATATTATATTTACTAATTCTTTTGCAATTCTCAATTATATTAATGTGACCATAATCTGGAATTTCATGCATCGCAAACATTATTGTAGCACAATCAAATTCATTATCTTTACCATATATTTCTGCATTACCAAATATAAATTCCTTATCACTATTTTCTTCTTTCGATATTTTTTTTGCTTTTTCAATCATCTGATTGCTACTATCAATACCAGTCGAATTATGATAAGTAGAAATACCTACTCCACAACACAAATCAATTATTTTTGGTTTACTTTTAAAGTTACTACTAAAATCATTTACATATCTATCAATAATTTCTTCACGAATATTATATCTATCATATCGAATATCATCAATCATTTTAGTCGCGAAAGGTGAAACTGTTGCATGTAACCATCCACCAATTCCAATATTTCCTACATTATGAATTCTATCATCATAATAATATGGTTTTTTATATTTCATTAAAGGAATATTTAATGCAAATATAAAAAGTGATTTATACGTTAAAAATGTAATAAAAATAGCCTTTTTCATTGTAGTCATTTATAATAGAATAATAGTATTACAAATTTTTCAATTTTTTTTAATAATTAGAGTTTTAAATTAAAACTTGTTCCGCAACCACATTTACTATCAATGTTATCATTCTGAAAATCAAATCTAGAACCCATTATATCTTCAATATAATCAATCTTTGTACCTAATATAAACATTAAACTTTTATTGCATAAATATAAATTAATATCTGAATCTAATACTATCTTTTCATCTAATTTGCTTCTTTTCATAGTATTTTCTAAAACTTTGAATTTATAGCTAAAACCATTACACCCCCCTCCTTTTAAGTAAAGAAGTGCTGCATTAGAATTACCATTTGCATTAGTTTTTATTAGATTAATTAATTTTTTTTTAGCTATTTCTGTAATTGTTATCATGAGTATATATTAGTTATATAGTAATGATAAAATTTATTTAACAACTTTACTTAATATTTACTTAATATTTACTTAATATTTAGTTCTATTTCTTCTAGTATAAGCACGTTTATGTAAGTCTTTAAAATACTTTCTAACTTTTCTAGTTCTTTTTGAACCAAGTAGATATGTTAATGCTAATAGTGAGAATGTGTGACCTCCTTTTTTAGATTTTCTCATCATATATTATATGTTTATTTTAAACTTCTTGAAATTAGCAACTATTTTCTTTTTAGTAGATTCTCTATACTTGTTTACTATGAAAGATAATTTTAATACACTTATTAAAAATATTCAGGGTTCTAATCTTAAATTAAAAATTATACCAACTATTCTATGTTATATATTTCTTGTAAGTAGCATCTATTATTTCATAATTCAAAAAAATGCTACTATTATAGACGCCTTTTTTCTTGGTTTTTTTATGTATGGCGTTTATGAAACCACAAATTTGGCAATATTTAAAAACTGGACACCATTTATAGCTTTAATTGACACAATATGGGGTGGTATCTTATTTATGACCAGCGTATACATATTCAACTATTTTAAACGTTGAAGATTTAGAATGAATAAATCATCAATAATCCTATATACATCATCAATATACCACTAAAAATTATATTATCTTTTGATAATGTATCTTTTAAAAAATATCCTAATACTATTGTTGATACTAACATTAATGCATCTACTAATAATATTGTTGTACCTAATTCATCGGCATAGTTTTTGAAAAGGTTTAAAACTGGTGTTCTAATACCTGAACGATTTAAAAAGAATCCAAATGAAAGGTCATGTATTAAACCAACAATTACTACTAGAATAATTTGATGATAAAAATTAATAGTTAAACGTGTTGCAATGTATGTTCCTATTACAATAGATAATATATCCATTACATATGCTCCAATTGTGAAATTTTTATACCACTCTTTAATATATTTTCCACCTAGCTTCGTTATTAATAAAAAGTATCCTATCACTGTATCAACAATTATTGCTGAAACAGCTAATGTCGTTATTGACAGATTAGACATATTTATACATTATATCAATAAAATAATACTTTTATTTATAGAAGATTTGAAAAATTTGAAATAAAAAAAACTAGTGGATAACTTAGTAAATATCCATAAAAAAAATTTTTTAGAAAATTTACACGATAATGAATTGGTTTGGTATGTAGTTCTTTTATTTTGTACATTTAAATTCCTGTAGGTAAAATAAACGGCATATTTTATAAATGAAAAATAATCTTTAAATTTTATTAACTATAATAATGTAAATCTATTATTTCTTTTCTACAAAGTGGACATTCATTATTTTCTTGTAACCATATATCTAGACACCTACCATGAAATGTATGTTCACAATCAGTAAAATAAAGTTTTTTATTTTTTTTATCCAAGCATGATAGACATTTTTCTATACTTTTTTGGTGTACACTTTTATTTTTATCATCATCAATATCTTCTAAACAAATTGAGCATTCACCTGTTTTAAATTCTTCATAAAATTTATCTTTTTTTCTTCGTCTATCATCTGATAATCTTTCTTTTTCTATTATACTTTTTTCTATTTCTTTTCTTAATTTATTCCTCGCTCTAGTCTCTCTGTTTTCAGGTCTATTAAATTCGCTAAAATATGTAGAAATTTTATAGTTGTCATTAACTCCTGCACCTTTTTTTCGTTTAGAAAGTTTACTTTTCAATGCTTTTCTTTTTTTACTTTTAACTGGTTTAAAATTATTTTTTGATGTACCTCCTTTTCTTGTATTTGCACCTTTTTTACGAAAACTACGAGATAAAGTTGACATTTATATAATATATATATAATATATAATATAAATGGAGGTTCCTATCAAATATATTCCAAAGAAACTATCCGAACAGGATAAAAAAAAACAAAGTAAACAATTAAAAAAATCACGTAAATTATATAAAAAAGGTATATATCATACTAGAAAAAATGTTTCTTCTTTTAAAAGTAAAAAAAGTAATCATGTTAGAAATGCTGAAAGAATATATAATATAGATTCTCTTAAAATTAATAAAGAGCTAGAGAGAAAAACAGGATGCAGTAAAAATGCTCTACGCAAAATTTTAAAAAAGGGACAGGGCGCTTACTATTCTTCCGGCTCTAGGCCTAATCAAACAGCACATTCTTGGGGTTATGCTAGATTAGCTAGTGCTATAACATCTGGCAAAGCTGCAGCTGTAGATTTTAAAATTCTTAAAAATGGTTGTAAAAAGAATTCAAAAGCATTAAGATTAGCAAAAAAAGCTAAGAATAAACACAATTTTGGTACACGTAAAGTACCTAAAACTAAAATAAAGTAAAATTAATTATCATCTTGATTATTTATATATACATTATTGCATAGTTTCTTTATTATTTTATCTTCTTTTATGTCATCTGTACAGGATTTAACAAGTTTTATATATTCCTCCTGTTCTTTAGCATTGTTTTCCCAATCTGGATGCTCTTTTGTCCATGTATCAATATATTTCTGTTGAGCATGTGTTATTTTTTTTATTGCTTCTTTTAATTTTATATTCTCATCGTCTTTATACCATTCCGCTTTACTATTATCATCACTTTTATCAGATTTAATATATACTATATCTCTCTTTGCATCGGTGCAATGTAGTGGTCGTTCATAAAGCGATAACTTATTCATATTTTCTATAAAAATATTAGTTACACCTTCACTTATACCTTTGTTTTTTGTTAATATCATATCATCCAATGTTACCTTTATCTTATCTATAAACTCATTTATAGTTATCGCATCCTTACATTGCTCATTTAAAAATATATTAATATTAAATTTCTGTTTATTATTAATTGTTGTGTTAACAAAATTGTTATTACCTATCTTAGGTATTAACTCACTTATCTGATTTCTTAATTCTTTGTTTTCATTTTTTACCTCATCATGTTTATCTTTTATACTTTTAAACTGTTCTATAAGCATATTCTTTATCTCACTGTTTTCTTTTACTAGATTCAATATAACATCCGTTGAAATTTCACCTTCCAATATTTTTTTATGTTCGCTACATTTCTTTTTGTGATTGTAAAGAGACGTTCTATGTAAATATTTTTTTCCACATTCGCACACGTAATTCTCAGTTTCTTGCATTTTTTTTGTAGTATTTTGTCGTCGAAAATGTTTAGGTGTCAATAAGTGTTTTTCATAATTATATTTATTAGACGAAGTAAAGTTGCATTTTTCACAAAAAAAAACGATTTCTGAATTTTTGCATTTTTTTGTCGTCATTCTTGCCTATAAAATACTACAAAAAAAATGCCTAAATTTTTTTGAAAAAATATAAAATTTTTTTTCAGTAACAACTTTTAAAATATCAAAAATAATTTTTAGAGCATTTCAGTGTAAACTGAATTTTTTTTCGTTTTTTTGGATTTTCAAATCCATTTTTAAAAATTGGACATAGAAAAGTATGTCCAAAATTGAAAAATCGATCCAAGAATTAGAAAAAAGTTGTTACTGAAAAAAAAACCCAAGATTTCTTATTTTTATTATAGAGCTTTTATGCTAAGAAAAATAAAAAAGCTAAAAAATCGATTTTTTTCAGTAACAAATATTAAAATATGGAAATAGAGAGAAAATGATTAAATATAATTAGTTGTGTATATAAATGAAGTTATATCCATTAATACATAGAAGTGCATGTGCTACATGTGGAGCATTGGTAGCATTACCAATAGATATTATCCACACTCGTGTTATAACGAATAAAACAATTATAATTAAACCAAAAGAGTTGGGATTCATTTTTATAATGTGTAATATGTTTGCAGTACAAAATACTATATATGAAAATTTGAAGTTTATAAGTAATAATGGTATTAGAGGAAGTGTTGCATCTTTATCAATATCACCATTGGTGTTATTTATAAAAATTAAAAAAATGTATTTGAGATTAAATTTATACCCATTATATAAAAATTTTATATTTTGGACATTATTGAGAGAAACAATTTATTATAGTTTTTTATATACTATATTAACTTTTGATAATGGTAGTTATAAGTTATTTGCACCATTTATTGCAAATACAATAGCTTATCCATTTAAAATAATAATGCTAAAAAAATCATATCCTACATTAGATATTAATTATACTATTATAAAAAAAGGTATTTTTTTTGAGTTATTAGAATCATCACTAGGTGATTCTGTAGCATTATATTTAATCTATAAGAAAATTAAATAAAAAAAAACTAGCAGCTATTTAATGGTTGAGCATATGGATTGGTTTTGAATGCTGATAATATATCCGGATTTATTCTCTCCATATTTTGTTCATTTGATAGTTTATTAAAGGTATTAACTGTACCAAAGTTATCTAAAGAAGGTATTTGAGCACTTATAGTGTTAGGTCTAGCAAGTAATTTATCAGGGAGTGGTGCTCTATTATTAACTCTATCAATATCATTTCTATTAATTTTGTAATTAACTTGATTATTGAAGATATCCATACCGCCAGGATTTGGTCTGCTTTCAATTATCTTTGATACACTATTTCTTTGTCTTGCCCAAGCAGAACGGTCCATTTCGGATGATTGTCCCTGTATATTACCAAAATTTGAACTATTTCCAATATTTCTTTCTTGGTCTTTCACTTGGACTTCTGTTGTAATGTAAGCTCCATTTGAGTTTGGAATATGTGATACATTTAAATGATTTAAACCAATACGGTCACCAGTAGTATCTCTAATAGTAGTTCTTATAGGATTATCCGGATTAGTTACTGGAAGATTGGGTACTAATGAACGCACATTACCTGTAATATTAGCATTACCAACTACATTATTTTTTCTTGTTGGTCTCAATACATCAATTACTGGAGCCAAAATAGCTCTAAAAGTTCCATTTATACCACCAGCACTAATTGTATCTGGTTGACAATTATTATTACGATTATTTTCAAGTAAATCAAATGAACCAGCTCTATTTTCTAAGTCATTTGCAGTACCTCTTCCTTCTGCGGCAGCTGGATTAAATGGATTACTTGGTAATTGTTGTCTATTACTTGGTTCAAAATTTCCTCTAAAATAATTTTGTTTATTCTCATTACCACTTCCTTTTACCCCAAAGTATTCATTAGTAGTATTACTTCGGTTATTTTCTTCTAATGTGAAATTATCTCGGGCTCTTGGACCTTCTATATTAGCAGTTGTAAACCAACGGTCAGGGCCTACCTCAAAATCTGTATTTGGTCTATTCTTCTCAATATTACCAATTTTTCCTAGATTATTAACTTTACTTTCCGCTGGACCTTCATGGCCTTTAAGACTAAATGTTTCACGTGGATTAGTTTTTACACGTAATTCATCTACAGTTAATGGTTTCCATGATTTTCTATCCATCATTCCTGAATTATATCCATCAGAACCCTCAGTTGTAAATCCTAAACCTAAACCTGGTGCAACTTTTTTTTGTTCCCAAGGTAATACATTATTAATATTACTACTAGGTATTTGTCTGGAATGGAAAAAATCACTTTGATTAGGCATACCAAAAACATATTCGTTATTTTCTTCCGGTTTAAAAAGGGGTGCCTGTTCTACGCGTTTTATTCTTTCTGTTCCAGACCCACTTCTACTTTCTAGAAGTATTTGATTATTAGAATTTACAGATTGTCCAGTTTTATTACCGCGAAAAAATGGTACCATATTATTATGATTAAATTCTTTAGTATTTACTTTATTTCCAGTAAGACTATTGAACGAACCACTTGAATTTTCACCAATAATTCTTGCTTGATTTTTATCAGGATCAAAAATACTATCAGTTGTTTGATTTGGATTAAAATATTGTTTAACATAATTTTTATTTTTAAGTTCAATTAGTTTCAAATTGGGAAAATTTTCATTAATTACTGATGTATTAGGTAAATCGCTAATATTACTTCGAAATGTTGTTTTTTTCATATTAGTAAAATTCTCTCTAATATTATTATCAACATCCATTTCATTTTCATATTCATCATTATCATTTTTATTAGATAAAATATAACATGCTCCTAGTGCTATTAAAGGTAATGCTAATTGAGCCATTTATATATAAACGATAATATTATTTTATAATTTATCTTAATTAACAATTCTTTGCATCAAAATTGTCTATTTCTAAAATTCTAGAACTTAAATTATTAGAAAATCTCTTTTCAAAATTCTTTTGTGGATCATTATGTAAATAATTCCATCTAGTGGTTTCTAAATCCCTAAGTGTCCAAGCTGGATTAGTCATTCTTGGTTGGTCTGTAATTGCACTATCAATTGTTGGAAAAGTCATCGGCTTTAATTTATCATTGAATGGCTCACTATTTCCATTTCTTCCATTATTAGGTATTACATTATCTCTGCATAAAGTTCTGTTTAAACCTATTAGTGAACTGTTTATATCAGCCATATTATGTGAAATATTTGCACCAAAACCTTGTAAACGGACTTGTGGGTCAACTATAAAATATGGTTTTGTACCATTTCCTGGAACATTTGTCATATATTTTAAATTTCTGAAATCTTCTTCTAAATTTTTATTAATTCGGTCTCTATCGGATGATATTCTAGTAAATGCCATTTTATATATAAATTCTATTATAATTTATTATTAAATAATAATAAATTACTATAAATTACTATAAATAATAATAAAATTATCTAAATATGAAAGGTCTTTGGCTATTATCTTCCTTAACTGTTTTACCAGTAATTAATTCTGGTCTTTGAAAAAAACTAGTATTTGGTAAATTCTTTAGTTTAGCAACAGTAGGTTCTCTAGGTTCAACTAAATTATTAGCTTCAATACCAAATAAAGCTGATTCTATATCAACAGGATTACAAGATAAGACATTAGATGGAACTCTACCATTATTATATAGCTCTGGAAATGCTGGATTATAAGCATGTCCATTTGGACCATTTATAAAAAGTAGATTGTCTCTTATATTTTGTAATCCTTTCTGTTCTAAACAATAATTAGCTTTAGAATTTATATCTCTTGTACAAGCCATTACTTTATATTACTATAATATTTTAATTATTTCTTCACATAAATTAGAGTTAATTTCTTCATTTTCATTGTTAAGTATATTAATTAATATTTTATGAAATAAATGAAGTGTATTATATCTAAAATATAACATAAAATTAGCTAAATCATCATCATATATTTTATTACTATCTATCATTTTTTTAATAACTTCTTTATCCTTTATTTTATGATATAATTTTTGAACTATTTTATTTATGATATTATCACTATATTCATCTAATCCAAAAATCTGAAGAAATTGTACTTTGTATAACATAAATGACTCTTCATAATCATCAATTAAATGATAAGTACATATAAACTGTGTATTTATTTCCATTCAGTATTTATAATTTAAATCAAATATACTTTCTAAGTATATATTTACTCTAATCTTTTTTTTCATCTAAATCTCTAAATATTAATCTAGAGGATTGTCCACCTCTAACCCAATCAGGATAGGCAGCACCTTCAACAAGATTAACTGGATTAGTAATAGTAGCTTCAATAGTAGGTAATAATGGTGTATATTTAAAATTATCATGAGTAAGCTCACTGTTAGGGTCTAGGGTTTTTCTGCTACTATTTAATAATGGGTTATTAAATTGATTACTTGTATTAACATCGAATGTTCCTTTACCTAAATATGGAGTTGTATTAAATAGGCGTTGTTGATAATTAGAACGACTTCTTTCTCTGTTAATTTTAGAAAAATTAAGTCTAGAATTATCATCTATATTAGCACCATCTATTCCACCCTTGGTGCTTCCTTGTAAAATAATATTAGGTTGACTATTTGCTAAATTTAATGCATCAGAAAAAGAATTATGGGCTGTGAAATTTTCTAGTCTGTAATTAGCAGCTCTTGAATTTTGTATATTTTTATTTGTTTTATCACATTCATCTGTACCAATTCTTGTTATACTATCAAATAAATTATTAATAATTTCAGTCATCTATAATATTATTAAATATTAAATATTAAATGATTTTTGAAATTATAAAAAAATAATTTTAATAATTTTATAAAAATTATTTTAGCATTTTTATATAATTTTAATTAGTAATTAGTATAATTATAAGCACCTGAACTAGTTCTTTCTAATGCAAGTGGATTACCTTCTTTTCCAGAAATCATGTTACCATAACAAAATTCCTGAAATGATTTTTGGTCATTTGGAATAATAGTGTTCGCTGTAGCATTAAATCTTTGCATTGAGCGATTAAAGTCAATTTCTGCTCCTAAATCGCCGAATAATTTTTTTTTAATTTTTTTACTGTCATTTGTGTTAAATTGTTCACTAACAAAATCTTGAACATTTTCGTTAATTTTTTTTTCCACTACAGGATTAAATGTTGGAGCAGCTGGTTTTCTCTCGGGGTCATAAAAAACTTCTGGTATTAAAACATTCATTAATGGATTTTCTTTAGTTGATTTACTGAAATTATCTCTATTTAATTCAAATACAGCTGGATTAGCTAAAAGTGGACCACTGTTTACTAAATTGTTGATAAATCCCTCTTTACTTTTATTTTGAATTCTATTAGTTTGAATAATATACAATATTAAAATACTTAATATTCCTGTTATTCCAACAATAAATATTTTACTAGATAGACTAACTAGATATCCAATTAAAGTAAGTAAAATAATTAGACGAGTCATAGCATTTAATCTTTCCTCAAAAGACATTTTAGAAGAAGGCCAAAGTTCACCTAATTTTTTAAAATCAAATAATATTTTTGGGTCATTGAACCAAATCTTATTACTATTATTATTCATTTTATATATATATTAAATTTATTTTTTATTTTAATTTATTTGCTTTTAAAATTTTAAACTTTCTAGTGTCTAATTTTTTTTCTTATTACGTTTTTTCTTTTTCTTATTTGTAGATGGTCGTTCACTTTTTTCTACTTTTTCACCTGTTGAATAAACTATTTTCTCAAGTCCCTCTATATCTAAATCTAAACCTAATGATTTTAATAATTCTTTTTGTTGCTCTATATCTATTTCAGGTGCTTTTGTATCACTAGTAACTTCTTTATTATCTAATCGACTTTTCATTCTCTCTTTCATTTTTGCCATCTTTAAATTTTTCTCCATTTGTTTATTAAAAGCATTCATATCAACTTTACCACCACCAGCCATTCCAGGTACACCCATTTTTTTAAATATACTTTCAATATTTCCCATACCAGGCATATCTTTCATATTTTTAACCAGTTCAGTAGCTTCATTTATAAGCTCAGATTCTTTAATCTCACCACTCTTTATTTTACTATCTAATTTAGAACCAACATTTTTAACCAAATCCATTAATTTCGCTGGATTTTTAAATAATTTTTTAAATACATCATTAACATTTTCTGCATTTTCAACATCTAAATCTAAGTCTAAATCTTTTGTAGTTTCTTCTGCAATTTCTTTTGCTAATGAACCGATTTTACCATTCATCAATTTATTAATATGTTCATTCAAATCTTCAGCGTTAGGTAAATTATTGAAAAAATTATTGTTATCTTCACTATTTGCTTGCTTTTCATTTTCATTTTCATTTTCATTTTCATTTGCGTTTTCTATATTTTTTTTAAATAAATCTTCGATTTCATCTATAGTTTCTTGTAATTTTTCTTTAAATTCATCTTGATTTATAGCCTCAAATAATTTAGATGTTTCACCAAATGTATCTTTATTAGTGTCATTATCTGTTACAATTGAAAATAATATTAATTTTAAATATTTCCAAATGGTAGACTTTGTCTTATCAGATATTTCATCTGTAAAAATTTTACAAAAATTAACTCCTGGTAATAATTCTAAATTCTCCTCAAACATCTTATCATTCTCATATAAAATATCAAAAAAATGTTTTGGATATCTGTCTTTGCAAAATATCTCTAATGTCTTATAATATTCATTGGCTTCTTGAGCTTCTTGAGCTTCTTGAGCTTCTTGAGCTTCTTGAGCTTCTTCCGCTTTTTGAGTTTCTCTAGCTTCTTCTTTATTTGATTGCTCTAATATGTCTAATTCCAATTTATTTTTTAGTATTAAAATTTCATTAAAGTCAGCAAAAGTATTTGATAAATCATAAATAAATTCTTTTATTATTTTATTGAAGTTATTAGAATCCATAATAAATATAAATATTCTTATTTATTTAAATTTATTTTTTATAAGGTAATATTTATTTTTTTTAATTAAAATACATGTTACATAATTTACTAAGATTTTGTAAATATTTAATTGTTTTTTTCTTATTTTCCTCGCCCATTAATTTGATAGGAGTTCTAAGTGTTTCTATTTTTGATAATATTTCTTGAGAACTACTATTATCTTTTAAAGCACCCTCGTAATTTTCATTTATAAAAAAATCTACATTACCACTTTCAATTTCAGCTAAATATTTTTCATTAATATAATTTTTCCAAATTCCTATAATTAGTTTAGGATTCATTTTACGTATATTAGATAAAGACGTATATGCAAAATTTATCTCTCTATCATCAGGAAAAATTTTAACTATGTCATTAAAAAATTCAATTAAATGATTATTGAATGCCTGTAAAATTTGTGATTTCTCCATTATTATTTATTTATAAATATTCTTTATATTATCTTATCTGTTTTAATTGTTTTAATTATTTTAATTTTATATTTATTGTTTGTTTAGCATTTGTTGTCGTTCTTGTTGGATTTTATCTAAAGAAATGTCACCTATTTTATTTGAAATGTAATCCTCATTCGGCGTTTCTATTTCGTCTTTATATTCCAATGTAGCATTATTCCTAATTTGTCTTAAACCACCATCACCTTTAGCCGATAATGATTCACTACTTTGGTCTAAAAAACTAAAACAATCTGAAAAGACTCCAGAATTATTTATATCTCCTAAAAAAAAAGCTTCTGGTTCTTGATTTTTAAAATTATTTTGATTATTGATTGAAAGTTTTAAATGATTAAGTATATCATCTCCATAAAGAACCTGTCCTCCCCTATTTAGTAATAGAAGTCCCGGTACTTTAGTAATATTTGGTGGTAATATTACCTCTTTTAAATTATTTAAAATAATATATGTTGCACCATCTTCTTTTTTTATTCTTTTATCAATACAAATAAAATGTATGTCTTGTTTAATTTGTTGCTTCGATAAGATTTGTAATATTTTTGAAGAATTTTGACAATAATTACTATAGTAAAGTACTAGACTCATTGTATATTTTTTTTATTTTCATCTTTAAGTTTTAACTAAATAAAAATAATAATTTTTTTTATAATTATAAAAAATTATAAAAAATAAAAAATTGATTTAATAAATATTTATCTAAAAATATCATAATGACATCTTTAGTTTTAGATAAAAATGAAGAAGACGATATATTAACATTTACAATTTCTAATATTAATGTTAGTTACGCTAATGCTATCAGACGTACTATTTTAGCAGATATACCAACAGTAGTTTTTGAAACTCTACCTCATGAAAAGAATAATTCAACATTTTATGTAAATACTTCTAAACTAAATAATGAAATATTAAAGCAGCGTCTATCTTGCATACCAATTCATATTGACGATTTAGAAATGCCACTTGAAGACTATATTTTAGATATCGATATAAAAAATAATTCAGATAATATTATTTATGTTACTACTAAAGATTTTAGAATTAAAAATTTAAAAACTGGAAAATATCTTAATAGCGATTTAGTAAATACAATATTTCCACCTAATAACATTACAAATCAGTATATAGATTTTTGTCGTCTAAATAATAAAATTTCTGACACAATACCAGGTCAACAACTGAAGTTGACATGTAAATTTACTATTTCTACAGCTAGTGAAAATGCTTCATTTAATGTTGTTTCTATGTGTTCTTATAGAAATACACCCTGATTATAGTGCTATAGATGAACAAGAAGTAATTAAACGTGAAGAACTTAAAGAAAAATTTGGAGACGATGAAGAAAGTATTGAATTTCAACTGCAAGATTGGCGTAAGTTAGATGCTAAACGAATTGTATTAAATGATAGTTTTGATTTTAAAATAGAGAGTATTGGAGTGTTTAAAAATATTGATATTGTTAAAAAGTCTATTATGATTATAGTAAATAGATTGAAAAATATTGAAAGTGAATATTTAAATAATCCAGAATTAATTAAAAATTCTAATACTACTATTGAAAATTGTTTTGATATTGAATTACAAAATGAAGATTTTACAATTGGTAAAATATTAGAGTTCACTCTATATGATAATTATTATCAGAAACAAGAGCTACTAACTTTTTGTGGATTTAGAAAAGAACATCCACATACACCAGGTTCAACTATTCGTATAGCATTTAATCAAGAGACATCGAAGGAACTTGTAGTAAAATATCTAATTGATTCAGCGAATATCGCAATTGATTTTTACATGAAATTAATCAAAGAATTTTAAACTTTACTATCAATTATATCACTTAAATCGATTGAATCATTTAAATCTCTTAAATGATAATTTATTGAATACATAAGTCTAGCTGGTTCAAGTTCTCTTACATAATTTATAACTGTAGGTAAATTTATATACTTTCCAAGAGATTTATTTGCTAAGTAGTATTGGTGTAAATGAAACATATGATTTTTAAATTGGTGACCATATTCTTTTAAAGGTTTTTCTTTTTTAATATAACAATTAATATAATTAGCAAATAAGGTTTGAGTGAAAGTATCAAGATTTTTTGTATAAAAATTAAATTCGTCAATATGTTGCGGATAAAATCGTAAATATTCTTTTATTTTCTTATCTTTGTTCAAACACAAAAAATGATATTGTAACTTATTATTATTTCCTCTTAATTTTTTTGCATATTCATAATTAGGGTTTCTTATTTTAATTCTATCACCATTTATGTGTTTTATTACTATTCCCATGCAACATGTATGTGTATTCATTGAACAATAATTTTTCAATAATTCATCATAACTTTCGAAATAATGACCAAATGGTAACCTAATTGTATTAGGTAATAATAAATTATTATATTCACTCTTTGGTATCTCTGTTACCTCGTATTTTAGATTATCAATTTTATATATAGATATTAAACATAAAGATATATCTTTTATTGGCACTACAATAACATTTTCAGGATGTTGCATAACAAAAGAATATGAATAATTTTTATCAAATTGAGTAAAATCAATATTTAAATGTTTACATGTATCTTCAAATAATTTACTAAATAATGGTTGATTTTTGAAAAATTTAATATTTCCACCTACACTTGATTTAGTACACATCTCCCATTTGCTAATATTTGAATTGTAAAATAAATTTATCATTGTTCCTTCCACATATTCTTCAGCAATACATTCGTTCTCTTTATAACAATTCATAAACATATCTTTATCATTACTTTTAGGTGGAGAAAAAACACAAATATTATTATTGTTTAATATTATAGACCGACATAATCCATAACTATCATGTAAGTTAGCAGTTAAATTTTCTTTTTTATATTTAATAATATCATACTTTTCATTATTAAAATACCATGTTTTTTTAGTAATATGATTATTATTACTAAAATCTATTGTTTTTAAAAAAGAAAGATCATATTTTTTACTGTAGGACATTAATATAATATAATTATTATCTTTAATTTCATTTCGTTAATGATAATAATTTCTAGTGTAAATATAAGATAATGACAGACATATCTGAAAGTAGTAAAAATATTATAAATTTACAGTTAGGTGATATAATTCAAATAAATTCAAATAATGATGAAGAAATTAATAATAAAAAATTTTATATTAAGTATATAGATGAAACATTATTAGTTTTAGTTGATATTGAAACTTCATCAATATTAAATCTAGAGCTACTTGATAATAATTTTGTTAATAGGGAAATAGATAATATAGATTTACTAAGTAGAGATGAAAGTTCTAGTTATGCGATTCAAAATAATTTGGTACCAGGTACCTGGATAAATATATATTTTACTGGAGATGAACCCTTTATATTAACTGGTGAAATTACTAATTTAGAAGAAGATATGATTGAAATTAAATTGTTAGACGAGAATACAATATATATAGATTTTGAGTATAAAGGTTTACCAAAAAGTTTACCAATCGAAAAAATACAAATAAGAGAGACACCATCAGATAAGTTATTAAAAGAAAAATCGTCTGAAGAACCGCTTGAAGAATCGCTTGAAGAACAGCTTGAAGAATCGCTTGAAGAACCTACTAGAAAATCTAGTGAAGAATTAACACAAATGAAACAGATATTTATTGACGCTGACCAGATATCTTTTGGAATAGAGTTGGATGCGGTAGTTCAGGAGGTTGATGTAGATGAAAGTTTGATGAGATTTAGTATAGAAAAGCAGACAAATGATATATTAGATGAAATGCTTTCAAGTATACCAAATGCAAAGAGAAGTAATAAAGTTTTAAGTGATATACATACTTTAATTGAAAGATTTGTGCAACTAAGAAATAGATATTCAAATTTTGAAGATAATGGAAATATTACTATGCCAAATTATATAAAAAATGATTACAAACCAATCATTGAAGAAATTTTAAAAATGGATAAAAATTTTTATTGGATGTTACCAGTATCAGACTATAAAAAAAATATTTATGATTTGGATAAAACAACTATGGAAGCATTTGATATAGATGATATTAATAATTTATCATTAAGTGAAACATTAATAGCAGAGGAAAAAATTATAGAAGATTATTTAACTAACAAATTTTCCAGTGATGAAAATAAATATAAATTTTTATTTGAAAATTTAAATCCTTTTTATACACCTTTTATAGAGCCAAATTATCCTGATAAAAATATAAAAATACAAAAAGTAAATAATAATATTATTAGTGTAACAAATAATCTCAACGAATTTAATTCGTCAGTGTCTGATAAAGAGGAAGGTATGCTATCAAAAAAACAATTTCTTATAAACACTTATGTAAAAACTTTTAGTGATTATGAAAAAATAATGAAGGGTGATACTATTTTTATAAAGTCTTTTTTAACTCTACCTATGTCAATTCTAGATTATTCTAAAATTAGATTACCCAAAAGTAATATATTGAAAAAGGTTGAACTTAATAGTGTCAATTTTTTCTATTATAAATTACTAAATAGTAAAACAAATATTAATTCAGTTTTTATAAATAATCTTCAAGATAGGGATTATAGCGATTCATATTTTACATCTAATAATTCATTTACTAATTTTGAAATAGAAAATCTGGATGAAGATACTGATAATGATATAATTTATCAAAACTATTTAGATAAATTTATGCCTACAAATAGCGAAGTTTTTAAAATGCTAAAGGACAATATAGATTATCCTTTATCTTTAAATAAGGTATTAAAAACACTAGAAGTTTTTGAAATATATTCAGAAGATTTGAATTATGATATGTATTTGGAAATAAATAATTTTGTAAATCTAAACATTGAAAATTATAAAAGTAATTTAATTTCACAACTTAAAAAGAAAACAATTTCCACAAAAAAACCTATAAAAAAATATGTAAGTTCATTATTAGAGATATTAACGACAAATTCTTCTCTTGAGACTATCGTATTAGATAAATATAATATTAATACAGAAAATCCTAACAGTTTATCTACATCCGAAATCTTAAATACTATTACTAATATAGATTATGGAAAATTATACAATAATGTATTGGTAAAGATAGATTTTGATTTACAAACGCAAAAATTAGTAGATACATTTGTTAATAAATATGAAAAACAGTTAGGTAAAACAGAAAAAAAAATAAGTGAATTAGATAAAAGTAATTGTGGTTCACTAGTAAAAAGATACACTTCATTAGATAATTTAGAGAATGATAATTTAAAAGATATTTTTGTTGACGAAATATATTTATCAGATAAAGATGAAAGTAAAGAAGTTAATGATGGTGATTATGGAATTTTAGTTATTGATAATAGTGTCGATTATTATAGAAGAGTAGAAAATAATTGGGTCTTGGATGAAGAAATTACAAACAAATTAGATAGAGTAGAAGTCAGTCAAAGCACATTTTGTAATTTACAAGAAAATTGTTATAATAAAGGGGATGATTGTGTAGATAAAATAGAAATTAAAAAAAGTATAAATGAAAAAACAATAAATCAAATATATGACGAATTTAGAAATACATATGGGGATGAAGAAGAATTATTGAGAGATAAAATAGAAGAAATGTTATTAAAAAGTATTGAAAATATAGAATTATTAAAACAAGTAGAAAAGAAACAAAGATATAAATATAATAATTTAAAAGCTGAAATAGGTGAAATAATTATTTCAGAGTTGGAAAATGAAACAGTAATATCTTCACCATATGAGGATTTAAGAGATATTATATTAGGACAAAATGATTTTATTAAAAAACAGAATGATATACAAAAATTTGTTCTATACTTTACTAGAAAACCTTTAGATAGTGAAGACCAATATTGGTTATATTGTAATGAAACTAATGTAAAATTATTACCATTATTTTTATATACATTAGCTAGTACTTTCTTACAAAATGGTGATTACATTTATGAGATGGATTTAATATGTAGTAAGCAAGGTACAATTAGTGATGATGGTGATAGTTGGGTAGATAAATATAGTGGTTATTTCATAAAGAATATAGAATATGATACAGAAGAGGGATATACTGTAGAGGGTTTTAAATTAAAGACAAGAGAAGTGTTAGAGGCTGATTTGGGTGATGCTATATTAGAAAATGCTAAGATAAAAGATGAAAAATATACAGATAGAGAGACATCAGTGGTTGTAAATGTAGTTAATGCAATGGCTAATTTTATGGGTATTAATCTTACAACTGAAAAAGATTTTATAGTGCCAAATGTGGTAAAAGAATTTAATTTAAGAATACCAACAGAGAAAAACTATAAAACTTTACAAGAAAAAACGTTGCAAAAAGGTAAAAAGGCGTTACCTAGTTATTCTGAGGCAAAAGATTCAACTTTAGTTATCATAACATTAGGATTTATTCTTTTATCAATACAGACTAGTATACCATCTATACGAACAAGAAAGACATTTCCAGGATGTATTAAATCGTTCGCTGGATTTCCAATGGATGGAGATGATAAATCAGGTTTAATTTATGTTTGCTGTGTTGCTAATAAAATAAAAAGTAGTGTTGAACCATGGAAATCTATTAAAAACATTAATCAAGCTGGATTAGTAAAAAGAGTTGAAAGTATTTTAAATGAGTTAATGAAAAATGCTGTAGTTATTGAACGTATTAGTGAAAAAAGACAATATTTGAAAACTGAAAAAGTAGATGAAAAATCTTTGGAGATAGAAGAGAGTAAACAGATAGGATTTTATCCTCCACTACAAGAATATACAATAACAAAATTTTCAAATATAAGTGATACATTTAAAAATAGTTTATTAGAAAATTTAAAAAGTGGTGGTTATTTTCAGAATGAACAAATATTAGTTTTAAGAAGTAAGATAGTCACCTTAGGATTGATAATACAAGAAAAAATACAACAAATAGTAAAAGATGAAAATCCTTTAATTAAAAAAAATAATGGTGAAGCGTTTTTGGAAAATGCATGTTGTGATAGTAAATCGGTTGTAACTGTTAATTATTTCACAGAAAAAGACAAAACTATAATTAGTGATAATAATAGTATAAAAGATTTATCTGAATTGTTAGTTTATATTAAAAAATTGTCAAAAGCATCAATATTATTTGATCCCACAAATACAAAATTTAAATATCCAGTTTTAAGTACAAATTTTTCGCAGGATATTATATATAAAGCGTTTGTTGTTTTTTGTAATGATAAATTCCTGAATTTTGATGAGCAAATAAGAAGTATTTGTTTAGAAAACGGTGAGTTGTTGAATAATAGTAAAAGCATAGACGAACAAATACAGATATTAAAAGAAAATGGCATAACTTATAGTGATGATTTATTTCAAAAATTATTGACATTAGTAAATCTGAAAAATAGCGTAAATTTAAATCTGTTTGATTTAAAAAATAATAATACTGAAATTATGCGCGATTTACTTGAAAAATTAAAAGATAATGAAAATAACTTTATTACTAACAAATTTATTAAAGATTATTTAAAATTATTTGATGCTTATTCACTGACTACAGATAATTTAGGAGATGAAGTTAGAGAGTTTAGAAATTTCATAGCATTACAAAATGATGAATTAATTACCTATATTACAAATTATTTGAAGTTTAATGTTAAAATATCTAAAAGTAAATTTCAAAAACTAAAAGAATGTTTAAATACAATTAATAATTTAGAATCAACTGATAGAGTTATGAATAATTCTTCAGATGATGAAACAGAGTATAAATCTATGTTTTTTATGAAAAATGTAATGTATGATTTAATAAAAGTTTTTCCAAATATAATTTCAAATAGTATTAATTATACAAATATAAATATTCCGTCACATTGGAAGTTGTCTGATAGACATGAAACAGATATTAAAGAAATGGTAAATAAATATTATTTACCACTTAGACAATTTTATGGTGATGATGAGTTTAAAGAATTATTTCAAGTATTTCAAGATAAATTTTCATATATTTTAGATTTAGTTAATAGTTTACCATTTCTATCAGAAATTGATGGAAAAGTATCATCAATTTTTGATAGAAGATTGTCTCTATTGTTAAATAAATATTTATTTTTGAAAACTATTGAAAATTATATACAGATAGGAGAAGGTCTTTACTCTATTAATGAAGAAAAAGAAGTAATATCTTCAAGTAAATTATCAGAATATTTGGTTACTGTAATAAATATGATTTGTGATAGTAAAAAAATAATAAATAATACGTATGAAAGTATTATGAATAAGATATTAATAAGTAAAGAGAAAGAAAAAGATAATATAACTGAATATTTCCAGGAATTAAGCGATGATGATAGAAATATTGAAAATATATTTAAAACACATAAATTAGGTAAATGGAGTAAAGGATTACAGAAAGGATTAACACAATATGATGTGGATACTTATGATGAAGAGCGAGAGAATATGGAAAAGCAAGCAATAAAAGATATGAAATTAGGTAAAAATATGGCGGTTACCGATATGAATAGAGAAATTTATTCTTTGGAACTTGATGAAAATGATATTTTAAATGAAACAATTGAAGAGGAAGTAGATAATTTGTTAGATTATGAAGACGATAATTATGTTGATGAAGAATATGGGGAAGATTACTACAATAATGATGGATACTAATACTAATACAGTTTAATTAATATTAATATTTTCAATAATTAATGATTGAAATAATCTTTTATGAGATTCATAAAACCAACTTCCAAACATCGATAATATAGATAGCTTCTTTTCATTTGTTAATGATAATTTTTTTATAATATTATCATTCTCAACAAATAAGTAATCCCCACCATATTCTACTATAGAAACTAAGTATGTTTCACTATTAAAATGATTGCAACCTACTATAACTGCTGGATATTTTGAAGAGTCAATTTTAATAAAATCATCATTTTGATAAATCATTCTTGATGATATATTTTAAAGGTAAAAATATTTAATATTTTTATATTTTAAATATTTTATATATTTTTATATTTATATATACAATGTTTACAAATAATATTAATCTATCAATATTAGTATTCTTAACTATATTTATAATTTTTGTTTATATTAAACCAAATTTTATGTATAACAAAAATGGTTTACTAAGAAATTTTGGAATTGGAAAAAGAAATTCTACAGTTTTACCAATATGGTTGATTGTTATTTTATTAGCTATTATTTCATATGTATTGGTATTGAATTATTCGAATCTTGAGTAGACTCTACGTTCAGGTGCTTTTTCTTTCGCTTCATCTACTAATTGTTGGTTTTCATTAATATTTTCATGTTTTGCTCTCATACTTTGTACTGATGTGGAACAAGCAGTTTGAATTATAAAATTGTATGATGTAGTAAGTGTTAGTAATCCTACTAGTAAGAACCATACAAATTCAGATATAGTAGTTTTCATGTATATAAAATTAAGTAATTCATTTTTTTCTTTCTCTCCTACACCACTATTTAATAAACCGCCATTTTTTAATGAATTCCACATGGTTTCGAAATTACTGATACCAATTTCGTTTATTAAAAGACTTTTATCACTATATATTTTTGTTAGTGCTTTTGATAGGTCTTTGTTACCAGTTTTAGTATCAGGTTTAAATATATTTACTAAAGTATCATTAAGTCCTGCTAATTTAGTAATACCATAACCTATAGTATTAGAAAAGGGTATTAACCAACCAGGAAACATTGTTAAAATTATAGTTAATAATCCAAATATTATAGTCCAAGGTAATAATGTTACTAATAGAGAAGTATACCATTGGGATGAACCACATAATGATTTAGTTAAATGGAGATTAGTTAAAAGTTGTGAAATTATTACTAAACCTAGGTAACTATATAATAATACTGATAACATTGTAGAACTCATTTTATTAGTTAAAAAAATATATTTAGTAACAAAATATGATACTGTTAAGACCAAGAATATCAAAATAGAAAAAATAGGATTTGGTGGATTAGCCATTATACTATAACTTGTTATAAATTATTTTATAAAAAAAAAATATATAAATTATAGTATTATGGAAAATACTAGACCGAATTTAATTGAAATAGATACAAAATTTTATTTAAATAACTCTTTAAAAAAAGTTAGAATGTTTAAAGATAAATATATAATGATTATAAGTAATATAATATTATTATTATTATTTTTTTTACTCTTTGGTAGTTTATTATATTTTAAATATAAAGGAAAGTTAACACCTGAAGAAATTAAAAAGAAAGAAGAAGAGAGAAAAAACTATATATTTACAAAAATGCAACATTATTCTTTAAATAAATTAAAAGAGAAACAGGAATTAATAACAGATTTACCGATATTATAAAATTTAAAATAAGTAAATATATATATTATGGATACATCTACCAAAAAAAAGCAAACAGAAAGAGTACCATTATTTAGTGAAGGATTAAATCAATATTATAAATTAAAGAGTAAATATGAAAAAACTATTCAAAAAGAGGTTGATAAAATATCAACATTAAAAATAAGTAATAAAGAAAAGAGTGAAAAATTTAAATCTTTTAATAAAAAATGTATTAATTGTGGAGCGCTTGGTGGAACTATTTTTAAACAAGAAGGAACTTTTTTAATAGCTAAATGTGGAAGTAAAGATGACCCTTGTAATTTAGATATTAAGATAGATAGAGGTTTAAATGTAGATATTAATAATGAATTACATAACTTGTCAAGAGATATTATTAAAGAAAAAAAGAAGACAGTAAATTTAAAATTAGATTATTTATTCAATCTAAAAGATAGAGAAAATACTTCAGAAATGTATGAAACGCTTAAAAAAGACCTTACAACAACTATTAGTGAATTAAAAAAATTAGATGAAAAACATAATATGATTGTAAATAATAATTCAAAAAACCGTGCTATTACTGATAAAGAAAATCAATTATTAAACTATATTAGAGAGTTAAAAAATTTAATTACAAATTACGAGGATACAAGTGAAGTAAATTATATTGATAATGCATTAGAAATATATAATACTATGATAAAACCTATAGCTAAAGAAATACAAAATTTGAAATATGAAATAAATTATGTTTATTTTGATGAAAGAGATGGAGTATATTATTTGGTTCAGGATAAATTTAAGCCTAGTAATTTAGAGACTCTTAAAAATGGAACAGAAAACAAGATAATTACATTTACTAAATAAAATTTCCTAATCTAATATATAATGATTAGTAGATTTATAAATTTTAAAATATTTATTATTAGTTTAGCAATTGGAATACTTATGGTTTATTTAACACATCCTAAATCAACTATAATATATGTTTATCCAACACCAGAAAACTTTGATAAGATAAAGTTTAAAGATGCTGCAAATAATTGTTTTAAGTTTGAAGCTAATAAGGTTGAATGTCCTAAAAATAAAAATATGATTAAAAATATTCCAGTGCAAAATTAAATTATTTTATAATATATATTATGAACTTAGATTATAAAAGAATTGTTAATAGTGAACGTGGTAAAATATTATTTTCAATAATATTGGGTTTAGGATTAGCTACTCTTTTTAAAGAATCATGTAAAAATAGTAATTGTTTAGTTTTTAAGATGGCAAAGATAAATGAAATAAAAGATAATATTTTTGAATTTGATGGACAGTGTTATAAATTTAATGAAAAGTCTATAAGTTGTAAAAACACTAATAAAATGACTCTACTTTAAAAAATTCGTTTATTGAAAATTTATATAATCATTTAAAATATATAATATGAGTTTAGGTAGCACATCTATAGAGGATTTACCATCTACAACTGAAAGTAATAGTAATCCTGTGCAAGTTGATAATAATAATAGTGTAGGCAATTCTATAGGTAATGTTCAAAATATAAAAATGCAAAACTATGGTGAACAATTAAATCAAGAGAGAAAAAATAGTGTAAATATGCAACAAATGGATTATACTAGTGAAATATCGACTGTTTTAAAAGATACAGTTGATAGTAATCCATCAGTTACTTCATTGCCATCTAGAGATATACCTCAAAATACTTTACCTATTCATGGTGATGAAGAAATCAAACAAAATTATATAAAGAATAATGATACAGATTATATTGGAAATATAATATCTCGTGATGAAATTATAAGAAGAAATAAGCAAAAAGAAAATAAAAAAGATAATTTAGAATTTATTTATGAACAAATACAGATACCATTACTAATTGGTATTTTGTATTTTTTATTTCAACTTCCAGCAGTAAGAAAAAATCTCTTTTACTTTATTCCAGCTCTTTTTAATAAAGATGGAAATCCCAATCTTTATGGTTACTTTTTTAATAGTTTTATTTTTGCATTAATCTTTTTAGGTATACAAAAAATGATTGATTATCTTCAATAGAAGTTTAAATTTTAGAAATAGGAACATTTTTTATTGAACAATATTCTGCAACTAGTTCATCATTTTTATAATCATTTATATAAAATATATTTTTGATACCAGCTGCTAAAAGTAGTTTTGTGCAATTTAAACATGGATAATGTGTTATATATGCATCACATTCATAACAAGATACACCTCTTTTAGCACAATCGACAATTGTATTTTGTTCAGCATGAATAGTAGCCATTTCATGATTATTAACAACATGTGATTTATGAGGACATCCCGGTAAAAATCCATTATATCCTTGCGATATAATTCTATTATCTTTAATTAATAGACAACCAACATTTAATCTTTCACAAGAAGAACGTGATGCTGTTAATTCAACTATACTTTTAAAATATTCTAGCCATGTAGGTCTTTCTTTCATATATATTAATAAATTATTGTATAAAATAATATTTATATTATAGTAAAAATATAAATATTAAAATGATGTGCTATTATTATATTAAATGACATTCATTCGTTTCACTGTCCCTAATAATAAATATATACCAATTTATATAAATTCACAAACACATAGAACATCATTAATTACAAATGAGGATTTTTTAACCGGATTAGAAATAGGTATTCCATTGAATATTTTTTCAAATATTTTCACAAATCTTCATTATGGATATGATATAACAAACTGGGAGGTAGTACTTATGCAGTTTGTATTAGCATTTTATACTTATGGAAAAGATAGATATTATGATGCTTTAGAATTTCAAAAAAATCCATATAACACATCAAAAATTGAATTATATAATACTATTAATAATTCAAGAGAAGGTTATAGATTAGCTATTTTTTCTTCATATTTAATATTTACAATATGGGTTTTAATAAATGATAATATTCTTTTTCCATATATATTATTACTTTACTTAAATGGCGAGTATAAATTATATAAAAAATATTTAGGCATTTTCAAAGCAGCTTATATTGGTTTTATGTGGACTATGTCATCAGTAATATTACCATGCGTAGTTTATGATAATAGTTATGATATATTTAGTTATCCAATAGATTATTTGCCTTGTTTTCTAATACTTTTTGCTACTAGTAGTTTTGCTGATAATAAAGATATAAGTGATGATATAATAAATAGTATTGAAACTATTCCTGTAAAATATGGTATAGAAAAATCAAATCTAATAAATTTGTTTGCATTAATAGTTGCTAGTATTTTATTAATAGAAAATCCTAATTATGAAAATAGAATTTGGGTTAACTCGCTTGTTGAAGTTCAGAATTTTGTAACTATGGGTTTATTATATAATAGTACATTCAATAATATTTGATGGGAACAATATTTGTATTATATAAAATATAATATATAATGATTATTAATGGTTTAATAAATTTAGATAGAATGCCAATAGTTGTAAGAAAATTAAATAATCCAGTTATGTTAGCTCATATATCTCAACCCGATTTATATCTAGCGTCATCTATTTTACTGGAAACATTTTCAACTATATGTCTTAAAAATGTAAACAAGGGGAAAATTTGGTACCTACCAAGTTATCTTGGCTATGGTATATCATTTTATATTTTTCCTAAGGCGTTTAGTAAATATTCATTAACTAAGGCATACGCAATATGGTGTGGTTCAGGTATAATTTTAACAACATTAGCTGATATCATTCTTTATAGTCAGCTTTTAAACTTTAGAAAAATAATTGGTATTATTAGTGTAATATTTGGTATTTTTGTTATTAAAATCTGAAATCTGAAATCAGAAATCTGAAATGTCAAATCTGAAATCTCAAATCTAAAACTTTTATATTTAATAGAAAAGAAGTTTAAAAGCATATTAACTTATTATATTATTATTGTAATGCTAGCAGTTACTCTTGTAATGTCTACAGCTTTTATGCCATCTGTAAAACCAAATGTTAAGAATTTCAACTATGTTGGTGATATTAAACCAACTGGTTTTTTTGACCCACTAAGTATCTCTACAGAGAAAAACAGTAAATATCTTCGTGAGTTTGAACTTCAGCATGGTCGTGTTGCAATGGTTGCGTCGGTGCTAATCCCTCTATTTGAGATGATGAAGCCAGGAACACTTGGTATTAATTATCTTTCAGATATGGATTTTAATAGTCAGCTACCATTTTGGTATGTTATGGGTCTTGTAGAATTCTATAGAATGAAAACTGGTTGGGATAATCCATTCGCCAAAAATGGAAGTGCTTTTACTCTGAAGGATGATTTCCAGCCAGGTAATTATCTTAATGTAAATAAAGAAAAAGTGTCAGACCGTAGATACAATGCTGAACTTAGTAATGGCCGTCTTGCTATGCTTGCTGCTGCTCATATGGTAGCAAGTGAACTAGTTACAGGTAATTCACTATTCTAATATTGTAGTTAAAATCGAAGTATAATATAAATATATGAAAAATAATATTTTCTATATATTTATTCTTGTGTGTTTTCTAAGTAGATTATCATTAGCTTTCTTAGCTAAATATTTAGGAAAATATCTTGCGGTATTTACAGGTATAATTGGTATTGGATTTTTCTACAATTATTTTAATCATCAAGTTGGTGATAAAGGGCATTTTGGTAGAGTAGTTTGGTGGAATGATTATAGATTGGTACATGGATTTAATTATTTGTTGTTTTCAATATTGGCATTTATAGGGATAAAAAATTCTTGGTTTGTATTATTATTTGATGCTATTTTAGGATTAATCTTTTTTTTGCATAATCATTATTTGTCTAGCAAGTAAATATTTTCATTATTTTTAATATTATTGTTACTGTAGTAGCTTACTTTACTACATAAATAGGCTAATGGTTGTTTTACGTTATCATATATTCTCTCTATGAAATCTATATGGTCACCCATTTTTTCAGTATTTTTTTTTATATCAATATTTAAAATACTTATTATATTATCGATTTTAAGTGAAAGATCATCGATTTTATTATTTAAAGTGTTAATATCATTTTTTATTATATTTAGTTCTTTATTTACATTTGTGTAATTAAGTGAATTAATACTATTAATACTGTTAATACTGTTAATACTGTTAATACTGTTAATATTATTCATTTACAATAGTGAATATAATTATAAAATAAAAAAATATAGTAATTTAATATAAATAAAATGTTATTTTTTATATTTATAAATTTTTTGGTTTCTTTTATCAGTGATATAGTTTTAAATGATTTATCCAATAAAAAAATTATAGATACAGGTTTTCCAATAATATATTCGCTGAAATATTATTTTGAAGAGAAATCTATTATAATTTCTGGTGTATATGCAGGTTTAACAATAGTAATTAGTTTACTATTTGTTATGTTTATAAGTAATTTACTTTTTGGATTTAATCAACCAAAAAATAATTATGAACTTGCTAAATTCTTAGTTTTATCTTTTATTTTAGGATATTTTATAGATATATTAATTGAGCGTCTTGATATATTTGGTAAACCTTTACATCCATATTATAAAGTTGCTGGTTCAGGATTTTGGGGTGCAGTAGCATTCATATTTTCTATTATAATTAGTTTTTATGTAAAATATATATTTTGTGAATTATTAAAACAAAAATTGATATGTTAATATTAAAGGAATATAACTATAACTATAATTATAATAATACATGCTATACCAAAATCAATATAATGCAGTAAAATCATGTGAAGAAAATAATTTTGCGAATGGTGTTATACATCATGCTACAGGTACAGGTAAATCGATAACAGGTATTAGCATAATAAAAAAATATCTAGAAAAATCTATAGAAAAAAATGTTTATTGGATTTGTGAACATAAATTTATTATTGATACCATATTTACTAATAATAAATTTAATGAGGAATTTGATATTCTTAAAGAAACTCATGAAGTTTTTAATTTTTCAAAAGATAAAAATAAGTATTGGACACATTTAATAAATAATAGTAAAAAAAACGTCTTTGTAATTATAAATAGAGCTTATTTGGTAACAAATAAAAAATATGAAAAAATAGAAAAAAACATAGATTTGATAATACATGATGAATGTCATTCTATACAGAATGAAACAACAAGACTATTTTATGAATATTTAAATAGTAATCATACATTTAGAGCGATTGGATTATCTGCTACACCTAGTTTAAATTATTTCCCATTTAAATATGTAATACATAGTTATACACTTTATCAGGCATTTTTAGATAATAATATAGTAACTCCAAAAATAGTGTGGTTCAATAAAGATACTATGCTATCGTTTAGAGAGATAGCTATAGAAGTAAACAGTTTAATTCAAGATTTATTGTACAAAAAGATAGTAGTGTGGTGCGGATTAATAGATGTGTGTATTGAATTATATAATATGTGGAAGGAATATTATCCGGAATATACAATTTGTATTGATACAAGTAAGGATATAGAAACGGAAAATAATTATGAAAAATTTAAAAATTTGAGAGAGAAAGGATTTCTCTTTTGTGCTGCTAAACATCGTGAAGGAAGCGATATAAAGAATTTGGATGGTTGTATATTCTTAGATAAAGTAAGCAAGCGAACACCAAAGACATTTATGCAGTGTGTTGGTAGAGTTTTAAGAAAAGAAGAAAATAAGAAATATGGATTAATTGTAGACGTTAAAGCAAAAAACGCCTATGAAATAGTCAAACGCTTATCCCAGTATTTAAATAATTCTAATAATTTTCCATTTGATTATACTTGTAGCATAAGTAATAATATAAAAACTAATGTATTAAAAATATTAAAAGAACAACCCAATTCGTCTTCATCGGAAAATGATGGAAACAATGGAAACAATGGAAATGATGGAAACGACGGAAACCAAGCAAATCATGAAAAAGAGCTAATAAAGAGAAAATTTAAGCGACTAATACCACATGGTAAAGAGTATTTGGAAAGATTAGATTTTGAATTAAATCTATTTATAGAAAAAGATTTATTAAAATATTTGTATTTTGCTATTGAAATTTTAGAATTAACGCAAGATATCCCACATGTTACTAGAGGCTCATGTGGTAGTTCTTTGACATGCTATTTACTTGGTATAACAAAAGTTGACCCAATAAAATATAACATTAAATTTGAAAGATTTTTAAATAGATACAGAAATAATTTACCGGATATAGATTTTGATTTTCCACATGCATTACGTGATGATATATTTTATAGATTAGAGAAAAAATGGCCAGGTAAGATAGCTAGAATAAGTAATCATGTACATTTTCATGAAAAATCGGCCAAACGTGCAGTTTTAAAAGAGATGGGACATAATAATTTTATAGGTAAATATGAAATTAATGATGTGATAAAAGAGTTAGATAGCAAAAAGAGGAAAGAGTTTGAGAATAGAGTAAAGAAGCTGGAAAATACATTTAGACTTTATAGTCTACATTGTGGTGGTATAGTATTTTATCCAGAGGGTGTTCCAGATTATTTAAAACTAGTTGAAAAATCTAGCAAAGTTATTAATCAGATAACATTGAATAAATATGATATAGCAGATGATAAGAAATTTAAAATAGATATTTTGTCAAGCAGAGGCATAAGTCAGTTAATGGATGTAGACACAGAACTAGCATTCAAAGATTTCAGTAATATAGTTTTAGATGAAAATGTAATGGAAATATTTCAGAAAGGTGAAAATATAGGTATAACATTAGCTGAATCACCTTTAATTAGAAAAGCTATGGTAAAAAAACAACCTAAAAATATAGAGGACCTTGCAATTGTATTATCAATAATTAGACCGGCTGCCAAAGATGCCAATATGGAATCTATGGATAGTTTAATATTTGATGATGATGCAATAGATTTAATCTCCAAATATAGTGGTGTTGATTTAGAGACAGCAGACTATTATCGCCGTAACTTTATTAAAAACAATGATGCAGTAATAGAGGAAATGTATAGCAATTGTAGTTCAAAAAATCGCATATTGTTAGCAGAAAAAATAGAAAATTTGCATGGGTATAGTTTTTGCAAAGCACATGCGTTTTCATACGCAGAACTAATTTATAAATTGGCTTATATAAAATATTATAATCCTAGGCGGTTTTGGATATCGACATTAAAAAATAATGAAAGCAGTTATAAAAAATGGGTTCATATTTATGAGGCAAGTATAAATAATGTTAACTATTTTGATAAAAATAAAGATATGTCAGTATATAGTGCTAATAAATTGAAAAATATAGAAGAAATAGAAAATGATGAATTTTTTGAAAAGTTTGGAGTGTGGAATATTACAAAATCTAGTTTATTTTATCCGGGATGTTATGGATATTTGAAAAATAATAATTATTACTTTAAAGGATTAATCGCAGAGAGTAAATTAATTGGAAATACTATGATATATTTTATTGGTGTAGGTACAAAAAAATATATTGAAATAGTTATTAAAAAATTCTATTTTATGAAAGATACCTCTAAAAAGAAAGGTATTTATGGTGCAGGTACTTTGGTCGATGATTCTACTATTATAATAAATGCTAGGTATTTTAAATACTTCTAAAATTCAATTTTCATCTGTTTCTTTATTTTCTTTATTTTCTTTATTTTCTTTATTTTCCTTAATTTTATCAAAATATATATTATCTAATACAATACCAATTATAACTATTACTATAATAGATAATTTGTATATTGTTTTATAAATATTCATTTTTTTTCCTTTCAATAAAGGAGTTATCATAAATAAAGTATATCCTATTACGAAAGATACTTGAAAAAATAAATGATAATTAGGATCAACTATATGTATTCCATGAGATATAATTAAAATAGCTGCTCCTATAAAAAATGAGAAGCCTATATGGTCGGAATCATAATTTAAAAAATTATTCATATATATATTAATAATTTAAAAATGGTGGGAGAAAATAATGAAATCAATAAATTAATTAATAATTGCTAGTAAACCTCCTATTACAGCTAAGTTTGCTAAGAATTGACCTATTTGATTACTATCTGTAATAGGATGATATAGAACTGATGCTAGTATTGTAAAAATTATTAATGCAATAGCTGAATAAGTTTTTAAATAATGTAAATCCTTAAACATAGTGCCAATTAAGAGTCCTAATGGTGCTACTATCTCTAATATTATAACTAATACTATTACTATTTTAAAAAAGATAAGAGGTAATAAATTTAAGTTAATTTTACTAGATAGCCCTTTCGCTAAAGGATTAACATTTTTAATCTTGCCTATACCAGCATTTAAAAACATAAGTCCTAAAAATAAAGATTCAATTAATTCTCTAGTGAGCATTCTTATAATATTTTAAAGATAAAAATTTTTTCCTTATTTTAATTGTAGAATATATTCAGACAAATTATCCATGTAATTACTAGCTAAAAATAGTAGATTTACTTTTTCATGAAGAATTTGTGAATGTATAAAAAACATAATAAAATATCTTATAATAGCTTGTAAAAAATAATTATATGCTTCCTCTAATTTTTCTCTCTTCAAAATATTATTTGCTAAAAAGTTAATTATTGTAAAAATAATAGTTGATTCCTCAATAGATAAATTATTAGAATCATTAACTATATCATTAATTAAATTACTATTAAATGTAATACTATTTTTTAATTCTTTTACTTTTTTAAAATTATATTCAGGTTTAAATTTATTTTGCATTGGAATTGCTATTTCATTATTTTTTGTTAATAACGAAATACTAGTTTTTTTTTTATTATGTGTCATGCTTGCTAAATTAGCAGGCGCAGATTTTATCCGTCTCATTTATATATATATATAATAGGGTATTTATCTTAAATTTATTTCGAATATTTTTTTTTCAATTGAATTCATAAAAAAATAAAAATTGAAGAAGAGAGAGAAAAGTAAGGCACATTTAAAAAAAAGATTTAATAGATTAATATATAATATCAAAAAATATGGACCTTTCAACATTAGCTGAACAATTAAATGTCATTGAATTAGACCAATTTGGTTTAAATAGAATTTTGTTAAATCTCATATTACAGATGTTTTTAAAAAATAATATAGATGACCCAAATGATATAATGAATTGTATAGCTGAATATTTAGAACAATCAATAAACTCTAGTATTGTATTGAATGTAGCTAGTAATTTAAATATAATGTATGTAAATAACAATTGGGTATGGATACAATAATTAAAAATCTATACATATTTCCTTTTCTAGAAAATTATAGTCCCTAGATAAAATGATTTTAGAAATTTGATTATGATATTTTTTCATTACAATACCTGAGCGATTATAATTACCAACACTAATCCTTATAAAATGCATAAAATTATTCCATGGATAGTCAATAATATCACAATGACCAAATTCTTGTATTTCTGTTTTAATAATTTTATTATTTTTTAAATTTAGGTTGCTTTCCCTAATAGAAAGAAAAGGTATAAATGGAAAAAATGGTGGTATTATTGACCACTTGTATGATTTTTCAGCATTTATAATTATTACTTTTTCCAAAAAATTTATATCTTTATATTTGAAAGTTGGAGTTTGAACAGGGTCTAAAAGAATTAGTCTATTAACATTGGTATTGCATGAATTTATTGCTGTAACGCAACCGGATGAATGACCAATAATATTTATTTTATTGTATTTGCTTGCCAAATAATTTATTTCACTTTCATAATTGCTTCTTATATCAAGTTTGTAAATATCAAATTTATTTTCAAATGTAGAGAGAAATGAAGAATATAAGTGTTTTGGCATAAAATTACTGCCTCCAGTAAAAAATATTAAACAAGGCTTTCTTATAATGGCAATTAAAGCTATCAATAAATTAAACATATAATTACTTATGTAATTATAAATTTAAATACTTTTTCATGTTTGAAAAATAAAATGTTAAGTTTATAATTTTATAATTTTATAAGTTTATAAACATTTATCAACTAAGTCATAATAAAATTGTAACATGTGTGCACCTGCATTATCTCCATATTGTGCTAATTTAATAGAAAATAATACTATTTCTTTTTTAATATTATCTGGTAAAGTATGCAAATTAAGAATGTATGTAATAAATTCATTATTAGCATGTAATACTTTGTGTCCTATAGTATCAACATGAGGTAATAATGAGGATGTTTGTTCAACTATAAATCTCCCTAAATTTTTATCTTGGCTAATTGGAATATGAAGTATTTTTTCTAAATTAGTAAAGTCATCTAAATTATTTAATTTCATATTACAAGTTAGACTTCTAGATTGTATATTAGTAGTGGTTAGTGTTTTTACTTGATATGAAGATACGGGGGATAATAAAGTACTAAAAACAAACAGATTAAATACAAACCATTGCATTTTAAAGTATAACTATAAAATAACTTTTAATATATTTATTATTTATTCTATTCTTCTCTAATTTTCATTTGTAATTAAAATGTCTCCATTTAATGATGGTATAATTTGATGATTATCAACCTGATCTCCACAAATAAAACGATTACCAGTACCACCAGAAGCCATTCTTCTAGATAAATTTTCAGGAGGTCTACAATTTTCAAGTATATATTTAGGTGAATTATTAGGTAATTGATTTACTTTAAGCTGTTGAAATCCAAATCTATTTATAGAACGTATAATATTACAAGTTCTTGCTTCTCTACTTTGATTTGATGTATGAAGTCTACTAGAGACAGCGCCTTGATTATTAAATCTTTGGTTACTTGGTACATAATTAACAATTCTATTACATTTACTTTTATCATTAGGACATTCATTTGCGCTTATATCACAGAATAATCCATAACTTACTTTATATGCTTCATTACACAACTCCTCAGCATTAGTAAATTTATGTTTTGAAAAATTTGAATAAAAACTTCTAAATTGAGTGCAATTATTAGTTGTTGGATTATTTTTACATTCTTTTAAAACTGGTTTTTTAAAATCAATAGTTAAATTTTGTTCATATTTTTTAACTCTACTTTGCAGATATGATTTACTAGAAAAATGACTAGTTTCAAGAATAGTAGAAACATTTCTAATTCTATTTGTTCTACACCTAGCATTTTTTAAAGCTGCCGATTCAATATTAGGTATATATTCACTAATACACTGAGGATTATTATCTTTGATATGTAATGTATTTAGTTCATTTTCTCTCTCTATACCATCAACACTCTGTTCATTTTTAAAAACTTTACATCCTGTATTACTATTTGTAATTATTGTATTTGTTATACCTCTCTCTTCTTTTGTATTTTGCACTCTCATTATATTGCGACCACCAGGTCTTTCTAGACTACTGATAGTAATTCTTGAATTAGTTGCTATAATTTGGTTAGGAAATAGTTGACGTCGCCAATGCTTTATAGGATTAGGTCTAAATTTGATGTAACTACCATTTTTATAATCTAAAATATTTTTTTCAATATTAGAACGACAAGCAGTTCTATTAGCAGAAGGTTTACGACTATGATTATAATTTAAATGTGTTGTTAAAGTTACATCTTTACAAATATCATTATTAAAAATACCACATTTTGTTACTAATGTTTTATTTGTAAGTGGTCTAGAATTACTAGGCACTATACTTCTTCTATTAAATTCTAAACTTTTCCAGGTATTATAACAGGTTATGCTAGTATTATTTTGATTATTAGCTTGTGGTTCTTCATCTTCACTCATATTATATAATAATAAATATTTTTATAAATTATTATATATATGCGAATTAATCTGTTAATTTTATTTGTATTTTTATTATTTTTAGTAAATTATTTATATTTAAGTAGCAAAATTATACCTGAAAATTTAGAAATTATAGAAAATATGGAAAATGCTAATTCAAGTTTTCAAGAATATGATTTTGGAGGCAATTCAAATCTAAAAGCCATGAATTTAGCTATTCAAAATTCAGGAAATATATCGTTTTTAAATTCAAGAATTAAAAATTTACAAAAACTAGCAGATAGATTTACCGTTTTAGAAAATCAGGTAAAAATTAATAGTAAAGGCATATCTGGATTAACTAAACAAATCGCTGAATTTTCTGGTTCATTACATTCAAAGTAAATATAATTATATATACATATATATAATTATATGTCTAATTTTTTTGAAGAGGCTACTAATAACTTAAGTGGATTACAAGAGAGATTATTAGGAGAACAATTTGATTATGCTGGTAATATTAAAAGTCCACCTCAACTTGGTATCTCTGGTAAAGGTGATAGAATTCAACAAAATGTAGATGGTTTACAAAGTTACATAACACTTCTTTTTCAGGGTGGTGGAGATGCATCAAAACAAGGAGGTCCTATGGGTAAACAATTTTTTTTGAAAACAGGAGCTAAATGTCGTGATAAAAAAAGTGGAGAGCAAGTAACTCGTTCAATATATATAAATAATATACCAATTGAAAATACACCATTAACTGCGGGATTTAATTTAATTTTTGGTGGAGCACAAGGACTAATACCTGGAATTTTAAATAATGCGCAAAATATAAATCCAATGGGTATTTTTGGTGCATTTATGGCAGGTACTAATCCAGATTGTATGGCTGTTACTTTGCCTACAAGAAATGTTAGAGGTAGAGTTTCTAAAGAAACGCAATATATGACAGTTGATGATGTTAAAAATCTATCACCTTGTCTATTTGAAAATAAAAGAAACCCAGTATCAAATAGAACTGCCGACTGTATAAGTGGTTTTGAAAATATAGAAGATGAAAAAGATTATTCACACAAGCTAAAAATATTTGACCATTTATTTGACAAAAATAATGAATTATTTAAAAGTGAAGATGTAATTGCCTACATTTATATTTTATCTCTAATCTTAATGGTATTTTATCTAAGTAAAAAATAAATTACTTTTATAATTTTATAATTTTATAATTTTATACTTACCAATAATTTTAACTTCACCGATTTTCTCTCCTTTTTGTAATTTTGAAAGTGTTGTATAACATATTTTTAAATTTAATAAGTTTCTATATTTTGTGTTTTTTTTGCATATTAACGCACCATAATTAAGATAGTTACTGATATTCATATATTTGCTTGCTTCATTTACTATATCATCTATAGTTGTTAACATAATAACATAACAAGATGGAAAACTATTTAAATGAAACCAAATAAGATTAGGATTTTTACTTTTATATACATCTAAAATTTGCCAATTTTCTTTAGATGTTTCTCCTATTACATAACTTACATTATTAAATTCTTCTATTTTCATTTTATATTATAAAATCAAAATAGTTTCATATAATTTTCAAATATCTAATATTTTAATAGTTTTTGACTCGTCTGTAAGCATGTTGTGATGCGCTATGTTGGTCACCACCAAATGTCACATCTGCATAATTTCTATTGATTGCTGTTAGTTTTTTATAACGAGTGAAATCAGAACCATCATAAACAAATCTTGGATTACCACTGTATGCACTAGCAACAAATCTAGGATTATCACTTTTTACTGTAGATGTTCCATCTCCAACTCCAAAATGTCTTGGTAAATTTATTTGATTTGAACCAGAATGCAATAGAGCGTCCCAAGGAGCTTTATTATTACTATTAAAAACATCACCAGCATTTAATGATATTCTAAAAGGTGTTAAACCTGCGTAGTTACCCATAAATTGCGGGAAAAAGCCTGGCGCTGTCTTACCACCAAGATTTATAGGATCGTGGCGAATACCTTCATTACCAAATGCCCGTCTTAATACTTTTCTATTTCTTGGATTTTCACTATTCTGAAATATAAATCTAGGACGACTAAAATTTTTAGATGAATTACCTAAAGCTCTTCTTGCAGAGTCACTATTTAAATTACTTTGGAATAAATTATTAGTATTTGTCATTTATATATAAATGTAAATAAAAAAAAATTATAATTCAATTAAATATAATTTATATAATACAAAATTAGAAAATTAGAGAATTTGTAAATTAAAGAATTAGACAAATAAACTTATTAGGTAAGAATCCTTGGTGCAATATTCATTGATATTAATTCTTGAAATAGTAATTTGCATGAATAAGGCAATTTTACTAGCGCAAAATGTGTTCTATTTTCACATGTTTTACAAAAATGAATATGTTTAGTATCATTATAAGATGCAATCAATCCACATTTTTTACAAACATGCACATCAAATTTATCAGAAGCATCTAATAATCTTTCTTTATTAAATGCACTTGCACCATGCGCAACAATTGCATCTTTTTCCATTTCACCAAATCTTAATCCACCATCTTTAGACCTTCCTTCAGCAGGTTGTCTTGTTAAACTTACCATAGGCCCAACACTCCTACTATGTTGCTTATCATTTACCATATGCTTCAGTCTTTGATAAAATGCAGGACCAATAAATATATTAGCTTTTAACTGTTCTCCATTTAAACCATCATATAATACCTCGTTACCATTAGATTCATATCCTAAATCTTGTAGTTCTTTACAAATATTCTTAATATCATACTGACCAAAACTTGTACCATCCCCAAATAATCCTAATTGTAAAAGCACCTTACCAAGTAGTGTTTCTTTTAATTGACCGATGGTCATTCTACTAGGAATTGCATGTGGATTAATAATAATATCTGGACGTAAACCTTCTTCAGTAAATGGCATATTTTCTTCTGGTATAATATTACCAATTGTTCCTTTTTGTCCGTGACGTGAACTAAATTTATCACCAATCACAGGTTTACGTAAACATCTCACTCTAACTTTGCAGAAGTTATATCCATCACCATTTCGCTCTATATAATTTTTATCAATATAAACATCTTCTTTGGTTCTATAAGTTCTACTTTGGTCTTCATATTTAATTAATTTTGTATGGTCATTTTTATTATCCTTAATAGGTAAAACCTTAGAAATAATAATGTCTCTATCTTCAACCAATGTATTTTCTGGTATTACACCATTATTATTTACTTTATTATAGTTACCAAACTTCATTGCTTTAGTTTTGCTTGGGTCAGGTTTACATCTAATTTCCTGGTCACCTTGAATCTTCTTATCTTCATCTTTTTCTGTATGATAAATTACTGCTTGAAATAAACCTCTATCTAATGAACCTTTATTAAATAGAATACTATCTTCTTGATTATATCCGGTGTATGTAGCAATAGCAACAATAACTTGTGCACCTGATGGAATTGTATTCAAATTTATTAAGTTCATTACTCGCGTATCAACTAAAGGACGCATTCCATAAACGTGAACATAAGCTGTTTTATCCATTCTATTATTATAATTTGTTACATAAACTCCCATTGCTTGTTTTCCCATAGCACATTGATATGTTAATCTAGGAGATTGGTTATGTTCAGGAAATGGAATGCAAGAAGCTAGAATACCAAATATAGTGCTTGGATGAATTTCACAATGTGTATATTTATAAATGAAATTGGACATATTAGATAATTGTTTAGAATTTAATGATACTAAACTATTATTTTGTTCTAATGGGTCTACATATTCTAAAACTGATTTTTCTAACAAAATATCAGTAAAGAGGTCATCCCATGAGATATCACCATTTTTTACTCTATTACAAATTTCTTTAGTTAATAAAAGTTTATTATTTTCAACTTTTAATAAAGGTCTAACTAATCTACCAGCATCATTACAAATTCTAATTTCCATATTTTTATAATCAAAAATTATACTAGTATATATATTCATAATTCCTTTGGCCTTTTTTTCTTTTAGCGAAGAATATAGTTCAATTGGATTATCAGTAATACCCATCCATGCACCATTTAAGAATACTTTTACTCTATCATAAAAATTTTCATTATAATTTAACTTTACAATATGATTTTCAATATATTCTTCTAGCGGTTTAGAATTTGAATTAATAGTAATTGTCGCTAAATAACTAATATTTTTAACAACTCCAATTGACTGCCCTTCTGGTGTTTCTGCTGGACATAAAAATCCCCAAGTAGAATTATGTAGTTTTCTAGGTGGAATTAGTTTACCACTTTTATCAATAGGAGTATTACAGCGACGTAAATGACTTAAACTAGAAATATAGGTTAAACGATTTAAAACCTGTGCTACGCCGACCTTATTTGTAGTATTTTGTTTAATACCAAAATCTCCAGTTGCTAGTGCTCTCTTAATTCCATTTTCAATTGTAGTTGATTTGACAATTTTATAAATATTTGTTAAATTAATAATATTATAATAGTCTTCATTTGATTTCCAAGAACCATTATTAATTTCACGAATAACTTGTTTTTGCATGTCCTTAACAAGTTTATTAAAATAATTTCTAAAAAGATTATTCAATAATATTCCTGTTGTATCAATTCTTTTATTTATATAACAATCTCTATCATCACAAGGAATCTGTTTGAGACTACATTTAATTAACTTAAAAATTATATGTCCTAAAAAGTAAATCTTTTCTGTAATATTATGGCAGTGTGGAAATAAATCATTATTTAAAACTTCTAATGCAAACTCTTTCTTCTTAAGTGTACCTTGTTCTTTATCCATATTCATAGGTGTATAAATCACTTGTGATGTAATATATTTAATGCAAGATTCATAATCTGTATGATTATTTGCTTCAACAATTGATGCCTTCAGATTATTCAAATAATTTTTATTCTTATCTAAATCTAATAAAATAATCTCGCAAATTTTCTTATCAGAATTAATATTTAAAGCACGAAATAATATAAATATTGGAATAGGAACTTTCATTCTTGGTATTTGAATAGAAATACTACTTCCAAAACCATTATTTTTTAAAGAACTCATTACAGAAATTTGTTTAGGAGAGATAGATTTCCAATCAGGAACAGATTTAATTTCTGCAATATGGCTCCATTTAGTATTATTTTTACTTACATCAAAACAATAAATAATATTTTCAGCAGCTCGTTCTTGTCCAAGACATGTTTTTTCAGAACCATTAATTATAAAATAACCACCAGGGTCCATTTTACACTCACCAGTTTCCTCGTTTGTCATATGTTTGTAATTACTTAAAATGCAAATGTTTGACCTTAACATTATAGGTAATTTACCAATTAGAACTTTAGGAAGTGATTTGTATAATGTTTGTATATTTTCTAAGTTATTTCCACTTCTTACTACATATTTAATTTTCATATCCATACTCATAGTCGATGCATATGTAAAATTTCTCATTCTAGCTTCTTGTGGAAACATAATTTTAGTTGCACCATTGTTTTCATGAATTTGTGGTCTATAAATCCCAAAATTATCAAATGTAATAAATATCTCTAATTTATATTGGCCAGATTCCTTATCATAATCATGCTCAGAACATATACGAACTGGATTAAACATATTAATTGTATCAGGAATTTGACGACATACAAAATCATTATATGATTCAATTTGATGTCTAACTAATTGTTCTAAATGTTTATTTTTAAAATATGAACCAATTATATTCCAAAAATCTTCATTTTCTAATTGTTCACAGTCCATTTTATCTTTAGTTAGCATCCAATATTAATTTATACTTCAATTTATCTTTAAATAAAAAAAAAAAATAAAATAAACGGAATTTAATATTATATAGAAAATGACTAAATTAATAAATGCTCTAGATAAAAAATCTAAGAATTATACAATTTACCCAAATCAAAATTTATCTAATAATAGTAATAGTAATAGTAATAGTAATAGAAAAAGAAAAAATATAATAAATGATTTATTACGTAATTATAATAGAGATTTTTATAATCAAAATAGTGAACCTTTATTGAAAAATATAATTTTTAATCTATCTTTTAAAAAATATAAATTATATATTGAAAAAGAAAACGTAACTATAAATAAAGAAATAAATAATTTTGAAGATATAATTGAATTATTAAATAATTATCCACTTGTTGAGAATGCAAATTTTAATATTAATTTAGACAAATTACATCAAATAAAAAATGAAATTATAGAATTAAATAATATAATAGGAAATAGTGATATCAAAAATAACATTTTAAATCAAATACTTTTTTATTTACAGAATTTCCATATTAATACAGGTATAAATTATATGCATACTGTTATAAATGGTCCTCCGGGTACAGGAAAAACAGAAATAGCAAAATTAATTGGAAAAATATTTTGTAAACTTGGTATTTTAAAGAATGGTACTTTTAAAAAAGTTGTACGAGCTGACTTAATAGCTGGATACCTTGGACAAACTGCATTAAAAACTAAAAAAGTAATAGAAGAAGCTTGTGGTGGTGTTTTATTTATTGATGAGGCTTATGCTCTTGGAAATCCTGAAAAAAGAGATTCATTTTCTAAAGAATGTATAGATACTTTATGTGAGGGATTAAGTGATAATAGAGACAAATTAATGGTAATAATTGCTGGATATGAAGATGAATTAGAGAATTGTTTTTTTAATTATAATCCTGGATTAAAATCTAGGTTTCCGTGGGTTTTTAAAACAGATAAATCTACACCGAGTGAACTAAAGAAAATATTTTTTCAAAAAGTAAAAAATATTAACTGGAAAATAGATGAAATTGAAAACATTGAAGAAGCATTTTTTGAAAAGTATATAAATTATTTTAAAAATTATGGGAGAGATATGGAAGTACTATTAATGAAAGTAACTATATGTCATAGTAAAAGAGTATTTTGTTTAGATAAAAAATTTAAAACTATAATATCAAAAGAAGACTTGGATAATGGTTTTAATAGTTTTAAAAAAGATATTAAGACAGATAATGAAAATGATTTAAAGAATATATTTTCTATGTATAATTAATTTTTATATTAATATATATATAATGGTATCAAGATTTTTCAAAAAAAATGTTAAAAAATGTTTATTTATAACAGTATTATTTTTGCTTTTTATATTACTCGTTAAAAATCTGTCGTTAGTAGAACCATTTGAGAGCACACCTGAAACTTTAAATACTGATTTAAGCGACGGAAAAAATAAAAAATTAGTTTTATTTTACGCTGATTGGTGTGGACATTGTAAAAATATAAAACCGGATTGGGATAGTGCAGCTAAAAGTGTAAATAGTGATATGAAAAAAAAAATGATTAAAGTAAATTGTGGTGACATGAAAAATTCAGAACATAAAAAAATTATGGAAAAATATAATATAAATGGATATCCTACAATATTAGTTTTAAAAGATGGTAAAATTGTAAAAGATTATGATGGTGAGAGAGATAAAAATTCATTTATAGATTTTGTAAAGAATTTTTAAAAATAGTTTAAAACATAAAAATTATAAGTGCAATTATAGAGCAAATTATAGATACAGGTATAAGTATAGCCAATAAGTCACTACAAAAAGTACAAATAGCATCATGACAATTAGCTAATTCTTTAGCTAGAAAAATATTTATTCTGGTTTTAGTTCTATTTTTAGTATAGTCTTCATTCTTAGTCAGATTTTCAGGATTGTTTTCTATGTTTTCATGTAAAGAAAGTGGAGTATTCATTGTTTGTGTTTGTGTTTCTTTTTTTTCTGCTTTGAAAAATGACGCAAACATTTTTTTTGAATTAAATAAAATAATATATGTAAATCAATTTTTATAAATATAATATATAAGTTATAAGATGAAAGAAAAGATTATTAGATTTGAAAGAGGACCTAAATTTAAAAAATATACAGCATATGTTAAAGACAAAAAAACTAAAAAAATAAGAAAGATACATTTTGGTGATAATCGATATCAACAATATAAAGATAGAACAGGGTTAGGATTATATTCACATAAAGACCATAACACTAGAAAAAGAATGCAACGGTACTTTTTGAGGCACTCTGGTACTAGAAAAAGAAAAGAAGCAATTGATAAAGAAAAAAAGAAAAGCAAAGGTTATTACAACGCTAAGATATTAAGCCATATTTATCTTTGGTAATTAATAAAAAAATTAAAATTTATAATATTTAAAATTGAAAATTATTAAATATTATTTATAAATATTTGTAAATACTAAAATGAAAATATTGGTTTTTGATACAGAAACTACTGGTTTACCAGATAAAGGAAGCCCGTCTTTTTATGATACATGGAAATGGCCTTACATTATTCAATTTTCATATATTGTTTATGATACAGATACAAATTTGGTTATTAATATATCTGATAATATTATTAAAATACCTGATGAGGTTAATGTAAGTGTAGAGAGTGAAAATATTCATAAAATAAGTAAAGAGATATCAATAAATCAAGGAAAAAATATAGTAGATGTTTTAAATAATTTTAAATTATATGTAGATGAATGCGATTTAATTATAGGACATAATATTAATTTTGATAAAAATATTGTTATCGTAGAATCTATAAGAAATAATATGAATAGAATATTTGTGGACACTAAAAAATTTTATTGCACAATGCATAATAGTAAGAATATTTGTAAAATAGAGAAATTAGATAGATTTGGTAATATATATTATAAATATCCTAAACTTATTGAATTATATAAATTTTATTTCAATTTAGAACCTGATGGACTACATAATTCTATGATAGATGTTTTAGTAACTTTGAGATGTTTTGGAATGATGATGTTTAATAAAGATTTTGAAAAATGTTCTCAAAATCTTAATGCTATTTTTGGTCTTTCTACATTAAAATTTAACTAATTTCTCTATTTTGTATATTTTCATTATTTTTATTATTTTCATTATCATTATTTTGACTATTTTGAATATTATTTCTAGTAGAGTCAATTATCTCATTCCGTAAATTTTCCGTCATCGGGATTGACATACATGAGCCCATATATAAATATACTTATTTTTTACTTTTAGATTTTTTATGATGTTTCATTGACTTTTTATGATGTTTCATTGATTTTTTGTGGTGTTTTAATGCTTTACGCAACGCTCTTCTTGTACGGCGTGTCTTACGGCGGCTATGTTTTCCAGATTTTCTTTTTCCGCCTTTTTTGCTTGACTTAGTGCCACCAGTAAATGCCACGAATCCAGGATCCACTGCGGTGGCTGACGAGTCTGATGCGTGGGATTTGCTGGCGGTGACACCAGACTGATTATCTTTTTGAATAGTAGCTAATAATTCTTGTTGTCTCTCATTAAGTGTAGCTGGTGTAACTGGTGGTCCACAAGGATTTAATCCAAATGGAGGAGGAACACATGTAGCATCACTTTTTTCTACATTATCACCAGAAATAAGAGTTGCATTATATAATGAAGTATCATTTATCCCAGTAATGCTAGATGAATTTCCCCCTTTTTTGCTAAAACTTCTTCTACGTGATTTCATATTTATATAAATTATATATAGATAAAAAATTTAATTAGTTATTAGGTTCAGGGTGGGATATCCATCGCCTCCTCTCATTATTATATATTAAAATAACCAAGAATCTATACCAAAGTTATTGATTGCTCTATTCCTGAGCTCCGCTCGGGACTGCGCCCGTTGTCCTCCTTTTCTAGATTTGCGTTTTGAGGATTTTTTGTGGTGTTTTAATGACTTTTTGTGATGTTTCATTGACTTTTTGTGGTGTTTTAATGATTTTTTGTGGTGTTTTAATGATTTACGCAACGCTCTTCTTGTACGGCGTGTGTGACGGCGGCAGTGTCTTGGGCATTTTCTTTTGCCACCTTCGTGTGCACCGCGACCTTTTAATTTTTTTCCTCCTCCAGTCATTTCTGGCTGAACCTCGTCAACCATTCCCTCAACATTATCATCACCTCCTCTCATTATTATATATTAAATATAGAAAATATATTTTTCACTAAATAAATTTACTAAATATTAGATAAAATATTTTCGGCACTTTTATTTTTTATATCTCCAGAAAGTAATGATTGTTCATATATTTTTTTAATTAAATGTGGAGGAGCAAAACTACCAGATTTTACTAAATTATGTCTTTTTAAATATTTTTTCATATCAGAAACATTAACTTCTTTTATTTTTTGATGTTCATTAGATATTTTTTTACGAGTTTCATTATTTTTTATTAAAACAGATACCTTTTTCCCACTTTTACCTAAAGTATATTTATACGTAACACTTCTTTTTATTGCTTTATCATTTTCTTTATCATCACATACTAAATTTGGTTTAAGATTATCATAATTATTTTTTTGTGTTTGCTTTTTCCATTCCCTGTAAGTTGGTAGTGAACTATTTTTTAGACAGCTGTATTGTGGTTTTTTATCTATAGAAGGTATATCTTTTTCAACATTAAAATTGTTATCTAGTGAAATAGGTATATTTTGACTATTTTGTTGAGTGTTTTCATTTTTTTTATTAGAGAGATTTTTAAGAAAATTTATAGATTCCATAAATTCATCATTGCTTTCTAGATTATTAGAGATATCTTTATCCATTTTAATTTTAATTTCTTCATTAAAATTTGACATTGTTTTTTCTTTTTTTTCTATTTCATCCTCGTTTATTGATTGTTTTTGAGTTCTATTTACTAAATTAAAATTATCTTCTTTTTTTTTCTCTCTATAATTTTTAATTTTATTAAGTAAATCACTTTTTAATTTATTTGGTTCAATATTTCTTACGGTTTTAATATTTTTTTTTAAAGTCTTGTTTTTATTATTTTTTAATTTAAACAATTCAGGATTTATAGTTATAGGTTTTAAGTCACTTGAAGACATTTTAAAATTAGTAAAAAAAATAAATTAATGATAATTGCGCAATAATGCTTATACTTCAATATATTCACTATTTTGACATATACCAAAAGTTTTTCTATGAAATTTAGTAACACCATATTTTTGAATTCCTTCCATATGGTCTTTTGTACCATATCCTTTATTTTTTGATATCTTATAATATTCTTCTAATTTTGGAAAATTATTACATAATTCTTCAATGTAGTCATCTCTTGCTACTTTAGCCAATATTGAAGCAGCTGCTATACTAGTATATTTATTATCACCTTGTACAATGCAAATATTTTTAATCTCTCTTATACAATCACCATCTAGAAAAGTAAATGGTTTAAAATCATTACCATCAATTAGTAATATAGTATTAGCATTTTTATGTTGTTCTAGTTCTCTAATACAATTATGCATTGCCATATGTGTAGCTGTTTTTATATTATATTTATCAATATCTTTTTCGTGTTTATAATTAATACTCCATGAAATAGAGTTATCTTTTATATATTGAGCAACTTCTTTTATTTTTTTTTTGGAAGTAAATTTTTTACTATCTTTCATTAATTCGTGTTTGAAAGAATCGTCTTTTGGTAAAATAACAGCAGCAGAATAAACACGACCTAACATTGGTCCACGACCAGCTTCATCTACACCAATCTCAAAAATATTTTTATCTTCACTGTAATATCTGTTTAACATTTGATAGCTATATTTTTATTTTAGAATATTATTTCAATTTTATATTCAAACTTTTCTTGAATTATATATATATGAAATTAAATTTTAATTATTGTTTATTAATATCTCTAATATTAATTATTTTAGTTTCTTGTTTAGGGACTTTATTATATGAAGGCTTTGATAATAATAATAATGACAAAAAATCTATGAAAAGTAATAAAAATAATAACAAAGATAATTTAGGTGACGATAGAGATAAATATGGTTGTTTACCTAGCGCAGGTGAAAAATGGTGTTCTACTCTAGATAGATGTATAAAACCTTTTGAAGAAGATTGCCCAACTGATGATGAAAGTGGAAAACAATATTGTGGAACAAATACTTTTTGGGATAGAGAAAAACAAATGTGTGTAAATAAAAGATACAGAAAACATAATAAAAATCATAAAAAAAATAGACACACTAGAGATAATAGAGATAGTGACCATGATGATAGGTACAAAAATGAATTAGATAATAATTATGATTATAATAATAATTATAGAAATCCAGATGATATGTTGAATGATAATTTAGATAATATGAATGTTAATAATAATGATTTTATTCTAAGATCCAAAATCGTACCACCAGTTTGTCCTGCATGTCCACCAGTAACTGCATGTCCAAGTAATAAAAAATGTCCACCTTGTCCAGCTCCTGAACCAATTCAACCATGTCCTCCATGTGAAAGATGTCCAGAACCATCATTTAAATGTGAAAAGGTACCAAATTATAATTCAATAAATAATGAATTATTACCAAGACCTTTATTAACAGATTTTAGTGAATTTGGTGTTTGATAATCAATATATATTAAAAAATCTTATTTTATAATATATATATGAAAAATATATTTAGTTATTTATCTGTAGTTTTCTTTTTAATAGTTATAACCGGATGCTTATTTAAAAATTCATTAGTTGAAGGCATGGAAAATTCGAAAGACAGTGGGTCTTGTTTTATTAGTAATTGTCCACCAGAACCCTCTAATGAGAGAAAATCATGGTGTAATAAAAATAATGAATTAGTTGCTAGTGAATGGTGTCAGAAAAAAAAAGATAGATGTGAAGGTAATTGTAATGGAATATGGTTTCCATCTAATTTTAATTTAGAACCAACACCAAAACCTGCACCAAAACCTGCACCAAAACCTGCACCAACACCAGAACCTGTGCCAACACCAGAACCTGTGCCAATTGCAAATCCGGAACCTCTTCCTAAACCTATGGAAACACCAATACCGCAATCAGAACCACTACCTAAACCAAAAGAAGACCCACCAATATCAAATGTACCTAAATGTGTACCACAACTTATTCCACAGCCTATATTATTAGTAGTCAATAGAGGTAATAATGGTTCAAATCAATCTAATAATAACGGTAATAATAACGGTAATAATAACGGTAATGATAACAGCAATGATATGAATGGTGAATATTGTGGTAGAGGAACCATGTGGAATAGTATGAAAGAAATGTGTATTGGTAAGAAAAAAACTAATTAATTTTATATTTCATACATTTATTGTCAATATTTAATGTTTTACCACGAGTTTCTTGTGGTACAATATTTATAACACATTTAGATTTTTTACCATAAAGAGGTTCTGTACAGCCTTTCTCTTTTTTCTTTAGTGTTTTAAATTTAAAAATTTTATTTTCATTAGCATCTATAGTACATCTTGAACGAAAGTGTTCATATCTTTCTCTCACTGCACAATAAGTTAATCCCGATTTTTTATTTAACATTTTATTAACAATTTCGTGTAGTTTATAAACATATCGTGAAAAACTATCTCTATCTTTTAAATGACATGCTTTTAATGGATGAACTTTAAAATTATTTTTTAAGTTTATTCGACAATATTTACATGGTAAAGTATGTTGTAAATTTAAAATGAACTCTTTATAATATTTTTTATTTTCAGCAGTTGGATTTACTGGATAATTAAAACTCATTGTATGTAGATAATGCCACATATTTGGTCCCCATATGGCTGTTATCATTCCATCCCCATTTGAAAAATCTTTTTTATTGAAAATACGAGTGTTTTTTTTTGGTTTTTTATTTTTTTTAGTTTTACTCAAACTCATATATAATATATAATATAATAAGAAAATATTAATCATCATCGATAGAAACATTAAACATTAATAAAATTACTTTTCTGTAATATTCCTTGTCATTAACAAAATCATTGATATTAATTTCTATTAGTTTACCATTACTATTTCTAATAATCATAACTAGTTTTATTTATACTATATATTATACGTTTAAACTTTTATACAAAAAAAAATTTAATATTATATATAATGTCATACTCAAGTTATTTTAGTAAAATATTTGAAAATAAGTTTTATATATTATTAATTTTATTTATAATTATACTTTTTGCTGGTATTTCAATGTATTACTATAATAAATTTGTCTTAACTAAATTAAATAAAAAATTTGTTGATAATAAAGAGTTTTTAAATAAAAACAATCAGGATGAACAGGCAAGAGAAGCAACTCTATATTACTTTTATACTACATGGTGTCCACATTCTAAAATAGCGAATGTAGAAATTAATAAACTTAAAAATGCAATTAATGGAAATGTAAATGGTGTTAATATTATAATTAGAGAAATTGATTCTGATCAAGATAGTGAAACTACAGATAAATTTGAAGTTACTGGATATCCTACAATAAAACTGATATATAATGATAAAATATATGACTATGATGCTAAACCTCAATTGGATACGTTATTACAATTTTTAGATTCAGTTTTACAATAAGTATTATTTAAAAACTCTTTTGCACTATAAATTCCTGTATTTATTATTTCTTCACGTATTTTTTCACTATACAATGCATCTTTCCATGTAAAAATTGAGTTGCTTTCTATTTTACAATATAGTATATTTTTAATATTATAATTGATATTATTATCTATAACCATTTTTCTAATAGTATCTATTATTAAATATATATACCATAAAAGATTAGTATTATTATCAATATTATCATTTTTATCAAGAGAATGTATTTTAAAAGCTAAAACTTGGTTTTCTTGATTTTCTTGGTTTTTTTGGTTTTCTTCATTTTCTTGGTTTTCTTGGTTTTCTTTAATTCTTTCCAAACAATGATTTAAAGGAAAATTATTAACCAAACCACCATCAATAAAACAAGAACCATCCTCGATTATTGGTTTGAATATAATTGGAAATGTTGAAGACATATATATAGCTTTGGTTAATTGTAAATTTGGATGAGTTTTATGCGATAGAATTATTTTTTTGGAAGTTTTACTATTTATATCGCATGTGACTAAATATATATCAATATTATTGAATTCATAATATTCTTTTAGTGTGATATTTTCTGATAAATTTTTTAATTTAAGTAAAGTAATTATAATATCGTTTATCTGATTTAAATTAAAACAACCCTTTTCATTCCACAGATTAAGTATAGTTGTAGCTTTTAATTCAAAAACTTTTTCCCAAGGTCTTTTTATTATATAATCATCTAATGTGTTAAAGTCTATATCTAATGTTATTAATACAGCTATAATAGAACCTATTGATACACAATCTATAGTTTCAATATTAGTTATTGATAAGTAATTATTCAAAAAAAGATATTTTAATGCACCATAAATGGCTAAACCACCACCTCCTCCTCCTCCAACTACTAAATTTTTTATATTCATTAACTACTAATTTAATTATATTGTTATATTTTTATAAGTTTTTTCTAATAAAAATATAAAATGTATAATGATGATGATATCAATGAAGTTATTGAAAAAATAAATTTAGATGATTTATATGAAAAAAAAAAAGTACATGATATACAAACAACTAATAATTATAATAAAATACTAAATCGTGTGCATACAAAAATAAGAACTACTGCTAGAATGCAACTTAATGAACAATATTGTTGGTTTTTAGTTCCTGAAATGATGTTAGGTGTTCCCAAATATAATCAAGCTACATGTATATCATATATAATAGATAAATTACAGACAAATGGTTTTATTACACGTTATACTCATCCAAATATGTTATTTATATCATGGTCGCATTGGGTTCCTTCCTATGTAAGAAATGAAATTAAGAAAAAAACTGGTGTGGTAATTGATGGTTATGGAAATATTATTAAAAGTAAAAATGATAATATGTTATTAAATAAAAGTAATGATTTAGATTTAGATTCTTTGATAAATACTAAAAATTATTCTGAAAAGAAAAATACAAGTGATAGAGAGATAAAAGATATATCATCATATAAACCAAGTGGCAATTTAATATACAATAAAAATTTTATAGAATCCATAAAAAATACTATTAATAGTAAAAACTAATTACTTATAATGTATTTGTAACATTTTTTAAAATATTTTTAGCAGTTTTTAATTGACCTAGTAATTCTTCTTTTTTTTGTTGTGATATTTCTGTCTCTTCTGTTGGAGCCTCACTAAGTTGTGTTTCTTTTAGTTGACTAGCTGGACTAGCTGGAGGTGCTGCTTCAGATGCTGCTTCAGGTGCTGCTTCAGATGCTGCTTCAGATGCTGCTTCAGATGCTGCTTCAGGTGCTGCTTCAGGTGCTGCTTCAGGAGTAGCTTCAGGTGCTGCTTCAGGAGTAGCTTCAGGTGCTGCTTCAGGAGTAGCTTCAGGTTGTTCAGTAGCAACTTGGCTAACTGGTGTTTCTATTTGTTTATTAGTAGAAAGTATTTGTCTCTCTTCAATAGTTTTTTTTAAATTTTGAATTTGTGATTTACTAGTCAATAATTTTTGTTTTTTAATTATTTTTTCATATATAGTAAGTCCTGTAACAAATTTTTCTTCACAATCAGTATATAATTCAATAATAATTTTTCTAGTTTGAATAGTTAATTGAGTTAATAATTCATCATTTAAATCTGGGTTTAATAGCACATGTTTTTTATTAGTATTGGGGTCAATATTAAAAACAAATATGTTATCTAATATATCTAGCAGTTTTTCATTATATGTTTTAATATTTTTAATTAAAGATTGGATATTTTCAGCGTATTTCTGAAATAATCCAAAATCAGGATTTCCACTTACTGGAATTTTGTATGCACCACTTTTACATCCTTCACTTGTAAAAAAATCTTTTAATTTTATATCACTAAAATTTTTAATTAAACTTTCTCCAGTTATTTCATTTTTAGGTAATTCAGAATTGCCACTAAATGTTTTATATAAAGTTTTTAAATCATTATCATATCTCTCTTCCATTTCTGGTGACATTTTATTAAATTGACCTGTTTCAAAATCATAGATATCATAATATAATTGTTTCAATTCTTTTATTCCAGGTTCATCTAATAGATTTTTAACAGCTTCCACATCAACACTTGCATTACCCTCACTATTATTATTAGAATTACAAAAATTTGGATTAATAGTTATATTATCACTTTCGTTTAGCTGGTTTATATTAATATTACCTATTAATATTTTCAATCGATTACTACACAAATTATTTCTTGTTATTTCTTTATTAGTATCATCTGGTATAGAAGTTTTTTCTGTTGTAGGTAATGTAATAACATTATTATCATCATCTTTAAATTTATATTCAGGATTTAATGTAGAAGATATTGCAGAAAAAATATGAGCTATTTGCACATAATGTTTAGCAAGTCCTACACAAATACGGCGTCGTTTTAAAGGGATATCTAAATTTATTTCTTCTAATTTTTTTTTTGATATACCTACAATTTTTTCTTTTTGTAATAAATTTTCACCTTCTATTCCTTTTCTAACTGCAAGATATTCTATTACTTTTGGATCTAAATATTTATTTAATATTTTAGAGGTTAAAATAACCAAATCATCACAATATACTGGTTGTGCAAGATTTTTCATAGTTTCAAAATTTTCTTTTGTTATATAATTAGCTACTAAATAATTAACAATATGTTCTAATGATTTTTTATCTGTAGATGCTGTATTACCCATATATATATAGCAAAATAAATAAAAATTTAATAAATTATTTAATTTTTTATTAATTTTATGTATAAATAAATTAAAAATTGAATATAAATTTATTTTTTAATATAATCATAAATGAATTGTAATATTAAAACTAAAAAAATAAAGAATAAAGTCCAATGTAAAGACATGTGGAAAATATTTGACGATGAAATTAAATCAGATAAAGATAAAATAGAGTGTATATATAGAAGTTCAGGCGATAGAGAGTTTTGTGAATGCTGTAATGGAATACTAATTATTACAGATGAAGGTTTTTTGGCTTGTAAAAATAATAATTGTGGAATAATTTATAATGATGTACTTGATAAAACTCCTGAATGGAGATATTATGGTGCAGATGATAATTCAAATACAGACCCTACACGATGTGGTTTGCCTATAAATCCTTTATTAAAAGAATCTTCATATGGTTGTAAAGTTATTTGCGCAAATAGGTCTACATATGAAATGAGAAAAATACGAAGATATACAGATTGGCAATCAATGCCTTATAAAGAAAAATCACAATATGATGAATTTCAAAAAATAATAATTTTAGCACAAAATGCAGGTATTCCAAAATTAATTATAGATGATGCTATGGTTTACCATAAGAAAATATCGGAAATTAAAACATTTAGAGGATTTAATAGAGATGGGATTATTGCTGCTACTATTTATATATCATCTAGAATTAATGGTTATCCAAGAACAGCTAAAGAAATTGCTACAATTTTTAAATTAGACAATACAAGTGCAACTAAAGGTTGTAAAAATGCAACGATAATTATTAATGATTTAGAAATAGATATGAATAATGATGAAAAAACTTCTTTTTGCAAAACAACACCTATATCATTTATAGAAAGATATTGTAGCAAACTTGGAATAAACAGTGAATTAACAACAGTTTGTAAATTTATTGCAACATTTATTGAAAAAAAAAAACTTATACCAGAAAATACACCACATTCAATAGCTGCAGGTATTGTTTATTATGTAGCGATTACTTGTAATTTAAATATTTGTAAAAAAAATATTAACAATATTAGTGAAATAAGTGAAGTAACAATTAATAAATGTTTTAAAAAACTAGAATCTTTAAATATAGAACTTATACCAAAAAAAATTTTAAATAAATATAATGAGTAAAAATAAAAAAAAAATAAAAAAATTATATATATAATTAAAAATGAAAATAATACCCAAAAAAATATTTATAATTCCTTATCGAAATAGAGAACAACAAAAATTACATTTTGAAATATATATGAATTTTATTTTAGAAGATGAAAATAAAGATGATTATAAAATATTTTTTATACATCAAAATGATAATCAACCATTTAATAGAGGAGCTATGAAAAATATTGGATTTTTGGTAATAAAAGATATTTTTCCTTATAATTATAAAGATATAACCATAGTATTTAATGATATTGATACAATGCCATTTAATAAAAATATTTTAGATTATAATACTAAGCAAGGTACAGTAAAACATTTTTATGGATTTGAGTTTGCTCTAGGTGGTATAGTTTCAATCACAGCTGGTGATTTTGAAAAAATTAGTGGATTTTGTAATTCATGGGGTTGGGGACTAGAAGATAACTTATTAAATAAAAGGGCTCTAGAAAATAATTTAATTATTGATAGAAGTAATTTTTTTGCTATTATGAATCCTAATATAATTCATTTAAATGATAATATTAAAAAATTATTATCAAAACAAGAGACATGGCGTTATAGTGATAGAGAATCTGATTCACTATATGATATAAGAAATTTAGATTATAGAATCGATAAAGAATTTGTACATGTAGATAATTTTAAAACTAAATATGACGCCAAAAATGAAAATTATTATTTACAAAGTGATAGAACAAAAATATATAAAGATAGAAACTTTGATCCTAAAAGAAGAAATCAATTACATAATTTGAATTTTGGAGTAAGATAATATAAAATAATTTAATTAATTATTATATAATATGTATGATATGATTTATTATATAATGATTTATCATTAAATGTATATAGATAATAAATATGGTTATCATATTACTATACGGTGATGAAATATTTATATCAAGAATCTATCCCAATAATTTTTTTTTCCACAATTTCTGTTTCATCTTTTTTATCTTTTTCATCTACACTATCTACATTTGTCATAAGTGGTAATGTTAATTCTTCTAATTCATCTTTCTTTACTTCTTTATCATCTATTATTAACTCACTTATTTCACTTATTGGTTTTAATATATTTTCTTCACTAGTTTTATCTTCTCCAACAGCTTCATCTTGTTGAGCAGCTTCATCTTCTTGTGGAGCTTCATCTTCTTGAGCTGCTTCATCGTCTTGAGCTACTTCATCTTCTTGTGGAGCTTCATCTTGTTGAGCTACTTTATCTTCTTGAGCTGATTCATCTTCTTGAGCTGCTTCATCTTCTTGAGATGCTTCATCTCCTATAACTTCATTAAATAAATTTGTAATACCATCTGTTATATTTTCTAATATACCTTTATTATCTGTTTGACTACCTTGTATAGTGTCAAGATTTTCTTGATTATCAGTTTCATCTATTTTATCAGTTGCTTTAGAAATACTAGTAATACTTGTAATACCAGGAATTTCTACATTAGAAAATGACATACTAGATATTTGTTCTATATTGTCTTCTGTTATTATTCGCATTTGTATATTTAAAGTAGCTAATTCTTGAATTAATAGTTTGAATGAATAAGGAACTCTAACTATACTAAATGACCTACCAAACTTAGTAATTTTATCTATTTTTAAATCACTATCAACACCACCAGTAAATTGTAGAGGTCCATCAGCCATTGGGCTCATGTATAAATTTAAATCACTATTATATATCGCTATTAAACCAGTTAAATTACAAATAGCCATAAAATATTCATCTCCTCTTACTAACATTGATTCTTGCAAAAAATCTGACATACCATACGCTAATATACCATCACGTTCCATTTCACCTATTCTTAATCCGCCATCATTTGCTCTACCTTGGACAGTTTGTCTCGTTAATACAGTTCTAGGTCCTCTCGCTCTATAATTGATTTTATCTTTAACTAATTGTTTTAATCTCATATAATATGTTGGTCCTATAAAAATATCCATATTAAATTGTTCTCCACTCTCACCATTATATAATATTTCATTAGCATTTGAATTAAATCCTAATTTAGAAAGTAATTTACCAAATATTTCATATTTAGGTCCTTTATTAATAAATGCAGTACAATCACCAAAAGAACCATTTAAAACACACGCTTTTCCCATAACAGTTTCTAATAATTGACCAATTGTCATTCTGCTAGGTAAAGCGTGTGGATTTATAATAATATCTGGTCTAATTCCGTCTTCAGTAAATGGCATATCTTCTTCTTTAATTACTAATCCAACAGTTCCTTTTTGTCCGCATCTACTACAAAATTTATCACCTATAACTGGTACTCTATCTTCTCTTATTCTTACTTTTGCTAATCTAAATCCTTCTTCATTTTCAGTCATAAAAGTTTTATCAACATATCCAAGTTGTCCTTTTTTGGGAAAAACCGAACTATCTAAAGATGTATCTGGATTAGATAAATTTGTTAATATTTTTCCAATAACGACTTTTTTATCATCAATTAGTGTATTCTCTCTAATAAGTCCAGTTTCATCTAAATCAGAATAATCATAACCAGGTTTTAATCCCACAACATTTTCATTTTCAATGTTAGCGAACCTGGAATCAACATTTGAATTACCTACTTTTGAACTTTCTTCTCTACTTTCATATGTATTATAATATGTATTTCTGAATAATCCTCTGTCTAAAGAAGCTTTATTAAATAATATTGAATCTTCAACGTTATAACCACCATAGCAACCTATAGCCACTATAACATTAATACCATACGCGTGTTCTTCATTATTTATATATTTTAAATAACGACTTTTAACAAGAGGTAATTGACCATATGTTAAGACAACACCCATCTTATCAAATCTATTTAGATAATTAGTATGATAAATAGAAATTGCTTGTTTACTCTGTCCACATGAAAAAAGGTCTCTAGGTAAAGGATTATTTTCCGGAAAAATAATTTGATTACCCATAACACCTAATAATATTGATGGATCAATCTCTAAATGTGTATAATTTTTTTTATCAATTTCGTCTATGTTTATGGCTATAAGTGATGTTTCTTTTTCTGCCGTATCTAAATATTCTATAACAGCTTTCTTATTACTTAAATTTTGAATTGTTAATCCTTCATACAATTCACTAATTTGCATATAAACATTACAACTGTTAACATTGAAGTTTTCTCTCTTCTTACCAAAACCACTTACCAAATTCTCCCATGTGAATTCATTTTTACTTATCTTTTCTATTATTTCATCATTATCAAAACTTAATTTTCTATTATCATAATTTATATAGTAAAGTGGATGACACATTCTTCCTGCATCAGTATAAATGTGAATAATATTATTTCTTATATCCCATGATATACTTGTAAAAATAGATATCAAACCATTTCTTCTATTTTCTAATAATATATCACGTGTTTTCTCTGGATTATCTACTACTCCAAACCAAACTCCATTTACCATTATTTTACAAACAGATGATAAGTATAAAAAATTACATTCATTTAATATTCTTATATCTATATTTTTTCTTAACCACTCTATTATTGGTTTAGCTGAACATTTTTTAGTTATTTTAGACATTATACTCATGTGCTTATGTAAACCAATATTTCCACCATCAGGTGTATCAACCGGGTCAATTATCCCCCATTGAGAAGAATGTAAAAGTCTTGGTCCAACAACTTTTGCACTAGCATCTAATGGTAAATTTATTTTTCTCATTATTGAAATATATGAATTAAAAGATAATCTAATTATATCTTGTACCACTCCTTCCCTTTTTGTATGTTCCTCTGAACCCCAATTGCCTTTAAATGCTTTTTTAAATCCACTCTCAACTATTCTCTCTTTGAAAAATTCTTTATAATTATTTTCTATTAAACTGAAAAAATTATTTTGATAAATACCTTGTTTATAATAATACTCTTTATCTATTTTCAAATAAATATTTCTTTGTTGTAATGTGTAATACTCTCTAAATAAATCATAAATTAAGTCTCCAGATAATTCTACTCTCTTAAATTTAAAACTATCACGGTCAGTTGGTTTATTAACACCTTTAAATACTTTTAATAATTCTAAAACCATATATCCCAAAAATAAAGCTTTATCTCTGAAATTTAGTTCACCTATATTAGGTAAAAAATAATTCATTAGTATATCAAGAACATGTGCTACAGTTTTACCTTTTGTAAATGTAGCAATATATTTCAATGCTGTATCTTGATTAAATATTTTACATGCATCATGAACTGATGGTATAAAAAGGTCTACATATGTAGAATATTTCTCTAAATCTAATAAACAGCATTCTATTATTGCTTTATCTGATATTATTCCTAGTGCACGCATAAGTATAAATAGTGGCACAGGCTTTCTTACATTGGGAACAGCAACAACTATTTGATTATTAGTAAATTTTAAAGATGGTGCAACAATCCTAACTGCAAGTGTTCTAGTTTGTTTAGATGAATCTTCAGCTACAGTACGTATTTCAGCAGAGTGACTATATAATTCGTTAAATTTATCTCTTATGTAAAGCATATTATCAGCAAATTTTTCTTGTGAAATGATTACTTTTTCTTTTCCATCAATTATAAAATATCCTCCCATATCATTTTTACATTCACCCATTGTAAACCTAACATTTTTATCAAATCCTTTTAATATACATAAGTCAGACCTCAACATAATTGGAAATCTACCTAGTAATATTTTTTCTAAAACTATTTCCGTTTTTTCAATATTATCATTTTCATCAGCTATTTCATATTCTACATCTACATCATAGTGTATAGATATACCATATGTCATATTACGCAATCTTGCTTCATTCGGATACATAAAATGTTCTCGTAATTCATCAAATATAATAGGTTTACCAAAATATATTTTACTACCATCTTTTCCTCCTAAATATAAATTAGCTTTAAATTTATAAATTTTGCTGTCAGGATCTTGTAATTTCATGATTTTAATGGGATTTTTCTCTCTAAAAATTTGATTTATACCACCATTGAAAAAATTATTATACGATTCTAAATGATGATCTATAAAAGATGTTGGATTATCTGAAAAATACTTATCTAATAATTTCCAAGTAAATTCTTCATTCATTAATTATATTATAATCCTATTTTTTTAGATATTATTAATTTATTAAATTATTAAATTATTTAATTACTAAAATACTAATTTAATAATTTAATTAATTTTACTTATTAAAAAGATGCCAACTATAACTGCTGATAATAAAAATGGAAATAAAGCTATAAACCACGATAACTTTTTAAAACCATAATCACAAAGTGCATTTAATACAAATGTCCAAAATGATATATATAGCAATTGAAGTAAAAATAAAACTACTACATTAGAAACCTGACAACTAAATGAACCTATACATAATTCTTGTAAATCACCATTATAAATATTTTGAACTAACATTAAAATAAAAAATGTTAATGCTACTACTAAATAAAAATAGGCAGGACTACAAAGTTTATCTACTGTTTTTCTTAAATTCATTTTAATATATAGTAATAAAATAAATTTATTTAAAAACCAACTTTTCTTAATATTCTACTGTTGAGTTGGTCAAATGCCGGTAATGGTGATGGATTAGTTCTTATTCCTCTATATCTATTTAATAAATTCAAAAATTCAGTTTCACTAATTCTATATGTATTTAATAATGATTGTGGAACAAAATTTCTAAAGTTTCCTCCTCTTTGCTGACATCTGCTTGGTGTTTGTGGACTTGCAAACTTTCCAGCAAAAAAAGGTGGTACTCCACCAGGGGTAACACCGTTTTTACTTAGTGGGAAAAAAAATGCATACCCTGTAGCATCCCATGGTTCAGGTGGCATTATAAATGGATCGCTAGCCGGTCCAAATCCTCCTTTTTTATTTAATTTTTGATTTCTAGTATTCCCACCTTTTTTAAGTGTATTTTTATTTTTTCCACCTTTTCTAAGTGTTTTTTTATTTTTTCTTTCCATTAATATATTATACTAAGAAAATTTATTCTAAATCTACATGTGTTAACATATGTCTTCTGCAACACATTCTTGTTAACTTTAACTTATCTAAAACTAAACCTTCTGGTGTTTTTTTAACATCATTTTCACTAAAATAAATTACTTTATCTTTTTCCAATTTTTCTTCAAATTTAATTTTTCTAACTTCCTGTAAATAAAAACGATACTTATCAGCTAAAACTGTTCCGCATGTAAAACATTTAATAGGAATAATCATTCTTTCTATATTTTAGATAGAATTTTTATATCTATTTTAATTCAATTTTTTAAATTATTTATATTATTTATATTATTAATAATATTTATAATATTAATAATATTTATAAAATTAAAATGTTTTTTACTGTAAACACTTTTCTTTTCCAGAAAAACATTTATTTTTGAAAAAATAATATGCTATTTCTAAAGGATTGTTTTTTTCACTTTTATAATGAGGACCATCTCTATCACCAGCAAAACATTTTTCACCATTTTTTTCTTTTACCCATACACAACATCCTGTAGAATTACAACTATTTTTATCAAATCCCTTGCATAATCTATTTAGTCTTTGATGGTCATCTTTATATTTATTACAAAAATCTACTTCAAATTCATCATTATTAGGTAAGCTATCTAAATTATTGATAAAAGTCTCTATTTTCATCACACGATTGGGTAAATCACTAAAACTAAACTCTCTATTAAAATCAAATTTTATACCATAAATTGAAAAAATTACTAATAATGTAAAAATTATTATTGATAAAGTGATTATATATTCAAAATTATTTTCTAAAAATTTTATAATCATTCCCTTTATATATATTTCAATAAAATTAAATAACTCTATTTCTATGTAATAATTCACATAACTTCATAAGTACTAGTAGTTTTTACCTTTTTTAATTTTTTATCTTTCTTATGTATATTATCATGGCACTTACTACATATATTAACTAAATTCGCTAAATGATTTTTATTTATTGTAAAATTATCTACTTTAATAAATCCCTCCACTGCATCTTTTTGATACTCTAAATGATGAACCTCTTCGCCCTCTCTAATTTTACATATCTCACATATATCTTTCACTTTTTTACTATTATAACGCGATACTTCTTTATCCAAATCATTTTTATACATCTTATTATATTTAATCCTCAATCCATGTGCACGTTTTAAAAATTCATCTGGTAAATTAAGTGATTTGCAAACTTCTAAACCATACATACTATCCCCCGCTCCTTCTTTCAACTTTCTATCATATATTAATTCCTTACTTATATTATCATATAGTACTGACATATGATACATTTTTAATCTTTTTAACTCTATTATTTCATCATATTTTACTACCTCATGAAAATGTGTAGCAAAAAGAAAAGTACACTTTCTATCATGCAAGGTTTCTAATCCTGACACAAATATACTTAAAGCAGAGTCACTTTCTGTACCTGAGCATAATTCATCACCTAATATTAAACTATTTTTATCTGATAATTCAAGAATACTTCGTAATTCAGACATTTCCACTGCAAAAGTAGAGAGACCTTTGAAAATATTATCATTTCCTAATATTCTTGTAAAAATTGTATTATATGGAAAATATCTAAAAGTGTCAGCTGGAACGTATAAACCAGCTTGCGCCATTATAACTGAAATACCTATAGATTTTATAATGCTTGTTTTACCAACTGCATTAGTTCCATACAATAATATACCATCGCCATTATCATCATCTTTCCCAAGAGTTAAATCATTTTTTATGTATACTTCTCTCGTATTTAAATGCTCAATTAAACAATGCCGTATACCAGTGAATTCAATAAAAGATTTTTTATATTTAACTATTTCAGGTTTACAATAATTATATTCATTAGCAATATAGCATTTACATTGCAAAATATCTAAAATAGAAACTACACTTACTATATTATCTAGATTGTTTTCTAAAAATTTATTTATAAATTTACTATAGTAAAGCTCTAATTTTCCAATTAATTCCCCCTTTGATGTATTTATTTGAGATGTTAAATCTCTAATTTGCTGACTTGTTACTATCAAATTACTACTATTGCTACCATAAACTGCAAAATCTATTTTTCTAATATTCAATTCAAACACCTCATTTGTTTTAGTGTAATCAGACTTATATTCTATATTTACTATATCTTCTTTTAATTTATCTATTTCACCCTTTAATATTACGCTTCTTCTTTTAGTAATCTGTAAAAGACAATCTGTCTTCGCCATTTCATGTATTTTTATATAATCATTAACTTTCTTATTATTCTTTTCATATTTGGCTATTAAATCTGATAAATAATTCTTTACACATGATAATTGTTGCTTAGAGTCCAGACTTTTTTTATAACTGTTATCTAAGTCAGGATAAATATCTTTTTTAATAAAAAAGAGTTTTTCCGTATCGTAATTTCCAAGTCGTTCAGAAGATATATCATCTATCGATTCACATAGTTTTAAATCTAGAAAGTCATCTATTTCTTTATTTATTTTAATACAATTCTTATCAATATTTTTATAATCTTCAACAAATTCTTCTAGATATGTTTTTATCTTTTTATCTTTTGAACATTTTTTATACAAATCTTTAATTATATTTATGTTTTTGTATAAAATACTAAAATCCTTTGGAGTTATTTTTTGCATATATATTTTTCTTCTTAATTTCTCAATGTCTCTTACATCATTTAATATATTTCTTGCCTCATTCCAAAATTCTCTCTCTTCCAAAAGATAAGCAGTAATATTATAAGATTTTTCTAATATATCAACATTTGTAATTGGATTTAATAAATTGTACTCAAATTTACGTTTACCCATTGGTGTTATACAATTATTAAGAAGATTAGATACACATGAAAATTTACCAGTAAAACGATTATCACTAACTATATTCAATTGTTTAAGTGTGTGATTTGCTAATATTAGTCTCTCAGTATGATTTTCTATAATTGGTTCTGCTATACTATTTACTAAGTTTGGATTATGTGTATGCACAAAATCTAGAAGAAAAACGAATGATTGAATAGCAATACAGTACTCTTTTAATCTATCTACTATAATTTCATGATTTTTTTTAGAATAAAAATGTTTTATAGTTTGCTCCTGATAATTTTGCTTCTCAGAATTTTTAGCCCTCTGAACTATAGCATTATCCGTTTTATCGTCTAAATTAATTTTATGAATTTTATTTGAATTAATTGATGTATAATTAATTATATCATTAATTAAATTATTATCTAAATTTGATATAATTATACATTCATTTGGATTATATATAGAAATATATCTTTCAAGCTCATCATATGTTGTCGGATTATGTATGTAATCTTGTGTGAACTCAAAAATTGATGTTTTTCCAGTAAATATATCAATGTTTGAAATACCTACATTTATCTTATTATTTCCTTTCAAAACCGCCTTTGAATAATATAACCAAATACAACTTATATTATTTGATAGCTTCTTATTATCATTAGAAAAGTATGTACCTGGAGAGAAAATAGTATTTAAACTGCGTGTTGTGTTTTTTGTTTGCGTATCCTGCGTATAAACTATTATTGTATATCCATTTTCTTGCATCTTTTTTATATATTTTTCTAATTGTGGAAGACCAAATCCAGCCATAACAACTTTATCATTACCAACACATATGTTTTTTCTAGATACTGCCATGTCATTAATATTCGCAAAATTCAATATATCACTGCCATATATTTCATTATTTTTATCAAGTAATCCATATGCTTCGAAAAATGAACCTACTTGCATCAATACTAATGTCTTTTCACCATATTCTTTTTTCCATTTTTTTGTTAAATCTAGATATTCTTTTACAATTGTCATATTAATTTAATACCATATTATGGTTTTATATTAATTTAAATTATAATAAAAATCTATTCGTCTTCATCTGTGGCATATTCATCTATCCATTGCATCCTTATATATGTTGGAGGGTCTCCTGGTTGTCTTGGCATAACTACCCATCTACCAGCTTTTTTATTTCTTGTGGACTTTCTTCTATTTCTTCTAGATTTTTTTCTATTTTTTCTGGATTTTCGTTTTCTTCCACCTCCATAATCTGATGCATTCATTCCAAATGTTTTTACCTCAGGAAAATCTACTTGTGGTTCCTCTAGGTCTTCTTTAGACTCTATAGCTTTTTTAGTTGTACTTTTTGGTGGAGTTTTATTGCTGGGTTTATCCATTTCACCACGCTTTACTACTTGTAAATATTTATCTAAAGCTTGTTTAAAATCTTTGTCTTGTTCATTGTGCTGAACAAATTTATTTGCGGATTCATCATTTAAATTTTTAACATATTTTTTTATATATTGTACAACTTCTCTTCTTTTATTTTTAGCATCTTCTTCTCTTAATTCTTGTTGTCTAATAGTTTCTAATCTTACTGTTTCCATATATTCAGCTCTTTCTTTCTCATGTTGTTCTTTTCTTTTTTTTGAATCATCCTGATCTTTACAAATACTTGTTCCAGTTCTTGGTTCTGGGTCATTAAATGGATCTCTGCAGTTTTTAGATTTTGACGCAGACTTTCTACATTTTTTAAATTTATTATCACGTCTATCTAAATAAAAATATTCATTACAATTCTTACGTAATATAGAAGGATAAGTACAATCATTTGCACGTTCCAAATATTTAATACACTCATTCGATTTAGACATTTATATATTTCCTAAATATAAAAATCTAAATTATATTATAAATAAAATTAACCACTGCACATAAAGCATGCCTCTTCTGTACAAACTAGGTTTTTATTTACTTTTTTATTACTATCATCCTTTATTTTAGGTTCAATTGTAAACTGTTGTGGTTGATGTCTAGGTTTTCTACGTAAATAATAAATTCCTGTTTTTAATCCCGCTTTCCACGAATAAAAATGCATATTAGTCAATATCTTAGCATCTGGGTCTTCAACCCATAAATTCAAACTTTGAGATTGACAAATATAAGCTCCTCTATCTTTAGACATATCTATTAAATCTTTCATTGTCATTTCCCAAACTATTTTATATTTCTCTTTTATAACTTGCGGTATATTCTCAATATATTGAATACTACCTTTATTCGCAATAATATTATTCTTTACATCCTTACTCCACATATCTAATTCTATTAACTCATTAATCAAATATTTGTTAGCTAAAACAAATTCACCAGCTAATGTACGCCGCGAATAAATATTATTTGTTATAGGTTCAAAACATTCATTATTACCTAGAATTTGACTCGTACTTGCTGTTGGCATTGGTGCCACTAAAAGACTATTTCTTAATCCATGATTTTTAATCATCTCTTTTAATCTATTCCAATCATATCTATCACTTGGTATTACATTCCACATATCATATTGTAAAATACCTCTAGCTGCTGGTGATGTATCAAATGATGAATATGCTCCCCATAAATTATCATCCCTAAGCAATCCAATTTCTTTTTTTGTTGGACGCAACTTATCAAGTAAAGAGCTAATTCTATTATCCTTTTCTACAACAGTATTGTTTGAGGCATCACTAACATTATAAACATTATACTCTGTACAAATATCTGTATCCTCAACAAATGTCCAGTTACCTAAATAATACTCGTCTAGTAAAAATCTGAAATCTTCACATCTATCTAGCGATATTTCCATACTTTTTTCTAATGCAGCAAAATATATTGTCTCAAATATTTTTTTGTTAACTTCCTTCGCATCATCACTACAATATGGCATATCCATTAATATAAATACATCAGCTAATCCTTGCACTCCAATACCAATTGGTCTGTGATTAATATTACTTCTCTTAGTCTTTTCTGTTGGATAAAAATTAACATCAATAATTTTATTTAAATTATTAGTTATTACTTTCGTAATACTATACAACTTATCATAATCAAAAGTATTTTGTAACATCTTAAATACATTGTTATATCCTCCAATTAGTTTATCTCCATGTAACAACTGTGGTACTGTATCTACACCCAAATTATCTTTTACATCTGAAAAATTATCTTCACTAACTACTATTTCTTCATAAATAATGTTTTTACGTTTTAAAAGTGCTTTCATTAAAAGACACCAACTACAGTCATTTTTTGTATATATTTTTACATTTTCAGTAAATGGAGATTGTGTTTCTATCACAAATTTAGGTAATGATATAGAAGCTAAATTACAAACAGCAGTCTCGTTTTTATCATCTGAATATTCCATGATCTCGGTGCACAGATTTGACTGGATTTGATAGCTCCTAAGATTATTTTGATTGCTTTTAATGTTAGCAGGCGTCCTTATATAAGCATGTACGGTGTCCCTGTTTCCATCTGAGAATCCAAGAATTTTAAACCATAACCTCTCTGGCATTTAACTCTTCTCCCCTCGCTGCCTTCTTTCAACATAACTCTCGTATACAAATTCTTTAAACTCGTCGCCATATAGCATCACTTAAACCCGGAGCATGCATCCGGACACAATAGAGTACCAATCTGCCCCCGATCTCTAACCCTTTCCATAAACAAGGTCAGGGATCCAAAGACGCATAAAACAAGGTCACTTGCGCGCATAATTCTTCATCTCCGTGATGTTTTCTTTCAAATCCAAGAAAATCTTCTATGTCAGTATGCCATGAGGCTCGAGATAAATAGCGAACGAACCATTCCGTTTCGACGACCGCCACCATTGTGAACAATACCATTATGTATCATGTAGTTATGTGTGTTTTTCATTGTAGATCATAAATCGTCCCTTATATTTCTCCTTTTTAATAGTTTTTATTGTTGTAAAAATTGATTTTTATATGTGAAAAAATCCAAAAATTTGGATTTAAATTCAATATTTAATAATTCACAAATTTCTTTTGTATGTGGTATTGTTAGTAAATATGATTCTTTAATCCCTGTCGAAGGAAATAAGACACCACCACTTGGTATACCCATTTTTTAATAACAAAAATCTTAATGATTCTACTAAATTATATGACCCTGTACTATAAGTTAAATCACTCTCACTGTTCTTATAAGAACCACTATTTATTAATCCTTTAATTATATATTTACTCTTGTTAATTGGTAAATTTAATAAGGAGTTATCTAATCGTTTTTCACCATTAATATTATAGAGTTGTGAATATTTGAAAGGAAAATTAATATTTCTATTCCATTTAATTATAGTTTCGTTATTATTAACAATAATTTCATATGCTACCAATTTTTTATCTAGATAATCTTTACAAAAACTCTAATACTTCTAGATTAGTATTATTAAAATAATTATCAAACTTTATAAATGCTGATATTTCACTATTATTTAAATTACCACTATTTAAAAGCAAACCATACATATAACAGTCATCCGATGTATAAGCACTATCTTCACTATATTCAGGAATTCTATATATTAACATATCATCATGAGTTAGTTTATTTACATCTTTCCACTGAAATAACTCATTATCCTTTTCACTATTTTTCTCAAATATTTCCATTAAATTATTGTGTTTTTCATATTGCTCCAACCGTTTCTCAAGTAAAGAAAAAGAAGAGTTACGATTTTCATTAACTAGTACTAGAACTGGATGTTCGCCAGTTATTTTTAATGGAAAAATACTATGTATTGTTTCGATATTATATATCTCGCCATCATGAGAATGCTCCAAAATATTATCGATTTTCTCTATTTTACCATAAGAATTATAAATATAGTCATTTTTTGATAGATTTTCCATCTTAATAGGTCCATCTTTGGTGTATATATATGTATCTGGAACAATACACTGGTCTATATATCTAGCTGTATTATTAAATACCTTTAACATAGGAACTATTCCATTTGAACGTCCATTAGTTCCTCTAATATGACTATTTTTTACCTCTTACATTGTGAATATGAAGACCAATACCTCCTGCCCACTTTGAAATATTTGCACACTCTTTCAATGTATTGTAAATACCATCAACACTATCATCTTCCATAGCAATTAAATAACAAGAACTTAATTGGGGTCTTGGTGTTCCAGCGTTAAATAATGTTGGTGTAGCATGTGTAAAATATTTTTGAGATAGTAAATCATATGTCTCTTTAACCATATCCTTATCTTTACCGTGTATAGATACAGCAACTCTCATCCACATATGTTGTGGTCTCTCTACAATATTATTATTAATCTTCATTAAATATGCTCTTTCTAATGTCTTAAATCCAAAATAATCAATTAGATAGTCTCTTTCATAATCTAAAATACTATTTAAATAATCAGCATTTTCATTCACACTATCTATAAAAGTTCTTGATAGTAATGGAGAATGTTCATTATTAACATCATGAAAATTATATATCGAATTCATTACAGTAACAAAATCCACATCTGTTTTTTTATGTAAGTTAGAAATTACTAAAGCACTTGCAAGTTTTCCATAGTCTGGATGTATCGAAGACATTGATGCTAACTGTTGAGCAGTTAATTCATCAATTAATGATGTTGGAATGTCATCGTAAAGCTGTTCAATAATTTTCATAACTAATGTTGTATAATTAATTTTAATAGATTGACTTTCCCCAACTCGTTTTACACGTTTAGTAATTTTATCAAATGATACAACTTCTGTATCACCATTTCTTTTGGTAACTTTCATTTCATTACTCATTCTATATTTTATATAGGATTATAATTTTAAGTCTATAACAAAATTTATAAATTAGTATTTTACTAATCTACTTATAATACTTATAACAGTAATAAGAATTATAAAAATTATTTATTTTTTTTTAGTTTTTATAATCTTTTTAATTTTTTTAATCTTTTTTGTTTTTTTATTCTTTTTTATCTTTTTTATCTTTATTATTGCCTTTTTTTTTCTTGTGCCTGCGACTTTTTGTCTCTTGCCGCTCCTATCAATATAAATATCTTCTACTTTTTTATTAGAATCTGAAATATCTAATAATTCAATTAAATCACTAACGATATCTTTTTCAAATTCATCTAAGTCAATATCGTTTTCTTCTGGTAAATTATCACTAACTATTGTATTTAGAACTATATTAAAACCATCTGGAAATCCTTTTTCAGAGTAAATAACTTTTTTTAAAGAATTTGAAACATGTTCTTTTAGAAAATAATTTAATTGTGTATCTTTTAATTTTTTATTATAAACTAGTGTTAATTTTATTGGACCTATTTTACATTTATTTCTAGATAATTTATTTTTTTCTGCAATAAAAACATCTAGTAATTCTTCAGAAAAAGATTTTTTTAATACCAAATACATCATCGTTTTGATTTAAAAAATTTTCAAAAATACCACTAACTAATCGTAATAAATAACTGTAATTATCAGTATATATATTTTCTAAATTTAAAAAAGAATATAGAACACTCTGATAATCTAGATTTCTTATATTTTCAAATTTAAATTTTTGTTTAGTTGTTTTATTAATATGAGTATATCTTGAAAATTTATTATAATCATCACCATTCTCCCATTTACGTATATAATTATTAATTTTAAAAGAATTATAATTTATATAAAAAATTATTGCTTCTAATTCTAATTGGTCAGGTCTTTTTATTTTACTATATTCCGATATATTTTTTAATTTTTCTGAAAAATAATCTTTAACTAAATTAATATTTTCATTTGTGCTTCTTTTTATAATATCTTTTTGTTCTAATAAAAATTGAATATATTGTTTACATTTGATACTGTCTTCATTATCATTATTTAATAATGCATGTTTCAAATCTTCTTGATTTACTGCTTGAGGAAATAACCTTTCATAAATTTCCTTATTGTCAGGTAATAATATCTTTTTGCACGCGTTTTTTAAGTTTTCTTCTCCAGTTTTTATTTTACTCTCTTCTTTACAATTTACATATGATTTAATTCTAAACAATCCGAAACCTTGATATAGTTTATTATCATTATGTAATAGTGCTTTTAATTTATTAATTAGAATTGGTATTTTTTCTTTTGGCAAAAATGGTTCGTAATAGTTTGGTGTTAACGAATAATCAAAGTCACTATACTCAGATTTTGATATTTTACTAATTAAAATATATAATTCACTACTATTTTTTAATTTTATAAGTAAATTTAAAAAAAATTTATTTTTTTTGATTTCATATCGCTTATCAGTTTCCATAAAATTAATTATATTTTTATTAGTAGTAGTTAAATTATTATATATTTCATCAGATTTTTCATCTATTGTCTTTCCTATGGTATCTATCTCTTTTATACTAGATAAATCTAATCCAGTTATATTTGTAATATTTACAATTAAATCATTCAATAATTTAGCAAAGATTACTATTATATTACCACCAGCAACTGTAGCTATTAGTTTTTGTTTATTATATTGTTCACAGTTAAATTCAAAATAATTTATATAATTATTGCCAAATTCATCAATTAAAGCTGGCTTATTTCCTCCACCGTTTAACCAACATATCATTATTTTAAAAAAATTTTCAAGATAATTATTTACTCCTTTAATATCATTAACACAATTTTGTAAAAATCTTAGTCTTAATTCTCTCTTTTCACTTTTATCATCTTTTGTAGTTGAACCTATCATTTCTAATTCATGAATATATTTATCTATAGGAGTTTGTATACCAAAATATATAGAATTATTAATTTTTTCAGCACCAAATTGATTACTATATGATGTAATTGTTAAATCTAAAAATTCTCCAGATTCCATATTATATATTAATGAGACATTTATTTTCATTGGTAATTTTATTTATTACACTTTTTTTATTAGGCGCTCTGTGATTATATCCATTCACTCTTTCATATTCAATAACTTCCCATATATTTTTAATATTATCTACAATACTATTAAACCATAACTTATTTCTTAAAACTAAAACATTACTGAATTTTTCAAGTTTCCAATAAATATTTTGTATCCATTCTTTGTCCATATTTTTATCCAGTACCTCATTTTCCCATTTTTTATATTCTTCTTCGTCTATATTAAAAGGCGCATATTCATATGATAAATTTTCGTCTTGACAAAATAAAAGTATAATGCCTTTATATTTGTTGTCTTTAGTTAAATTAAAACACCCATCCGCAATATAATCATTATAAGAATCATACTCCACAAATTGTGTTTCTAAAAAATCACATTCATTTAAATCACATGTTTCCATTTGTATTTGCATTTGTATCCAATACTCCATCTTTGGAATACCATCTATAACTCTATTTACAATATTTTTTATTTCTAGCATCCTACCAAATCTATTATTTGTTTTATCTATATTTATACCATCAGGAGATGCTCCTATAAAATTATATTTATGATGCTGTATACAACCAAAATCACCAACTTTTGTATTATAAAGATATTCATATAATTGAACTGAAATTGGCTCATATTTTTGTCCCCAGTGTAGTGGTGAACTTAAACTAGTTTTACCTGGAATAACATATGGTTCACATTTTTCATATATCAATTGGTTACGTGTAGAGTCACTTTTGAAAATTTTCCAAACTGAACTAGCAGTAATTAAGTTATGTCTAAATAGATACCAATCATGTGTTCTTTGTTCTGGTTGAGGTATGGAAGATAAATAATCTATATTTTTGCTAATGTTTTGAATAAAAATATTATCTCTCTTAATATTTCGTATAAAACTGCTAGCGTATGACCTAGGAGGGATATATGTAGAATATATTTTTAGTAAATTTTTTTTTATAAGTTTTTTAATTTTAATCTCTACAATTGGATATATACTACAATTTTTTGAAAAAACTTCATCAATATTAATATCTAATAGTTCATACACGTTTTCTATAATTTCTTTATTAAAGTTATAATAAATTATATCAGATATATTATTATCTATATACTCTTTAACAAGGCAGTAAATACTCGTATTTAAATCATCTAATTCATATTTATTAAATAAGACTAGTTTATCTAATACCTCCTGTAGATTATCAATAATATTTACATAATAATTATTTGTCATTTATATTAATAAATAATATCTATTAATATCAATTTTTTATTTATTACTATTATTACCATTATTACCATTATTACTTATATTATCATTATTACTAATATTACTATTATTACTAGATTTCTTGTTATTTCTTACCGTATTATTTTTTTTAGTTGGACCAAGTGATTTACTAGTAGAAACATGTTGTGATGTTTTTTTAAGAGAAAACTTTCTAGTGTTGTTATTAAAATGAAGATTAGGAATTGAATCTACTTTACCTGTTTCTTTCTCATAAATAACGTCTTTATTCTTTAACAAATTTTTTTTATCTAGTAAATCACTAATATATTTTTTTAAAAGTAACTTTTCACTTTCATTTAAATTATGTTTATTTGATAATGTAGTTTCTATAAATGTATTTATCTTTTCCATTTTTATTGTTTTATCTAATTTATTCCATGTTTCCTTTTTAAAATTGTTACATTCACTATCTAATATTATATCAATATTTGATATTTCTTTAACTATAGTATTTATTGTCTTTTTATTCAGATTTTCTTTTAATAACATCGATTTATAGTTAATACTCTTTAGTTGATAACATTCATCATTAGGCATATTATATTATAATATGTTATAAATTTTAACCTTTTTTATATTTTATATATTTTTATATATTTTATATATTTTATATATCTATTAACTAATGAAAAAAATCGAAATGATAGGAAAACATCAATCAGATGTCATAAATAAATGCAAAGACCCTAATTATATAGCACTGAGAAACAATATGTTAAAATATCCAGATTTTTTATTTACATATGCATATCAATTAGAATTAATCAATAAATTATATTTAAATGAAAACTTCCAATTTAAAAATGAAATGTTAAAAGAAATAGATAAAAAAGTTAAAAGTTATATTAAACAAGATATCATTAAAAATAAATTCACTAATGATAATATAACAACTGAAACTACTATTGAAAAATTAGTTTCTTGTAAATTAAAATGCTACTATTGTAAAAATGAAATGAATATATTTTATAAAAATGTTCGTGAAAATAATCAATGGACTCTAGATAGAATTGATAATACAATAAGTCATAAATCTAATAATGTTATTGTAAGTTGTCTAAAATGTAATTTAGAGAGAAGAACTCAAGATAAAAATAAGTTTTATTTTACAAAACAATTGAAAATAGTTAAGACTGACTAATTGATTGATATTCATTTCTTTGTGTTTTTCAAATTTTTTAATTATATATATATAATGACAAAATTTGATTATTCTATAAATCCTTATAATACTTTTGGTACATTTACATCTATACAACGCAATGCATATTTAACATCATCAGTTGGAATTGCTGTAGCTGCATTTAGCAAAACATTTAAAACACATAAAAAAAAATTAGCAATTTTATCAATTATTATAATATTTTACAGTTCTTTTTATGGAATCAAAAATGCACTAGATTTTTCTAAGTATATAGAATTATTTGATAGTAATATTGATGAATTTGATAGTTTTACAAATCAACAAATACAATCTTGGAAGGTTTGGATAATATATGGATATATTTATTCTATTTTATCACTTGTACTAGTAATTTTATTAATTTTTAGATAAAAATATATACTATTATATATAATGAAAAAATCAGAAAAAAATTTAAAATTAAGAAAAAAAAGTGAAAATAGTGAAACAAGAAAAATAAAAAAAACTACAAAAAAAACTCCCGCTGAAGTAACTGATAGTTTTATAAATGCTGTTACAAAATCTAATAATCCTAAAGAAACACAAAAATTATTTTGTAAAAATGGAATATTAATTGGCACTCTATCAAGAATTACACGTAGAAATATGGATAAATATAATATTGAAGATTATTTTAACTATTTTGCCAAATTAAAAGGTATAAAGGTAGTATCAAAAAAATATGATATACAAAAAGTTCAAGATAATATATATTTAAACCATGCAACTATTAATTGGAAATGGGATTCTATTAAAAAACCAGTTACAGCTAGAATGACATTTTTAATAAAAGGAAATTGTATTTATTTATTACATTCTAGTTCAATGCCACCTTTTAGTAAAAAAGTAAGATAGTAAAAAGTTAAAATTTGAAAAAATTATATATCAATTCGCATTTGTATTGCATATTTTTTAAAATTATTTTTTTCATAAAACGGTACTAAGTCTTCTGTACAATTCAAAATTATTTTATAGCACATTCTATCTTTCGCTTTTTGCTTTAAAAAATTTATTAATAAATTAGCAATTCCCTTATTTCTATGTTCTTTATCAACTACAAGGTCTTCAATATGTGCTACATTAGCTCCATTATGTATAATTTTTCTCTCTATAATAATAGTTGCCATTCCTATTATTTTATTATTGTGCATACAAAGATAAATTTCATGATTTTTATTTAAATTATATATAATGTCTAAAAATCGTTCTACTGGAAGTGGTGGACATGATGACAATTGGTTTAAAAGTTCTAAAATTTGTTGATATTTATCAGCATGTATTTTTATATTTTCAATATAATATATTTCACTATTTTTCATTTACTTTAAAATAAAAAATAGTTTTTAATATTTTTAATATTTTAATATTTCAATAATGCAAGTTATAAGATGGAGTAATGGGGAAGAATATAAATGGTCAAAAAAAGAAGATAAACCTATTTTAAATTCAAATAATGAAATTATAAAAAATTTGACAATTAGAAGTGAACAACCTATTCAAAAAAAGAAAGATAAAGAATATTTTTTTAAAAAAGCTGAATTAGAATCGAGAGAAATGATGGTTCAAACATATGTAAATCCATTTTTAAACAAAAAATTTAGAGAAGTTGTTGAAGACCAAGAAAAGTTCCTAAGACCAAAAAATTCTTTATTTGATAATTTAAATAAATAAGTATTTAAAAGTTATCTTTAATTAGATAATTAAAATGACTTATGTAAAACAAAATGATTTATTATTAAATAAACTTATGAATTATTATAATAAAGATAATTCACTTAATAAAATGTTAAGCATAATTAATGGTACATCAAGAATTTCACTAAGAATTGTTGATTGGTTTGCTACTAATTACGCAAAAAAAAACTATACAATTTACAATATCGATGATAGTAAAAGATTTAAAGTTTATGTTGATTATAAATTGAATTTAAAAGCTTATTCTAAAAAAAGATTTGACCCATTTTGTAGATGGGAAAGAATTACTATACCATATGAAAATGATAAATTTATACAAACTACTATTGGTCAACTAAATTTTTTTAAATGGGCATTAGAAAACAAGGTAATTGAATACATAGAAAATAATTATAGTGAAATTGAAAATGATATGAATTCCAGAAATAGCACTTCAAAAAAAAATAATTCATTACAACAAAAAACTAGAAAGAAGAGAGAAGAATTGTCAATAAGTGCGAGTAGAAGTATAAAGAGAGAAAATATAGAAATAACAGTTGAATTTACATAAAAATTCAATTTACTGTAATTTTAAATTTAAAAATATAAAATTACAGTAAATATAAGTATGACAGATATTATTAAATTAGCTATTCGTATCCTTTCAGATTTATGGCTACCTAAAAATAAAATTATTTATTGTTTTGCCCATAATGATTTAAATATTAGAACAATGGCAATGGCTATAAATAAAAATTGCCAGGATTACTCTTCAATTTATATTTTAAAAAATAATAAGTCTATGTCTGGAGTTAGTAATTACCAAGATGTTAATAATATCTATTCTAAATTTGATATCAAAGCTAATTTTATAAATTATGAACACTCATTTATTAATACTAGAATAGAATCTGAAGAAATAATCAAATGGGCTCAAAAAAACAATATAACTGAACTAATTATTTGCGCACCTCCCTTCCATATTTTAAGAGCTTTTATGACATTGATTTCAGCATCAATAGATCTAAATTATTATATTAAAATTTATTGTTTAACGGGTATTGTAGATAATTGGAGAGAAAATACTATTTCACATCAAGGTAACAGTAATATGTCTTTTAATGATTTTATTGAATCAGAACTAAAGAGAATTGAGACATATACAAAAAAAGGAGATATTAAAGAAACAAATAAAATTTGGGAGTATTTAAAAAATAGATAGTTAAATAATTAAATAATTAAATTATTTAAATATTTAAATTAATAATTAAATAATTAAATAATTAAATAATTAAATGGGAAATATTTTATCAATATCGAATAATAATCTATCAAATATTTCTTTAATAAATTTCGAAAAATTAATAAGCACAATAAAGAATTGTGATGGTATAATTATAAATACTCTTGATATAAATATTCAAGATTGTTTAATTAGTGGAACAATACCATGTGATAAAGAGTGTGATTTAATAAACAGTTATATATCTAAAAATAAAAATGTAAAAATAATAATTTATGGTAAAAATGCATCAGATATATCAACATTTAAAAAATATTTACAATTAATTAATCTAGGTTTTACTAATGTTAGTATTTATACTGGAGGTATGTTTGAATGGTTACTTTTACAAGAAGTATATGGTAATGAAGACTTTACTACTAGTTCAGTTGAGCTTGATATATTAAAGTATAGATAGTAAATTTAAATGTCTAAACTTTTAATTTTCCCATTTTATTAATGGCTAAATTAGCTAATCGGTCAGCCTCACTATTTTCTTCCCTTGGAATGTGATAAATTTCATATTCATCAAATTTACTTAATTCATCATTTACTTTATTGAATAAACCAATTAAATTTTGTGATTGGATATTATATTCTTTTTTAATTTGTTTAACAACTAGATTAGAATCACCTTTAATAATAATTTTCTTAATATTAAGAGCATTACATTTTACAAGTCCAATAAGCAAAGCACTATATTCTGCAAAATTATTTGTATTGTTATTAGAAACGTAATGCTTTTCTTCGTGAAAAACTTCATTGTTTTTCCATATTACATACCCGGCACCACATCTTCCAGGATTTCCTCTTGAGGCTCCATCAAAAGTTAATGTGTAATTATCTATAAATAGATTAACTCTTTCAAGCCATTCTTTTGTAATATTATTATTAATTTCTACATCAACGTTACCATCTATAACTAATTTATTAGAACTTTCAAGCCAAGCGTCGTGATAGTCATCACATTTTTGTAAATATTGAAGTGGAATTGTTTCACCATCTCGTTTTCTTTTAATAATACGTGCACTAGCTGTTTCTGGTCTTGTTTTAATATAAATATAATCTATTTTTGGAAAAATATCAATAAATTCATTGAACCATTTATTATAAATTTGATAATCAATTTCATTAATTTTTTTATCATCGTATAACATTTTACAAAATACATTTTTATCTGTCAGTAAACATCTTTCTGTAAAAATAATATCATAAGAGTTTTCATAAAAGGCTTTTTTTAAAACTGATAAACGAGAAATATAGGCCATCATTTGAAATGAAAAGGCGTATTTGTCTGGATTAGCATAAAAACACTCAATTACTGACTTATTATTTTCATCTTTAATTTGTGTCCATTGGTCAACTGGTTCTTGCAAAAAGCAAATTTTTAGATTTTTTGAATTTTCTGTGCTTAAATAATATGTTTTTAACATCTCTACAAAAGTAGATTTACCAGAACCAATATTTCCTTCAATCGAAATTATTCTTGTTATTTTACTGTTTGTATTCATTATCTTAAATATATTTTTGAAATAATATTTAATTTCAATTTTAAAAAATATATAAGAAATATTTTTCAAATAAATCTAATAAATATTCTTTTACTCTTAAGAAGAATGAACTACAATATATTAAGAATAAACTACTAGAAAAAATTAATTTTTTATCAAATTCAGAAATTTTATTATTTTCAATAAATGGATTAAATTTAAATATTAAAATTATAGCTATATATAACTTTAAAAAATTATATAATTTATCTAAGTATTTTGGTGCTAATACAGAAAATCCGGTTATTACTAAAAAGATTAGTATATAAGAAGCGTATATTAAATAATTATATATATTTTCATGTATTTTGTACATATATATTCTATAAATTATTACTAGATTATTAATTTATGTATGTATAATATTATAAATTCATAAATTATTAATACTTTTAAAACAATATATTTTCTAAAATTTCTAATTGATTTTTTATTTCTAAATATGATTTATTTATAATTCTATCAAATTTTAAAAATTCTATTTGTTCTTTTGTTAAATTTTTAGCTTTGCTTTTTTTTGTATATCTATTTGTATCATTTGTACCACCGATTTGCATTTTTTTCTCTCTTCTACTTTTTTTTGCTTTTCTTTTTTTCCGAACAGTTTTTACCATACTAAATTAATACTATATATATTTAAAATATAATTATTACTATAATTTATATTAATGAATTATAAAATTAGTTGTAGTTTTGGTGAAATAATAGATAAGTACTGTATTTTAAAAATAAAAAAGAATAAAACAGATGATAAAAATAAATTATATAATATTAATAACGAAATTAATATAATTAAAAAAGAATATCCAATAGTAACAAATGAAGAAAATTTATTGTTTCTAGAATTATATAAGATAAATTCTAGATTATGGATATTAGAAGACCTTATACGTTATAAAAGTAGTATAAAAGAATTTGATAAACAATATATTAAATGTGCTGAATCAATACATATAGAGAATGACAAACGTGCTGCTATCAAAAAAAAAATAAATGTTCAGTTTAATTCATTAATAGTAGAAGAAAAGATTTACAATAATAATCCAAATCTCTCAACTGAGCCAACACAGCCAACCCAACAAGATATTATAGAAATGGAGAAAGGAAAAAAAATGTATTCAATTGCTAACTATACCGAATCCATGGACATTCTACAGAAACTAATTTTAAAATTTGAAAATTATAAAAAATATGATAATTTTTTTGTAGATTTACTTTTTTCATACGAAACTATTTGTGGTATCTATAATAAAAAGACACCTTATTTCCAAACAATTAAAAATATTATGAATATTTTATCAGAATTGGATCTGTATGATGAACTAAAAAATTATTGTAAACATCAATTTCTTTATATAGCTTTAAAGAAACTATTATATGAAAAAGCATATCCTTATCTAAATACATTTAACAACATAACAGGTCCCAATGTTAACAAGGATAATATGTCTTTTTTCAAAAAAGATGATAATGATAAAATACTTTTGATTTACGAAGGCGGCGGTATTGGAGATATAATAATGTTTTCAAGAATGATTCCCGAATTGTGCAAACAATATTCTAATAATAAAATTTATTTTTTAATACCAAATAAGTTATTATGGATATATCAAGATATTTTCAAAAATTTAAATAACCTCAAATTATTTACTCATGAAAAAGTAAATTTAATGGGTTATTTTGATTATCATTGTAATTTGCCTATGCTTTTAAAACATTTGTCCTATACATATGAAAATATTACTTTTGAACCATTACTTACTAACTTAACTTTACCTTTACCAATCAGTAATTACACAAACCAAATTTTAAAAAATATAAAAGAATCTGATAAAAAATCTTATATTTTTAACTGGAAAGGTAATTCAAAAAATAATCACGAAAAATATAACAGAGGTATGACACTAGAAAATGCAATACCTCTATTTAAAATGAATATTAACTGGATAATAATAACAATAGATTTATCAGATTATGAAAAAAAAATATTATCTGATTATGATATTAAATATTATGGCGATAAAATAGATAAAGAATATTCATTTTCTGATACCATGATTTTATGTAAAAATGTTGAAGCTGTATTTTCAACAGATACTAGTATTCTTCATATAGCAGCTAATTTAGATATACCTACATATGCTTTGTTAACACTTGGATGTGAATGGAGGTGGACAACTGGTAATAATACTAATTGGTACCCAAAAGTAAAATTTTTAAAACAAAAAGAACAAGGTAAATGGGATACTGTTATCGAGAAAATAATATCTATAATTTCTTAATTTTAATTTTAATAATTTTAATTTAATAATTTTAATTTAATAATTTTTATTTAATAATTTTAATTTAATAATTTTAGATATTATTAGCATCACCACCTCGAAGGCGAAGAACAAGATGAAGTGTGCTTTCTTTCTGAATATTATAATCACTCAAAGTGCGACCATCTTCTAACTGTTTTCCAGCAAAAATAAGACGCTGCTGGTCTGGTGGAATTCCCTCTTTATCTTGAATTTTTGCTTTTACATTATCAATTGAATCACTTGGTTCAACCTCAAGAGTTATAGTCTTTCCTGTTAGTGTCTTGACAAAAATCTGCATTCTATATTATTAGTATACATTATATTTAAATCTATTTTAAAAATAAATTATATAGTAAATAATATATAGTAATTATGAATATACTAGAGTCAAAAGGTAGACATATTTATACATTAATTCTTTTACATGGTATGTATAAAAATCATGAATCTTTGCTTGAAACTAGTAAATATATCCAAGAAAGATTAAATAATGTTAAAATAATATTACCTGATGCTCCTAAAATTACTGTTAATTGGCCTACAGGCGATGAATATAATATTAGTTCCTGGTATAATTACTATACTAGAAAAGATGGGTTAATGGATTATGATGAAATAGATAAAAAGGATTTTAATAAACAAATTAAAAGAATTAGTAAATTAATAAAAGATGAAATTGATATATTAAAAGGAAAGAGCGAGAGAATAATATTGGGAGGTATATCACAAGGTGGAACTATAGCATTACACGTTGCTTTAACCCTTCCATTTAAAATTAAAAGTGTACTAGGTATTCATACATTATTTTTAAAAGATATGATTAAAAATTATGAAAAATTAAATGATATACCAATATATTTATTTTCTGGTAGAAATGATAAAATATATAATATAAAATTACAAGAACAATCTAACGATATATTATTAAAAAATAATTACCTAATTAAATGGCACATAGAGAATAATTTACAACATTGTGAATATAGTGAAAAAGAAATAGAATTTATAATTAATTCTATTATATCAATAAAATAATTTCTCTGTATTATTTATATGTTTACTAAGAAAGTAGGACGTGGAAAACGTAAACAAAATAAACAAAATAAACAAACTAAACAATCAAAACCTGATAAAGGAAATAAGTTTTCAAAAAGAACTCAAAAATTATTGGAAAAAAGTCGTCGCAAAAAAAGAGGTGGATGACAATTAAATTAGTAACTTTTATTGATACGTGACAACAAATAGTAATATTACTTGATATGAAGATAAGAAAACAAATATATAAAATATAATTTTCTTATTTGAGAAAAAAGTAAATTAAGCATTACTATTAAATTTTATTAAAAAAAAAATTGAAAAAATATAAAAAGATTTTGATGTCTACAATTATATCTAAAAATGAATACAGTAGTTCAGGAAATAGTAGCAATTATTGATAGATCTGGTTCAATGTATGGTAAAGAGGAAGATACAATAGGTGGTATAAATACTATGATAAATGAATTAAAATCTAAAAAGTATGAAAATGAGAAAATTTTTGTTTCTATTAAATTCTTTGATCATGAACAGAAACTTGCATATAATCGTGTGAATATAGATAAAATGAACCTACTAAATTCTGAAGAATTGAGACCACGTGGACCAACAGCTATTTTAGATGCACTTGGAGACACATTATCATTTTATATTGAAAAGAAAATAAAAAATCAAGATGCATTTAGTTCTTGTATTGTATATGTAGCTACAGATGGATGTGAAAATGCTAGTAAGAGATATAATAAAGAAACTATAAAAGGAATAATTTCAAATGCTGAAACTAATTATAATATTAATATTATGTACCTTGGTGCTAATCAAGATGCTATTTTAGAGGCTGCTAATATTGGAATTAATTCTAACTTAGCAATTAATTATAGTGAAAATAAAGATAATGTTAATTCTGTTTTTAGAAGTGTAGCTAGAGTAGCATCTAGTGCTATAAGAGATAATGAACAATTATCTTTTACACAAGAAGAAAGGAATAATAGTGAAAAGCCCATATCTTTTGAAGATATTCAACCACCATTAATTACAAGACAAACTAATTTACAAAGTAATACTTCTTTATTTTAAAAATAAATATTAGATTATAAATTATAAATTTAATATTTATTTTTTAATTTTTAAATTTTATTTTTTATTTTTTTTCTTGTTAAAAAAGCTTAGTTGGAATAAGCTAAGCCACCCATACCGGACATGATACGGAGGACATTGTAGTTAGTGGCGTATACACGAACTTTAGCAGTGTTTGTACCCTCAACTGTAGCATTTGATAATACAAGCTGAAGTGTAGCATTGTCAATGCGTGAGAAATTGCATGTGCCGGATGGCTGGTGTTCCTCAGGGCGAAGAGCAAATGAATAAACATTGATACCAGTGTTAGGGTTGCGTGTGTGGTGCTGGTATGGCTGTACTAGGTCAAAGTATGAACCTTCACGCTCTGAGAAACGGTCCTGACCATTGAGCTGTAATTTAGCTGTAACAACGGGATTTTCACCCCAGCAATGTAAGTCAAGTGATGTCTCATATAGAACGTATGTACCAGCATCAGATACACCAGAGTCACCTGGAACCTGGTCTTCTTCAAGTTGTGTGCCTATTTGACCTACATAATTATCGTCACTATTGGGTGAACCTGAATTAAATCTAGGATTTTGTGCTGAACCAAATGAATAAGGGTACCCATCAGAAGCTTCAAAATAATTCGCGCCAGCATCATCTAATAAACCTGCACTTGTAATGAAAGCATTACTGCCGAATATAGCTCCTGGTCCTCCGTATGAATGAACAGCATTGGGAAGTACGTCAATTGCATCAGTGTAATTGAAAGGCTGAGCACCAAGAACACTGTTTAATGTTGTTCCACATTCAAGTGAAGCACAGTAGTCAACATTGGCGTCGGGCTGAACAACCCAGATAAGCTGTTTGCAAGGGTGATTGAAGTTAAGTTTAATTTTGTTAGATGATGAACCAACTGATTCATCACCAGTGAACTGAAGCTGCTCAATTAAATATTCATGAGGGTTCTGTGCCATACGTCTACGCTCATCAGTGTCTAAGAAAACATAATCGACATATAATGATGCAGCAACTAATGATTGCTGATAGGCAGCAGTTACTTTTCCTACAGTACCACTGGTACAAACTGAACTGTCAAGTGAGGTCATAGCCCATAGGCACTCATCAATTGGACGAAGATCTAAGTTAATACGAATTTCGTGGTACTGAAGAGCAATTAAAGGTAAAGCTAAACCAGGATTGCGGCAATACCAGAACTGGAATGGAACGTAGAGTGTAGTCTCAGGAAGTGCATTACGAGGAGCACATACCTGACGAGGTGCGTTTGTAGCACAAGGACCATCAACAGGAGCAAAGTTGGGGTCTGTAATGAATGTAAGCTGTGTTGTGTTACCAACCATCTTGTGGTAGCCACGCTGCTGTTCAGCTGTCATTGTAAGCTGATTCCAGATATGCATCCAATCACCATACTGACGGTCAATACGCTGACCACCAATCTCAACTTCAACCTGTGAGATTAACTGCTCACCAGGGAAGTCTAACCAACGTGCATATACACCTTGGTTAGCGCTTGGACCAGCGTTTTGGTTGGACAATGCCTGGTCAATCTGGGGTAATGTAACCTGTAAGTATGTACGGTAAGCTAAATCACCATTGCGGCTGATTGTGCATGTAACACGGCGACCGAAGTCAGCCTGACCATTGAATGTCTGTTCAATTGATTCCATAGCGAAGTTAGTGTGACGACGGTAGGTAACTTTCCAGAAGGTGATCTGGGGGTTACCAGTTAAGTAAACATCTTGAGCGCCATAGGCAACGAGTTGCATAAGTCCTCCTCCCATCTTTTATAATATTGCTAAAGAAAAAAAAATTATAATTTAATTAAAAATTAACTTAATTAATTAAATTATATAGAAACTATTTTTTAATTATCAATTGATAAATTCTTACTAATAAAGCTTTTTAAAGAATTTTCACTGTACTCTTCTCTCTTTCCTTCGATATTTTTTGTAAAAATATATTTATTTTCCAATTTTTTAACTTCCCATCCATTTTCTAATGAATTATAAATAAATATCATTTTGTAAGTATTGTAATTGTTTTTCATATTTAAATTAATATTTTCTACATTTATTTTAAAATCCATTTACATATATTTTAAGAAAAATTATAATATATCTTAATTTATTTATGCTAATTTTTAATTAAATAATATATTAATTATTATTTAATGCCAATTCATAGGGATAAAAATACCAAATCCTCTTTTGAAAAAAAAAAAGAAACATTTGACTCTAAACATGAGAGTTTTTTGGATAAATTTTTACAACAAGAAAATATAATTATACCAGAATTATATGTTAATAGAAAATTACTATATATTGAATTTAATTCTGCATTTATAAATATCGATGAAAAGATAGAAATAAAAGATATTATTAAAAATATAGATAAACAAATTATAGAATTAAAAGGTTCTAAAACAAAATATTTTTTAGATAATTCTAAATATATATTTGAATACTTTGAAAATAAAAAAAAAATATCTCAAGGTATAAATAATACTAAATCTATAGATAATTTCTTCTTCAAGAACAAAACATCTAATAAATCTACTTCTGAAAACAATAGTGATAATAATGTTCAAAAATATTTTACTAATATTGATAGTTCATACTATATATTAAGTGATTACGAAGAAAATTTTGATATATGTCAGGTTTGTAAAGAAGGTGAAATGATAACAATAGAAAGCGAAGGACTAAATGTTTGCAACAAATGTTTTGTTTGTTCTAAATTCTTAACTGATAATGAAAAACCTTCATATAAAGAACCTCCTAAAGAAGTTTGTTTTTATGCTTATAAAAGAATTAATCATTTTAGAGAGATATTGGCACAATTTCAAGCTAAAGAGACAACATTAATACCAGAACAAGTCATTGAAGATATAAAAAATCAAATAAAAAAAGAAAGATTAGAAATTGAAACTACAAGTAATAAAAGACTTAAAGAAGTACTAAAAAAACTTAAATATAATAAATATTATGAGCATATTCCTTTTATAAAAGATAAATTAGGTGTAAAACCACCTGTAATGTCTCCGGAATTAGAAGAGACACTTTGTAATCTTTTTATAGATATTCAAATACCTTATGCTAAATATTGTCCTCAGGAAAGAGTTAATTTTTTAAATTATTATTATACTATTTACAAATTATGTGAATTATTAGAACAAAATCAATTTTTGTCTTATTTTCCAATGTTAAAAGACAGAGAGAAACGTATGGAACAAGATGAAATATGGAAAAAAATATGTAATGAATTAGGATGGCATTTTATACCTACTCTCTAGAGCGAAAAAAAAAGATATTTAATTATCCAAAAAATTGATTTTTTTATAAAATATTTATTTTATCATATCTTAGAAGAGATGATAAATTATAAAATGTATTCACATATATTAGAATATATCCCTAAACATAATTTATCAATACAAGAAAATAAATTTATTAATAATGAACTTGTAAATGCTATTCAATTATTTTGTAGTAATCAATTGCAAATGAAAAATAAGTTTATTGTGTCACTATCTGGTGGCGTAGATTCTATGGTTTTAATCTTTATTATAAAATCACTAGGTTATACTGTTATTGGTGCGCATTTAAATTATAATAACAGAATAGAAACTATTGATGAGGAACAATTCTTAATAGATTTTTGCAGATTTAATGACATTAAATTACATATAGAAAGAGTTAGTCATGTCAAACGAGGAGAGATAAAAAGAGATAACTATGAAAAAATAACAAAAGATATTAGATTAAACTTTTATAAAACGGTTATGGAAATTGAAAAGTGTGATTCTATTTTACTCGCACACCATAAAGATGATATTATTGAAAATATATTCGCTAATTTATCTAGGGGTCGAAATATTTTAGACCTAGCAGTTATCAGGCAAAAAACAATAATTAATAATATAATTTTATATAGACCAATGATTGAATTTTATAAATCTTCTATATATGAATATGCTGAAAAATATCAAGTGCCATATTTTAAAGACACCACCCCGGATTGGTCTGTTAGAGGGAAATATAGAAATCAGATTTTACCTAAATTAGAGACTACATTTTCAAATGTAAAACAAAATTTATTGAATATAAGTAATCAATCTAATGATTGGAGTAGTATAATTAATAAAAAAATTATTGAACCATTTTTAGAAAATATTACAATGAGAGATAATAATATTGTAATATTTTCAGTAGAAAAATATTTAGATTACCCATTAACCTTTTGGCATACAATATTTATGTTTATATTTCATAAATATAGTAAAAAATGTCCATCTCACAAAAGTATAGATAATTTTATATTTATAATTAATAATAAAAATCATTGTAAAATAACACTTTCTAGTGATACAAATAGTTATTTAAAGAATAATATTGTAGAAATTAAATTTTTAATTAAAGAAAAAAATTGAAATTATTGAATACTTACAATATATTATTATAATGATTGAGTATCTTAAAGAATTTATGAATTATTTTAAAGAATTTATGAATTATCTTGGTAGATATAGATTAATTTATGATAGGCAAGATAATGAGCCCTACCTTGAAAGATATTATTTATTTTTGAAAGATAGAGAGAAATTTCCTTTTAACATATTTCTTCATAAATTTCTTAAATCTGATCCAGATGATTTACATGACCACCCATGGTGTTTCATTTCTTTGCCATTATATCCTGGTTACTGGGAATATTTAGATGGTAGAAAAGAACCCGTATGGAGAGGTCCATTTTCAATTCGATACGCTAATGAATTTACATATCATAGAGTTGAGCTACATAAAGATTATAATTATTGTTGGTCAATTTTTATTCCTGGTATACAAAAACGTGAATGGGGATTTAAAACTATTAATGGTTGGGTAAACAATAAACAGTATTTATCTTATCGAAAAAATGTTTAGATTCTACAAATTATATATAGATTACATAAAAATCTTGGAATTTATATCAATTAATTTTCCACTAGAAAGTTGAGGTATTTGTAAGAAATATGGTTTTAATAATTCTCTTATTTTCATAATAAGTTCCTTCCATGACAAATTTACATTGTATGGATTTGTTATAACAGTTAAAAACGCCCAAGTGATAGCTCCTTGAAATTTACCATTTATACTAGCATCACAACTTGTTTGTGAGTCTTTACATCCACTTATTAAATATATATTACCTTCTGTTTCTTTGCAGCTTCTATTGATAATAACCTCATCATAGTTGTTTGTTGTTAGATAATTATACTTAAAATCCATCATTGTTCCGCTATGACAACTATCGATTAAAATAAAAACAGTTACATCTTTTTTTAAATATTCATCTGTTATTTTTTTTAATTCATCATCTTTTATACATTTATCATCAATGCAATATAATAGTTCATCTAAACCATCTATCTCGTCTTTATTATAATCAATTGTATTTACACCATGACCAGAAAATGTAAAATACAATAAATCTCCAGATTTAGAATTAATTAGTAAATTTTTATATTCATTTAAAATATTATTTCTAGTAGGTCTGTTAATTGTGTCATCTGTTAACATACATATTTCATCGTCTTGAATATCGTGTTTTTTATTTAAAAAACTGCTCATAAATTTAGCATCATTTATACAACCATTTAATGAATGTGGTGTATTTTTATAATTAATTCCTACAATTAGAGCTTTATTACTTTTTTTGGCTATTATTCTATAATATTCAGCTAATTTCATTTCTTTTTGCTTCAACAATGTTTGGTATATTTTTTCAACATAATTTTTTAAATTATTTAAGTATCTTATTTTATTACTCCTGTAAGTATTTAATCTTATTATTTTATTATAATTAAATCTGTAAAAATTTATTAACTCTTTGTAGCTATTATCAAACTCTTCCAATATTTTTTCTTTAGAAATCATATATATTATATATTATAAAAATATATGATTCACATGTTAGGGAAATTGACTAAATTCGCATCAATACCAAAGCCTGAATCAAAAAGAACAATCATGGTTGAGGTAGCTAAGCAACTGTTTAAAATGCCAAAAAGAGCGTATAAGAAATAAATTTTATCAGTGTTCATTTTCTACTTTTTTTTCTCTTCCTCTAATTTTAATTTTAATTCTTCAATTTCAAAATTTGTATAATAATTTAGTGTAATTTTAATAACAGCTAAAACAGCAATAATTACTAGCTGTAAATAAGAACGTATAAAAAAGATTTTCATAACTTCAATTGGTAAAATTAAAGTTAATATAAATGCAGATACTTTTAAGATGTCTAATTTAATTAAATTCAAAGGATGATGATTGTTAGAGTCAGTTAAACTTATTAGAAAAGTTGTGACACTTCGTACTAATGTAACAAGTAGTACAATAAGAGATAAAATTATTATTAATATTTCTACATATTCAACTAATTCTTTTATACTATGGAATGTCCCTTTTTAACTTTTCATAATAAATTATATCTATAATATTTTTATTAAATCACAAATATTTTTAATAAAAATCTATTCTTAAAATAATTTTTTACATGTTAGGGAAATTTACTAAATTAGCTCCAATTCCAAAGCCTGCACCTGAACGAGCACTCATTGCTAAACTGGGTAAATATGTATCTAAGATACTGAATGTTGCCGCAGCAGTTAAAGCAATTAATAAGCACTCATCAAGTCTCAATTTTTTCTGTGGAATTACAAAAGCAGCTAACGCAACGATTAAACCCTCAACAAAGTATTTAAGGGCTCTTTTAACAAGTTCGCCAATGTCAAAATTCATATTATAAATAATGTATAGAAAAAAAATTAAATATTTAATAATGAAAAAACTTAAAAAATAAGTAATTATAATTTTATAAGAATGTCTAAAGATAGTTTTTTAAAAAAAAATGATCCTAAATATGTAGATTTACTTGAAGAAGATAATTTAGTTAGTGGACAAAAGTTTGTTTGTTTATCATTTGTTAGTCCAGAAAAAATCTTAAAAAAAAAGGAAATTTATATGTTCGATAAATTTTTAAGACAATATGATTTAGCTAAGTCACTAGAAAAATTTACACAATTTATGAGTTTTCTATCTTTCAAATATAAGCTAAATTTTGATGAATTAACTAAAGATTTACAAGAATTTACAGAAGAAGAAAAAGGTAATTTATATAACTTAAGTCTATATGATGAATATAAAACATATGTAGATAATAACGAAGATAAATTAGAAGAAGAATTTGCTAAAGATAATAATTTTCAAACAACAACCCGAGGTTTAAAAGTTAGAGGCTCATATCCATCTCAACAAGAAGCAGAAATAAGATGTAAAATGCTTAGAGAATTAGACCCATATCATGATGTTTTTGTGGGACCTGTTGGAACTTGGGTGCCTTGGGACCCTGAAGCATATAAAACAGGACGTGTAGAACATCTTGAGGAAGAGTTAAATGAATTAATGAATGAAAAACAAAAAAATGAAAAAGTTGCTAAACAAGAATTTGAAAAGAGAGTAAGAGAGAGTAAAAGAAAAGCAATTGAAGAAAATATTGAAAAAGCAATGCAAAGTGGTAATAAATTGAGTCAGACTATTAATGAAAATGATGAATTAATTAATATTAAAAATGTAAATACTACTGAAAATGTTTTAACTGGAAGCAATGAAGTCGTTACAACTGAGGATATTAAGAAAGAGTTATTTGAAGGTGAAAATATTGTTACAGATTTAAATACAGATAGAGGTTTAAGTGAATTAACTGAAATTAAAGAAGCTAAGAACAGTGTAGAAGAGGTAGAAGAGCAAGAACAGCAAGAAGAGCAAGAACAGCAAGAAGAGCAAGAAGAGCAAGAACAGCAAGAAGAGCAAGAACAGCAAGAAGAGCAACAAGAGCTAGAAGAAGATAGTGTGGTAGAAAATTTAAATACAGAACTTAAAGAAGAAATTGATGTACTTAATAATTTTGAAAAAACTAATTAGATTATATAGGTGAAGCACCTTCTAAATCAGGTAAAATAGCTTCTACGCGTGAAGTTATTTGTTTAGTTTGATAATTTGGTATTTCTTTCATATTATCAATCATTTCAAGTTCTAAATCTTTATAAGAATTGTTTTTTTGTATTTTTTTCTCAATTATATTTAAATTATTTTTTTCTTTTTCGGGAATTCTGTTTATTATTTCTTCATTAGTTATATTATTTCTTTCATATATAGTAAATAATACAATAGCGATACATATTATCAATAGAAAAATTAATAAAAACATAAATATTCTTATATATAAATATTTATTTTTAAAATTGAAATAAACATAATAAGATAAAGTCTAAATGATATGACACATAGAACATATTTGGGAAAAAGAGGATATTCTATATATAAAGAAAGTTTATCTATACATCAACAAGAATTTATTAGAAATGAATTAACCGTTAAACCATTTATTAGTGGTTCACCAATTCAAAATAATTCATATCCAATATACAAAGAATCAAGTAAAAAATTTTATCTACCAAGATACTTTGGAACTATGGAATTTGGAGAACCAAATGAATATAAAATATCTTATGGAGAGAAAATATTTATAAAATTTAATGGTGAATTGAGGGAATATCAAAATAATATTATAAATAAATACATGGAAAGTATAAAAAATGGTGGCTTTGGTGGTTTATTAGACTTATATACTGGTTCAGGAAAAACAGTTATGGCATTAAAGATATTGGAACTACTTTCAGTTAAATGTATAATTATAGTTCATAAAAGTTTTCTATTAAATCAGTGGATTGAGAGAATACAACAATTTTTGCCAGGTGCTAGAATAGGTAAAATACAAGGTCAAGTTCTAGATATAGAAGATAAAGATATAGTTATTGCTATGTTACAATCTATATCAATGAAAGAATATCCAGATGATTTATTTGATTCTTTTGGATTAACTATAATTGATGAGTGTCATCATATGAGTGCAGAAGTATTTTCAAAAGCACTAGAAAAAATTGTAACTAAATATAATTTAGGTTTGAGTGCAACAATGAATAGAAAAGATGGACTTACTAAAGTATTTAAATTATTTTTAGGTGATATAATTCACAAAGAGAAAAATCCTAATAATAGTTCTATATTAGTTAAAGCAGTAAATTTTAGTTGCAATGATGAAGAATTCAATACAATTGAATATGACCATCGTGGAAATGTGAAATATTCGACAATGATGACGAAACTTTGTAATTTTAATATAAGAACTGAATTAATTGTAGATATATTAGCTAATGAATTAAAAAATAATACTAACCAGCAGATAATGGTTTTAGCACAATATAAAAGTCCATTAACATATTTATATTCTGCTATTAATCATAAAAATATTGCCACAGTTGGATATTATATTGGAGGAATGAAAGACGCAGATTTAAAGTTAAGTGAAGGTAAACAAATTATTCTAGCAACATATGGGATGGCGTCAGAAGGTTTGGATATAAAAACATTAACAACGTTAATTATGGCTACACCACTAAGTGATGTTGAACAATCCGTAGGTAGAATTATGAGAAAAAAACATGAAAACCCATTAGTCATTGATATTATTGACCAACATCAAGTATTTAAAAAACAGTGGTATAAAAGAAAAAAATTTTATTTAAGTAAAAATTATACTGTAAAAATAACAAATGACTACAAAAAAGACATATGGAGTTACTTATCCAAAAAAGAAAAAAATAATGAATTAGAAAATCCTAATGATATTTCTTTTAATAAGTGTATGATTTCATTATAAATAATATTTATATATGAAATATCTTTAAAAAAGTTTTATCGATTTAAATACTAAAGGGTGTAAATTAACAACTCTCCAAATTTTTTATCTCTCTATATGATAATATTTTTAGACCTTTATCTGCTATAGCTAATGGTATCCATTTTCTAAATTTTTTAATAAATCTACAATTCATGTAGAGAGTTTTTTCTAAATCCACAAATTTATTTGGGTCTATATTTTCAAATTCCTCTTCACTATCACTCATCTCTAATAAATCTAAATTTTTATTTTCTCTTATATTTCTGAATAAATTATTCATCATAACACTTGTTTTATAATTTTGAATCAATAGATTACCATATTCACCATTTCTTGAAAATATTGTGTATACATCTTCTTCAATACTTGCTTTTACTTTAAATACACATTCTTTTTGTTCTTGAAATTTATTTAAAAAGAAACCATGACTTTTATAGCTATTACAATTAAAAATTCGTATACCTTTTATTTGATAATTTAAATTTTTTATTGAATTAAAACAATTACCTATTTTATTATCTATTATCGGTAATCCTAATACTATAGATTTATTTGTTAATAATTTTCGGTTTAGCTCTTTGTCAAAAATAAATTTTATACTTTCTAGTCTTTCATATATATTCTTCAAATTATGATTAATTATATTTCCTTTATAGAAATATATATCTTCACAAGTCATATGTCTAATTTTATCCAATAAAAATACTGTTCCATACAAAATAGTTCCATATGATAATTCTTTATTATATGATAAATGTATATCTTCAACACTACTAACTAAATTATATTTATTTAGATATATTAATATACATTTATTAACATTACTAATTCTTGTAAACCAAAGCAAAACATTATTGCCTTTTGGTATAAGTAAATACATATCACTATGAACTTTATTATGGATTATTTTATCATAAAAAAGTTCTAGGTTGGGTAAATTTTTTGAAACATGATTTTTTATACTTCTATCATCAAACATATTATTAATAATATATAGTATTAATTTATCTTAATATTGTTTTAATATTATTTATTTATTTTACAAAATAAATAATCTAAAAATATTATTATTAAAAATTATATACAGAATCACTTATACATACTTCTTTATTATTATTAAAAAATAATATAGATTTTGAAATAAAATTTATTAATAATCAAATTGTAATATTTATAAAAAATGGTGGACATATATACGCAGATAAAAGAATAGTATTAGGACATATAGGCTCACATATATATGGTTCACTAATTAAATCTTAAATAATTTAATAATTTAATAATTTAAAAAATGTTAAAAATTATTAGGAGAATATACAGTATCCCATGTTGTAGTTCCTTTTCCTAATTTTTCATTTTTAAGGTCATTAAAAAAATTTTTAAGTTCACTTTTCATATCTTCTGCATTTAAGTTATTATTTTCTATATATGATTGATTATCTTCTATATTTTTACTACTATTAATAGTATTTTTTTCTAAATTATTGTTATTAGATTTAAGTGTACTTTCTATTTCAGTATACATTCTTTTAGGTTCATATATTAAATCTTTAACTTTAGGAACAGTTAATGTATCTTTCAAAAAATTTATTAGGTAATGAATAGTATATATTATTAAAAAAGAAAGAATGCTCCAAAAAATAATTAAAAATATCATTTAGAATTTATCTATATAAATAAAAATATTCTTAAATTGTAAAGTTTACGATATTTTAAACAGTAAACTTATTAGATTAAATAATTTATTTTTAATATAATCATCAAAAATATCATAATTACTTTCGAAATAAAAATCAATTATTTTATTATTTAAGTATTTAACAACTAAATACAATTCTTTATCATTATTATAATTAATTTTTTTTATAGTAATGTCTCTATCAATAAAGTTAAATGGAATACTTGAAACTTCATTTTTTCTAATATTACTTTTATCTATTAAAATTTTTAAATTATTATAAGTTATATTTTCAATTGGGCTATCCTCAATTGATAATTTAAATATCTTGTTGTTTTGAATATTGTAAAAATTTGTATTTGTATATATCTCTCTATATTTAAATATTGTATAATTACTATCTAAATTACTAATTTTTTCTTCTATATTTCTAATATCTATATTACTTATAAAAATTTTCATCTTTATATTATAAATAAAAACTATTTAAACTGATTAAATTAAACTATTATTATATGACTAAAGTGTTAAAGATATTTAAAAATGGTACTACAAATTTGACTACTTTAAAAACTTTAGATGAACTTTATAAAAAGTTGTGGATTTCGTAAGAGTGAAGATTTCAATTAATTAAAACTTTTGAAAATAATAATTATTTTTTTGAATTTGGGGTAGAATATCTGGAAAAAATGAGGCAAAAATATTTATCGATTTTTTAATGATAAAAAAATAGAT